GTTAAAGTTTTCTCGTACTTCTTATAATCTTTATGATTTTGACCGTGTAAAAGTCTAAAAAGTTCTTTCCATTCTTGTTCTTCAATTTGACGAGCACGATCATAAACTTTACGGTTATGTTTCTTTTCGGCTGGAGTATCATGGTCAACAAGTCGAGAATAGCCAGGTTTGTCTGGTACATCTTCAAATTCCCATTCATGATGAACAATCTCTCCTAATTCTGCTTCAGCCATTTCAATATAATTGCTTTGATTATATGTCTTAATGATTTCAACAGCTCTTTTCATTGCAGCAACCTTTTTCATTCTTGGCAATTCAATCTCCATTCCATGTTTTTCAAGATTTTCGGCCATGTGAGTTAATCCAATCTCCATAAACATTAAAGTTCCATGATGATCCCACCAATAATAATTAGCTAAAGCTTTTCTAAAACGCCAAACATTTTTAATAAAACGTTTGATGTCATATCTAAAAAATGCATAAAACTTATAGATTCGGCTTTCATGCCAAATCAATCGTTTAAGACTCTTACTAAATGTATCTGCAAAGCTAACTTCCATAATTTTTAGTTTAAAAATGTTATTTCATTTGTTTCTGGGTCCCAATCAAATGTAACTGGTTTATTTACGTATTCGTATCGTTCATTTAGAATGGAAGCATTAAAGTAATGAGTTCCATTATGGAACTTGTAACCATATCCACCATGAATATGTCCGCATACATGTATTTTCGGAGGTTGTTCATCTAATTTTTCTCTTAATAAGGCACAGCCTAAATTTGGTTCATTATATGGAGGTCCACTCATATCTAAGTGACCTTGTGCTGGACCATGTGTGATTAAAATATCAGTGTCCTTTGGAATTGCTTCCCATTTTGACATTAGACCAGGTCCGCCTTTTGGTAAGTTAAATGCCCAATTGTAGAATTCTGGTTGCCAAGGACTACCGTAGATTTTAGCAGTTTTTACATTTGCAGCATGTGGATCGTCATCTCCAACTATAATCCAATCATCTTGTAAATAATCAATCCACTTATATGAATTAACGATTTCCATTGCTTGTTCTGGCTTATCTTCAAATTTTCTATCGTGATTTCCAGCAATAAAGACTTTATAGTCATATTGTTCTAATTCATTAAACCATTTACAAAAACTGGTAATGTCATTTGAATTATATCCTGAATTCATAAAGTCTCCAGCATGAATCAACAAGTCTCCACCTGGAAGATCTGTTTTATCCCACATAAGTTCATCATGCTTAGTGTGAGTATCTGATATTAAAGTTATTCTCATAATTATACTTATATTTTAGTTATATGTAGCTTTCCAAAAAAGTTTAAATATAACAAAATTCAATCAACTTTGGTGCTATAGTGTGAAAGTATGTATCGTCTTCACTATCAGCAACCTTAAGTAAATGGTCTATAATATCATGTACTTCAGTATCTTCATTGACAGGAGTGATTCCCATTATCTCAGAAAGATGCATCAATGGATCAATATGTCCATTGTACAGTGCTAAAACTGCAAATTGTCCGATTGTACTTTTTAATCTTTGTCCTACTATTAATGATGTTGCTCCCATAATTCTAATTTGATATGTAAATATAAACAATTATTTTCAAACGGTAAAACTTTTTTGTGATATTTTTTTGAATCAACGAAAATAAATAACAAAACCCTTAAAAATACTTTCTATCATCATGGCAAAAGGTTCTAAAGGCGGTGGTTCAAATTCAATGAAAGTTCAATTTGGAAAAAGAAAAAGCGGTAAAGCTTCTAAAGGTAAAAATAAACATGCCCGAAAAGTTAGTAAGTACCGTGGACAAGGTCGCTAAAAATTAAAAAAGCTCTTCTAAGAAGAGCTTTTTTTATCAAGTGGTGCCAGTTAATTTTAATCTATTTTGCTTCCGCAGTTTGGACAGAATTTCCAAGTTTGTTTCTTCATTCTAGTTCCACAATCAGAACAATAATTTCTAATATCTGAAACTTCGATTGGTTTATTAGATTCTGCCATAATTTTCATTGTAACAGTTTCGCATGGATAATTTTCAAAATCCATATCTATGGTTCCAAAATCTTGATTGGAACTTTCTCCCATTTCAACTCTTCCAGTTTCAAAACTTTTTAAACTTGCATTGTTAGTATAAGATACCGATCCAGCAATTGGTGCTGATCCAGTTGAACTAAAAAATGCAGTATTTGTACTGTAAGTAATTGGATTTCCTGTAGTACCAAAATAAGGGTACTGTGTTGTTGTGATAAAAGGTCCGCGAGGAATTGGGTAACTTGGGATTTGTTTGATTTTTTCTCTGTAGAAAATAACCTTTACAGATCCATTGTCTTCAATTGCTTTTAAAACTTCTTTGTTTTCACCGTCAACATCATAAGTTCTAAAAACGAATTTGTTGTTAGTGTCAATATAACGTTCTAAAAAGAAGTGTTGACCTGGTCTAAGAACTAGACCACTGTTTGAAATTACTTTACCATTCATCCAAATCTTTGCAAGAACTGGATATTGTTTTGGATTAAATAATTCGATTTGGAATTCGTCTTCATCTTTAAGATAAAATACGTCTTCGCTGTTGCCTTTATAGGCTTTTAGTCGGTTGTTTTTGACAGCAATAGCTGCCATTTTTTGTGTACTCATGTGATTTTCCTTTTTGTTTAAAACCCTTTTACTACCTTTATGATAGTTCCAAAGCCATTATTGACTCAGGGCCTCAAGTGTTTGGCACCACTTTTGCGGAAGATGTAGGATTCGAACCTACGGTACCTTGCAGTACAACAGTTTTCAAGACTGCCGCGATCGACCACTCTGCCAATCTTCCTAATATTTCTTATATAACCTTTTCAGAAATTGTTTAAATTATTGCATTTCGGTATCTACCTTTAAAACAATTCTATTCAACATAGATTCTAGTTGAGCAATTGTAATTGAAGGTTTCGAATCTGCTGGATTTGGTTTTCCAGCCGGTGCAGCAACTGCGCCTCCAGGTTTTTTAACTGGACTTGTATCTGGTACAGTTGATGTTACAGGTGCAGGAGGAGTAACAACAGATTTCTTAAATTCTTCGATCATCAATGTTAATTGTTTGATTGAATCGTTAAGTGCGGAACTCATTTGATTAATTGAACCAGCTCCTTTATAACCAGAAAGATATGCAAGTCCTTGGAACATATCACTTGTGAATTTCAAGTTAACTTTGTCAAATGAATTTAAGGTATCTTTAAGTCTACCCATATCATCAACGTACTTCTTGAAGTTATCTACAAATTTAACCCATGGATCAATATTCTCTGCAATTACCTTCATTTTATCTGCAACATTTCCTAATGCTATTGAAAATCCTATTTGTGCAGTATCATTACCAGCACTTGAAAGAGCACCAGTCATTCCACTAATAACTCCTTGGATTTTAGTATTTAATGCAGCTGGATCAACGTTAGTTTCCATAAATGTTTTAGCAGCATCGGCAATTTTCTTAATTGGATCTGCAAAACTTGTTACAACTTCAACACCATCTTCAATTTTAGAAGAACCAAACCAACCCCAATCACTTTGAGCATCTGGGTTATTACCAATCTCTCCCATTGTTTTAGTTAAACCAAGAACCATCATTCTAATGTTCTGTTCAACTTTAACAAATGTTTCAGGAGACATTGATTCATATCCTGAAATTTTACCATTTTTATAGATTGGAATCTTTAAGTCAGCAAATGCTTGTACTCCTTTTGCAATTTCAGCAAGAGCATCTCCCATTCCCATAACAGCTCCAATACCATCGGTTACAGCATTACCACCTCCACCAAAAATCATATTCATTAAACTCTTTTGACCACCGGGATATTGAAGTCCAATTTCACCAAATGTTCTACTTAAAGAGTCAACGATCATTTTAATATTAGCATCTAACTTAGGGAAAGTATCTGTACTAATTGTTGTATATCCAGTAATTTTAGTTCCTGTGTAAATTGGGAACTTTAGATTAGCCATTGCTTGAACTCCTCCGGCGATTGAAGTTAATACCTCTCCCATTCCCATAACTGATGAAATACCATCAGCTACTGCAGATTGAGGACCTCCTCCACCGAAGATTCTACTCATTAAACCATTACGACCACCTGGATATTTAGCTCCTAATTCACCAAATGTATTACTTAGTGAACCAACAATTAAATTGATATTATCATTAACCTTTTTGAATGTGTCACTAGATAGTGTAAAGTAACTTGTAATCTTAGTTCCTGTATAAACTGGGAACTTTAAGTCAGCCATTGCTTGTACACCTTGAGCAATAGAAGATAAAGCATCTCCCATTCCCATTACAGCATCGATACCATCTGCAACCGCAGATTGAGAACCTCCACCGAAAATACGGCTTAATACGCTTTTTCTACCTCCAGGAAATTGTTCACCAATTGCACCAAAGGCTCCAGCTAAAACAGTAACTAATTTACCAATTTGATTTGGTAAAGCGTCATAATCAATATTTAAATCTTGAACTTTTTTAATTCCATAAGCGACTGTTGCTAATGCAACTCCTACTAGAACCATTGCAGGTGCAGTAGCGTACATTGAAGCAATTGAAAGAGGATTAAGAGTAAATGAACGTGCGATTGATAACATCAACCACTCCATATTACTCATCATTCTTCCACCACCAAATCCCATAAATCCTTCAGTTTCATGTCCTGAATCTCCGAGCATTTTGCTCATATCAGCTGTACTAAATAACTTAGCCATTGCTGCTGCTCCTAAAGAAACAAATACTAATGCAAGTCCAGCAACAATCATTGCTGCAGCTCCTGCAAGTATAAAAGGTGCTGCAGCTCCAGCAAGTCCCATAACAAGACCAACTCCAGTAACTAATGCTCCAATTTGACCAATTGTAATCCAACCAGCTTCATCTGGAGTAATAGATGCTGCAAATATAGAAACTGCAACTCCTAATAATATAATTGGGATTGCAGCAAATATCATAACAAGAGAACCTAAAAGTATCTCTTTAGCAAATTTACCAGCTAACCAGAATACTACAGCAACACCAACAACCATTCCAGCAATCATTAACATTGTCATTGCGGGATCGTCCATTGCTTGATACATTGTATCTACTAATAAGAATGCAAGTCCTAATAAAACGATTGCTCCAGCAGCGAACATTAATCCAATACTGATTCGTTTCATAGATTTATCAATTCCCATTTTATCTAACAAAAAGAAGAGTCCTCCAATTGCTAATAATGAAATTACAATATATGGTAATGCAGACATTCCAGCTGGATAAATTACCGATGCTAGAACTAAAGCAACTCCAAATAATAAGATTGCTTTTGCAACATCACCCATTGCAATTAATGCCTGTTGTGTTTTTGGATCTGATAAAGGTTTTGATGCAAATTGTAAAACTTTTGCTATAATGAATAATGCCAATCCAAATAATGGAGCAGCTATCATACCAACTATTAATAGAGGTGTTGCTAAGAATAAATAACCGGCAAATTTAAGAATTGCTGGTCCAATTTTTGAAATAGCATCAATTGTTAAAACTAAAGCTTCTGCTTTTGCTTTAAATTCTTTACTATTCGATTTCATAGATTCGATGGCATCAACGATTGCTGCTAATCCTTTACCGATACCTTCAAGTCCTTTACCACCAACTATTTTTAGGGCAATTGCATTTCCAATACCCATTCCTCCTCCACCGCCAGAATTTCCACCGGATTGTTTACCAGAGTTTGCGGTATTTTTAGCAATGGTTTTTAATAATCGAACCATCTCTTCAACCTTACCAAATAGTATTCCACCCGGACTAACTGCTTCTGCAGTAATCTGGGTGGATGTACTAATATATGTAAGATTATCGACTGATAGTCGTTCAAATGGACTTTTAAAGATACTCAAAATCTATGAATCTTATTTTTTACTATATATCAAGCTTAGAACTTAGGAGTCTTGAAACTTGGTGTTTTGAATGATGGAGCTTTCATATTAGGCATTTTTGCTTTTGCCATTTTTTGAGGATCTCCATATTTCTCCATTGCACCTTCTTCTTGACCTTTTTGTCCGTCATTCTGTCTCTTAATATAGTCTGCAAGGTCTTTAACGATGTACCAATATTCGTAATAGTCAAGTCTATCGATCTCAGATGGTTGTAAATGCAGATGATACATGAGATAGAACTTCGTCTTAAAGAAGTTCTCCAGCGATATCTTGAACAACGAAAAGAGATTTGATCCCGTCACGAAAGCCGATAGTTACAAGGACCTCCTCATCCTCGTGTGGCACCAACATTTCAGGTTGTACCCCAATTCGCATTTTTTCTGCGAGTCTATATATTAATGAATACTTTTGTGTGTTCCAACTGTGGAACTCGATTTCACCTTTAAAGATTTTCTCATCATTAAATCCTCTCCAATCTAAAGTTAGGTAAGGAATGATTTGTAAATAAGATTGATCCCAAGCTTTTTTCTCAACTTGACGAACTTTAATGTAATTTGTTACTGATTCCATAACACCAATTGAAGGTGGTCTCATGTAAATTGTACCAAAGCTTTTAGTTTGAATTGCAAATGCGCGTTTTTCATCGTCATAATATTTTGCAATTTCATCTGGAATTTGAGACAATTGAAAATATCTAGCTGAAAGTTCAGCATCGAATTCTTCACCATCTTTAGTTGTTGCTTTGATAGTTAATTTAGATTCTGGTTCAGGGAATGTTAAGTCTCTGATTGATAATAGAATATAAATTCTATCCTCTTCTAAAATGTCTTTGTATGATAACACTTTTGCTCCGCACTGGAATCTAACACAGTTTTTTACAATGTGATTTAATTTGTCCTCAATATCTAATAAGTTACCTTCGTCGATTGTTGAGAAATGTCTTACTTCAGCAACTTGAGCTGGTCTAATTGCCATTTTTGCATCACTTGGATAGAATCTTCCACCTGATGGTAATCCAGTAATATCGATTGAATGATAACCTAAGTGTAAATCTGGATCTGCTGCAGTTTGTGTTGCATAACGGTCCATGTTTACTTTTCCTAAGTCAACTCTTTCTTCTACTTGATTTTCTTGAGCTTCTTTAGCTTCTACCATTTTACGGTACTGTTCTTCCATGTTTGTTTCGTCGTTTTGATTCTTGTTGTTTGCCATATTACTTTGATTTTAAGTGTTTAATGCGTGTTTTGTCCCATTCTTTACTTAATTCGGGACGTCTTTCAATTTCTCTTCTTATTAGTTCTCTAATAAATGCCGAAACCGAAATGGGTCTTTGTTCAGCTTCTAGTGCATCATTTAAAATGATTATATTTAGAGCTTGGACTTCTTCATCGGTAATTAGTACCTGAAGTTTCCTAGTTAGTTTGTTTGACATAGATTATCTTAATAATATATTATATATTCTTTACAAAAAGAAGGGATGACTCTCGCCATCCCTTTTGTAAAATTTAAATTATGCTAATACTTCTTTAAAAGTATCACACTTCCAAGTTACTTCAATAGTAGCAGGATCTGTTGAGTCATAACTTAATTCGTTAGTAAACGGTAATCCTGATTTAATAAAGCAATCTTCTAAAGTGATTGTTCTGTAAATATCTCCAGCTCTATTGAACTGAACGATAACTAAAGTTCCAGTGTAATCTTTCTTCAAACCCATTAAACCTGTTTGAGGATCGTATTGTAAATTATACCATTCTCTTAGAGTTTTATATAGGTAAGCTTGATTTGAATCGTTTAAGTTCAAAGAGAAATTGATATTGATGTCCAATGAAGTATTGTCCGGCATACCAGCGTAAGAACGAGTAGCGAATTTGTACTTTTGTTGAACTTCAGAAACTTCTCTATATAGATCCAAACCACCGATGCTATTAACGTGTTGTAATAACAATGGAGAACCTTTTACACCTGCAGGTGGAATAACGGTAACTTCAAAGAGGTTACTTTGTACCGGTTCCCATTGAGAACCTTTTCTGCTTGTCTGGTCTTGTGAATAATGTGGTAAAGCCATCTTGTTTTTTATTGTTTTTTTATATATCTAATTTTAGCTGAAGTTTCCAGTTTGGATTTCGCCAGTATTTAATACTGTAGTTCTATGAACAACGATTTCTAAACCTTTAACTGGTTCAACAAATGTATCTAAGATACCAATGTTGTTGTCGATAACTTCATTAGTGTTATTTGATTGATCGATAACGTTCTTAAAGTCATAAACACCTTGGTCTGCTTTAACTGATTCCATAAAGGCATCTGCTAAAGTTTTAATTTCCAATCTTGTTTGTGCTGTATTAAATTCAAAAACATAACCTTTAAGAATGTTAGCTAAACCTTCTTGGATGTGGATCAATACTTCTCTTACGTGCGCAGAAGAAAGTGCTGATTTAACTGATTGTTGACCAGTTTTATTTCCAAGGATAGTTAAACCTACTCCTCTTTGGAAAACGATTGGGTTGATACCAAATGGTTCGATTACGTCTCTATCGTTTTTATCAAAAGCGTATTCAACTCCAACAACTCCAGTTCCAGATACAACTCCTCTTCTTGGACCAGCAATAATTGACCAAGGTAATGCAGTTGAATATTTATCGATGTAGTTATTAGATACGTAAGCAGCTGGTGGTACAACTAAATCTTTTCCGTTCTCTCTGATTAATAAACCAGGTCCATAATAGAAACCATAGTTAGCTCCATCATTGATTGAAGGAAGTGTATAGAATGCAGTTGGATTTTTATCCAAGTTTCCACCATCTTTTAAATACATTGCGTCAAATGCTCCACTTCCATCAGTAAACGACGGGTTAGTTGATTTTTTGAAATCAGCAATTGTTGGTGCATTTAAGATAGCTGCAACATTTTGTCTTTCGTGTGCTAAATAAGAAAGTTCTTTCTTATTTTGTAAACCTTCAACAGTATCATAAGAACCGAAAGTATCAACGATATATCTGTAAAGAATTAAATCTTTGTCAGCTAATGCGTCAAATAAGTTAGTTCCACTAAGTGCTAATAAACAATCTGCGATTGATTTATCACCAACTAAAGCTTTAGATAAAATGAATGGTACATATACATCAGTTGCTTCTTCAAAAGAAACAATGTATTGACCACCAAAACTACTAGGAACGTTAGAGTCACAAGTTACTGTTACTACAGTGTTTGGACCTACAGTTGCTTTAGATACTGATTTAATTTTAGCAAGTCTTCCAGCAGTTGCAGAAGGAACATACATTCCTTTCTTAAGAGTTACAGTTGAAATACCAGAAGCATAAGTGAAAGTGAAAATACCACCACCTAAGTTTGCATAAGTTCCAGTAACGTTACCATTTCCTGCTGTATTTAATTCAACACCAGTATATGCAATAACTCTTTGTGTTGTAATTGTGTATTTTTTGAATGAAGTTAAACTTCCTAATGCTTGTTTAACAGCTCCATCACATGTGATAGTTGTTTTATCATTTGCAAAAGAAACTCCAGTTACTTCAACATATTCACCAGATGCCTGAGCTTCAACAAAATTACCAACAGCAATAGATGATGAAATATCAGCATGGTGTACGTATAATTTATTAACATCTCCACCAGTTCCAACTTCAGTTGCAGCAGCATTAAATACTCCGTAAGGAATATTTTGTCCAGCAGTTAATGAAGTATAAGAAGCAGCATGTACTGTTCCAGTTATAGTTAATTTAGTGTATGGTTCAGGACCATCAGTAGTAACATATTCAGATCCAGTAATAATACCCCAAGTTGATGTACCTGTTTTAAGATATTTTGAAGTTGTAAAATCACCAGATAAGTTAGTTGTAGAATAAATCTTCAATATTGAACCAGATGCAGTAATTCCAGATGCTGTTAAAGTAGGAACTACAATTAAACTAGTAACTGCTTGGTCAGTGTGACCTAATCCTGTAAGAGAAACTGTTGTACCAGCTGCTGGATTTAAGTTTTGGTCTACTAAATAAGATAATAACTCGTAGTTTTGATCTTTATCGTAAACGTGTCCAACTAAATCAACTTTAGTTCCTGTTTCATCTTGTACTTTGTCTTCATCAACAGCACAGAATAAACCTGTTCTTCTAGCTTCTCCATTGATGATTGTTTCAATGTATAAGTTTCTACCTTCAAGATCTTTAAAGTTAGGAATCAATGAACCAGTGTATTGAGCAATTAAAGATACTTGTCTCAAATTAGAGAAAGCAGATAATTGACCTTTTAATAAACCGTCAGTGTTAAAATAGTTTTTGTAAACTGGATCGGTTGCCAAAGTAGCAGGATCGAATTCGCCTTTGAAAACAAAAACGTCAATCATGAAATCTGACAAATAATCTTTATCATTTAAGAATGCAGGAACATTACCTTCACCATACCACTCTCTAGCGGTAGTTTCGAATGGAGCAACGTCTTGTGCCTTTCTTACAAAAATTGTAATTGGTTCTTGTTTGATGTTAATGAAATTAATCATTCGGTCGTTATCTGTACCAATTGTTGTGATAACGGCTTCATCGCTTGGGTACCAGAATTTATCAGTGTCGAAGAACTTAGTATATTCATCACTTCCTTTTTCAGAAATTGCAGTAAAATCGCTACCGTTGGTAACTGGTGCTGCATAACTGATTTCATCAGAAGATTCGAATGTTGCTAAATTTAAGGCAAGGATTGGACCTCTAGTAAGAGCTGCAAATGCAGATCTGTGGAAGAAGATACCCTTTTTCTCTAAGTTTCTATCAATACCGCCGAAGATTGCATTAAAATCTTCAACTGATTGAATGAACACTGGAGTATTATAAGGGCCCTTTTTAGAGTGACCAACTACCAATCTGATAGTCTCTGTAGCAAAGTTCGTTGTTTGTGATTTATCGAATTCTAATCGATAAACACCTGAACTCTTGAATTGCAATAATTGAGGACTTAGTGCCATGTTATTTTGATCTTTTTTTCTTTATTCTATATATCTGTTTCTATCTCTGATTTTATTAACTTAATAAATCATAGATGTCATATTGCAAGTCTCCTTGTGATTGATTGTCCTTGTAGAGAGTTGCTTCCATGAAATCATGAAGTTTTTCGTCAATAACATCTAAGATTTCTTCAATAAAATCGGCGTAATCGGTTGTTCCAAAAAACTCGGTTGAAATAATTGCGGACATAATTAAGTCATCGTGACCCATTTGTGCTGAATAATTTCCACTCTTGTTAACACCAAATAATGAAGCTTCGTTAACTGTTTCAACTTCATTAATATTTATTCTATTTCCTTCGATTAACTTCTTAAAATTTTGACAAAATACTGCTTTATTATCAGATCTTAATCTAAGTCCAGGTTTTACTCCTTTAGAATCATGTCGATGTTTGAAACGAAGAATCATATCTTCATCGAAATCATTACGTTGAGGGAATACCGTCTGTAAGTATTTTAATAAGATTGTTCCGTATGTATTAAATTCAATCAGCATTTTAACGTTCTCAGAGTTGAAGACATCAATAGCCAGTGTATACAATATTTTTGAGAAATCTTCAATTGGATGCTCATTGCTTTTAAATACAGCAACTTGATCTAATTTAAAGAAATCATACATTGCTCCTGGATTTTCAGAAGCTTCAATTTCTTTTTTAGACATTGCAACAACCTCAAACACATTAATTACTGAGTAATCTCGACCTGAACCTTCTGCAATATCAATAGTAAATAACCAATATTTGCTTTCATCCTTTACAGTTTCAATGTCGAATCCTTTCTTAAATCCTAAGAATCCTTTTACGTCAATATGTATATTATCAAAGTCTTCAAGTTCATGATAAATGAATTTACCTGAGTTCTTTCTTAACTTACCAAGAGATCCTGGTGAAAGTAATAGAGATGATGAACTTACGAATTCATTACCATATTGTCGGTTAAATGCCTCTTCTGAACCTAAGTTTTCTAATTCTCGTTTATACCATTTGTCATCACGATCTGGATGTTGAAACCAGTCGATTCGCATTGGAGTATATGCATTCTTTCCGTCAATAGCAGCAGCCCAAATTTCATAGAATTTATTAAATCCATTCGGAGTTGATGTGATATTAATCCTCGATATTTTCGAAGATGATAACGTTGGATAAACGTTTTCATAGAATACATCAACGATATTTGGATGGATGTGGGCAAACTCATCTAAGTATAAGTTGTGAATGGTAAAACCAATACCTGCTTTAGCGGTAGTTGATTGTCCTACTAAACGACAACCATTATCACATCGAACGTTCATAACGTCATATTTGATAATTCCTGGTTTCATAAAGAACGGCAAATGTTCAATTACAACTTTTGCTTTATCAATAATCTCTTTAGTAGTTTCTCCCTTATTGGCTAAAAGTAGGGTATTCTTGTCCACATTAAAACAAATAAACCAAGCGTTAAAAATTGACGCCGTTACGGTTTTACCCATCTGTCTGGATGCTAGAACAATATTGAATCGATTATGTTGAAAGTTTCTCAACATATCTTTTTGATATTCACGAAGTTTTACCTTTTGAATCCCCTCATCGGTCATTACAACCGCATATTTCTCAGCAAAGTACACAATATCATGTGCGCATTTTGCAATTTCTGTAATTTCAGCATCAGTGTACTCAAATACAATATTACCTCTTTTTAAATGTTGTTTACCTTCATAAAAAGGCATGGACACTTGAGGACGGTAACCTTTATCTAAAGCGACTGTTAAATCATTAATTGCTTTAGTTGACCATACTACTTTGGCTGCTTGTGTTTCATCGGAATCCTTAGGAATCCATATATTATCACTCATTATCTTCTGGGTTTATTTCAATCACGTCAAGACCTTCATCTGCGCCAGATTGATTAATTCCCATTTGAATCATTCTCATTAGGTCCTTTGTACCTCTTTGGATATTTGGATCTTTAGAATCTCCTCCAACTTCCTCAATCTGAGTCGTGTTTGTGTTTTTGCGGTAAACTTCAATATCTCTAGCAATTCTCTTGTTAGATTCTTCAGTTGCCATCAAATACATTGTTTGTGATTTTATAATGTCGAGCATTGATTTTTGTAAAGTTGCCAATACCTCGAACATTCTTGGAGATAGCTCTCCATCTTCAATAGTTTCCAATAACAATGTTAGTGCTCTTTCACCAGCTTGAAGCTGATAAACCAGAGAAGACATTGTCATTTCGTCCATCTTCTTTTTTGCCTTAACATATTCATCGTTCTCGATAATATCTGAATCGAGATAGAATTTCATTAATGCTGTAATTGTTTTCTTAGCCTGTGTTTCTGCACTAGATTTTAAATTAGTATATGAAACTGCTGGGCTTTTATGTGCCGGTGGAACAGAAGGCAATGGCGTATCTGTTTCGACTAAATCTGTTAAAGATTCCTCATCACCAATTAACCATTCTAATTCTTTGCGAATGTCCTCTGCCTGGTCACGAATTGGCCTATTCTTATCTTTTTCTTCTGACATAATATGATATTATTTATAGAATATCTATCCCAATTATTATTGAGAGTTTCTGAATTTCTGGAATCCAAGAGACGGGATAGCATTGTCTATAATTACACCAAGCTGATTATCATGAACAACATATTGATTTAATACGTTGCTGTGTTGTTCGGCTTCAATTGGTGTATTGAATAATCTTAAGTTTGTTAGTTTTAACAAACCTCCTTTAAGTGAATATTTAGATTCAGGAATATCCCAAGAAATATTATAAACTTGATTTCTTGTCTCCTCAAATATTTTTACTAAATCATTTGAAGCAGATTGTGGACGTCCATTATTATTATTTGGATCTAATGAGTACAGGGCAACTGATAATTGATTAAATTGTTTGTTACCATTTATAACCAGACCATACCATCTATCAGTACCCATAATAATGTTTGGTGTAAATGTATAAGTGTTCGCGTTAACAAATACTTTTATATTTTGTCCAGATATAGTAACTTTAATTCCTTTATTGATTGTTGTATTTCCAAATACCCAATAATCTGTTGTTGAATTAAAATTAAATTCAGGAGACAACCAACATGTTAGAGCAAATCCAGTTGATGATTTAACAGGCGCTGTATATTCAATTGCTGCAAAACCAGTACTAACAGGTCCAAGATCGTAATAGTTTTTAGAAACGGTTGTCCATCTATTTTTAAGTTCACTGTCTACTATTTTTAAATCAGTTGATATGAAATTTCTAATACCATCTAAATAAGCAGTAGAAACTGTTTGGAAAATATCTGGTTTGGTATTCTTGATGTACTCATCTTGAATTTCAACTCCAAATACTTCGTCGATATCAGTGACTAATGAATCTGTTAAATTTTCAAAACTATTTTTAAGTACAGCAGTATCATTTTGATATTTCGTCAACATCACTTTCCAATATGTGATAGTTTCATTAAAACGGTCTCCTAAAGCGACTGAATTAATCATGTACATTTTATTGATAATTGGAATGAACATGTAATCATGCTCTCTTGGTCTTTTACCTTGTCCAAAAACAGTTTGGAATTCTTGTTGAGTGATATGGATTTCAAAATCTTCAAATTCCATACCAAACATATCGAAATTAGTTGTTGAATCTGCCGGGAATTCATTATCTGGAACCAAGATTTTAACAACATCCTGATCAACAACATTATGTAATGAATATTCCATTAAGATAACATCCTTTGTTCTCTTGTCTGGTTCAGTTCTAAAATAAGTAACTTGGTGACCAAAGATATTCTTAACAATATTTGCTAATTGAATATATGTTTGTTGCGATCTAAATTGACGGTATGGTTGAAATAATGCACTAGCATCTGAGCAAGTTGCTTCAATTGTTGCGCAACCTGAATAAATGAAAGGATCTGTACATGTTGTACAAAATTGTGGACATGATTCAACAGTACCATCAGTTGTTTCAACTGTTAAAGTTGCTGAAATAAATGTTAATTTAGCACCAGTATTTAATGCTGATACTTCTGCACCAAAATCAATTAGTACATTAGCACCTGAATTCCATAGATATGCTTTAAGATCGCCTGGAAGTTGATTAGTATTTAATTCTGAAAATTCACTAAATGTTTTACCAGCGTCTGTTGATAATCTGAATGTATAATCAAATTTATTATTATCATCTACCGGTCTGTAGAAAGTAAATCCAGAACCAGAGAAATTAACTGGAAGAGTTAAAACTAGCGTTGTACTATTTGTTACGGTTGCAATTTCTAAAACTCTATTACCAACAATGATAAAATGCGAATTTTGAAAAAGTCTGGTAAAATCGGTTCCTACGCCATAAACGATAGTAGAACCACTAGTAAAACTAAGGGTTCCTAACGTTGAAACGTCTGATACTCCAGAAAGTATGTCCCATGATAAAACTTTCTTTAAGTTTAAATATGGGGTCTTGATTGATGCAATTAGAAAATCGCCGTATGCTGTTGCAATACTACCTGTAACCATTACAATGAGTTAATTTTGTTTATATATTCTCAGTAATCGGTGACTAGTAGGACTTCTGGATTATCGCCACCTAGTTTTGGATCACTCATCATATCTAACATGATAGAAATTGTATCTACAACATCCATCTCATTGTCTGAAAGTTCTTTAACTTTTCCTTTATCTGCAACCATTAACCATCGATCTAGACGATCTAATAAGTCATTTAGTTTTAGTCTTTTATATGGTATGCCTTCTTCTAGAATTCTCTGTTCATGTAGAACTTTATTAAAAATAACCACTTCATCTTCGTCAAAGATTTCAAATGTCTTTAATGTTAAGTGAAGTATTTTAAATCCAAATTTTATTGAATCTAGTCCATTTTCGTCTTTAGTCAAGCGACTATATGTTCTATTCTTATTAAGAGTCAATTTAATCCATCTAAGATGTTTCATTTGAGTAAGAAGTTTGGTAATAAAGAAGATTGAATTAACCTCTTTGTGCATAACTTCAAACCCAACTGAATTAAATAAATTAATCTCATTTGGGAATTCTCTTTCAATAAAATCTAGAAGCTGATCTTTAGTAACAATTATTGAATTTTTATCCGGACTGAGAAACTCTATTTTGTTTCTAATTCCAGTCCAAAGTTTATTATCGTTATAATTATATTTAAAAAGCACGATATCAACGACATCGGCGGCATCATACATTGAGAAATCATCTTGCATTAATAAACTTTTATGTTTTCGTCTAATCTTTTAAGTTCATCAAGAGTTTCTTTTCTAAAAAACTTTAGAGCTTCATTGTATTCTCTTTTACCAATCTCGTTCTTTTTCATATAGAATTCAATTGCCTCTTGACTAGGTATGTATTCTTTTTTATCGACAGCAACCGATTCAGATTTTTTAGTTTTCGTATAGATCCATGGTGGAACTGCAGAAAAACGTTGGGCAACTAGAGCCCAACTATCAATCACTGCTAATCCGTTAATACCATTGATATTAAATGCTTGTGCATTTGCAGGAAACTTAATTGAAAAGAAACGGTTAATCATGAAATGGTGACGTTTCTTATTAAAGTCCTTAATATTCTTATAGTCTTTTGGCTTTGTAAACATGATTTTCACAAAGTCAAATAATTTAGTTTCGTCTAGCATAATTTTATTTTATCCAATCATTATATGCCTCAGTGTAGGCTTGTTCTATTGAAAGACTTGGGTCTTGAGACATGTGGCTTTCGGCGAATACCTTAACCTCATATTCAAGACCCCATTCTTTTGCTTCTTTTAAGATTTCTTCTACGATCTCTGGCATTAAAATAATTTAATAGTTGTAGATGAATCTTTGTCTTTTGTTTCATTTTCGTCTAAGCCAGCAAATGCATCAAAATCAACCGGAGTTTGATTAGCTTTTTTCAACCAACTAGATCCTTCAAGAATCTTTTCCATTTGAGATAGAACCATAATTGCTGGTTCAGTTTCTTTATCTCGATCAATTACCTTTGTAATTTCTTGTTGGATTGGTTCTGGTATAGTATTGTAGTGAAGTAACATCAAATCAAGATTTTGATTAAATCTATTAAGGATATTTACTTGAGTGTCATGACCAATAATACGGTAAATCAGGTTAACAATCTTATCAACTTGTGTTTTGTTAAACATGTGGTCAATAACAAATTCGCCTTCTTCTTTAATGTATTGTTCTAAGATAGCTTCTGCCTGTTTGTCAGTAATTGAGAATGTACGATCTTTACCATTTTTCATAGGTTTTTGGTACGTAACAACAGATTTGATGTTATCAGATTTGTCACCCATTAGAATCTTTTGGAAAACAAAACGATCACAGTTGATTTCTTCGACTTCAATTGAATTCTTTTTCATCCAATCAACCATTTCATTTTTGATACGATCACTTAAATGACTAGGGCTGTCCATATTGAATAACAAATCTTCATTTGAGATTTCTAATTCAGTTGTATCACTAAAAATATCATTGAATCCTTCGAATGCAATTAATTTACGTTTAGTGTTATAATACCATAGTGAATAACCATCAGTTGCTTTTGAGTAATCAACTAATTGAATCATATCACGGTCACCAGTCCAAATAATGCAATTCTTACCTTGTGTATTTAAATAAGTCGACCATGCAAATAGAATATCATCTGCTTCTGCACCTTTAACTTGATTTACAATAACACCTTTTTTAGCAAGGATTAATTTAAATTCATCATATACTTCGTAGACAGCTGACCAATCAACTGAACTATCTTGAGTACGAGTACCTTTATATTGCGCTTCAGGAAATAGATCCTTACGCCAAGATTTTGAATCAACCGCAAAAACGATTTGATTAACAAAAGGAGTCATTTTTCGAACTTCAGATGCAAAGTCGATTGCAAGTTTTCGAATGAACTGTCCTTTGCTCGCATCATCACCAAGTAGAGCACCGCTTTTAGGCCTTGGTAGAACGAACAATCTACTGTGGATGAAATAGTTACCATCGATAAGTAGTGTATGATTTCCGAGCTTCATATATTGTATCTTTAATTTGTTTCTTATGTAAATATAAACAATTTTCTTGACATAAAAAACTGTTTAGTGAATTATTTTTAAATTATTTTACGATCTTACAATCGTTTGTAATTCATAAAAGCAACTCAACATTGTAATGATTGGGTCGATAACATTAACTCTTTGAGCTTGATGTTTGGCAACACAGATTGCAATTTGAGGAATATGCTTAATACTATTCGGCTTTTCAGCTTGTACATATTCAATAAAGTCATTTCCTAGAGATTGTAGAATATCATCAACTCTATTTGAATAGTCACTAACCAAAATCTTATAGTTCTTTGCAGGATCAGTTTCATTAAAGATTAATTCAAATGCATCTTTATAAACTGAGTTAAATTTCTTAACATCATCAATTGTGATATTTCCTGTTCCTTGTGTTTTATAACCTTGTAACTTATTAAGTGTGCTTCTTAAATCTGGGAAGTTACGTTTAACAAATTCAACCAGGGCTGGTTTTTCAATGGTCATCTCTTCTTTACCACAGATTTCGTAAACTCTCTTAATATATTTCTTAGTTAACTCAGTCTCTTCAGCTTTATCAAAGTCAAAATTGATAACTTCAAAACGAGAAAGAATTGGATCTGGAATTTTATTAACATAATTACAAGTTGCAATAAAACGAGAGTTACTTGCAAATTGTTCCATGGTTGCACGTAATGCTTTAAAGAACTGGTCAGATACTCCATCAACCTCATCTAAGATAACTACTTTGAATTTACCTTGGTCATCTAAGATTGACATAGTTGAACAAAAATCGGTAATTCTGGTACGAATAACTTCTACTGAAGTATCAGTTGATGCATTAATATAAATGTACGGCAAACCAAATTGATTAACAATTGCCTTTGCTGTTGATGTTTTACCAGTTCCTGGACTTCCAGCTAATAACATGTTCTGTGTAATTCCATTTTCAAATTTGGACATTACACGATCTGGTAAGATTAATTCCGATAGATTCTTCGGACGATATTTTTCTGTAAAAAGAGAGTGAACCATAAATTATTTTTTTATACACTTTTAGTTTAATTTATATCAAGAATGCTCTTTTAGTTTCAAAAATAAATAAACTATATGGCGTTTAGAGTTAGATTTCCAAAGATTGTTCGAACAGGTGGACCCTTTCCATCTAATAAGTATGGTATCATATTAAAGTACCTATCGAGGCTACAGAGAAGATTCTTAGCGGATCATCCGATTATCAAGGATAGAGCCAAAGACGACCAATTTGTACAAATCTTATTAGAACTTACAAACTACTCGGTACAACCATTCAAGTATAAAGATCGTATGTATTACGACTGGTCAACGGGATCAATCGTAGAGAAATCAGAACTCTTAGACAATTACAACTCAATCCCTTGGGTTTGTGCCGTCAGTGGTAAGCCAATCACTTGCAGAACAGATGACTTTAGTATAGAAAACTTTATCCATCCAGAATACCATGATATTTTAAAGGCTCCAATGGTTGATAGCCGAATTCTTAAATCCTCAGTAGAATTCCGTAAATATGTGAAAAAGCTCCTGTTGAATGAACAACAAGAGCTTTTAAAATTGGCTAAAAAGAATTCTAAAGTTAATTAACCTAATAGAACTCTCATTCTATCAGCAACTGACATACTAAATTTATTTTCGTTTAATTTAGTTTGAGATTCTAATAATCTTAATTCAGCTTCTAATATTCTACCTAATTCGGTACCTTCTAACTGCCAAGATTCTTTTGCAGAAATTGCGGCAATTTTATCTTTGATTTTCTTGATTTTCTCTTCATCACCAGATTCTTCAGCTTTCTTTAAGAGTTCTTTATATCTTGCGATCATTCCGTCTTTAGAATTTTTATCTTCTGGTTCTCCTTTTTTAGGCTCTTCCTTAGGTTCCTCTTTTGGTTCTTCTTTCGGCTCTTCCTTAGGTTCTTCCTTAGGCTCTTCTTTTGGCTCTTCCTTAGGTTCCTCTTTTGGTTCCTCTTCAGTAGGCTCTTCTTTTGGTTCTAAAGCTTTAAGAGCTTCTTCTTTCTTCTGTGTATAGTTTTTAATATCTTCTTCAGCGTCTGCTTTATCTTGAGAATCTTCTTCTAATTCAGCAATTTTTAAAGATATTTGCTCAGCTTTAATCCAAAGATCCCATTTCTTAATAGCTTCTTTAGGATCTTCACTTTTGGCAATAACATCAGCATCTTCTCTAAGATCCTTTCTTTGGTCTCTTAATGTACGAATTTGTTTTTGAAGTTTTTCATCATCACCACCTTTACCGTCTTTTGCATCAGCATTTGCGTCTTCAGCATCAGCCTTTAATTGTTTAACAGCTTCTTGTTCTTCAGCAAATCTTTTCTGTAATTCGCCCATAGAATCTGCTAAATCTTTCTTTTTCTTTGGATCGTCTTCCATACCAGAAGCACGCTTAACTAGTTCCATTTGTCCTTTAATCTTTTCAGATTTTAAAACCTTTTGTACGTAAGATCCTCTATCTTTAGCTTTATCATCAACAGCAGATTGTAAACTATCAATTTGCTTGTCGATTGTAGCTTTTTTATCTTTAATAGCTTGTTTTTTATCAGCATTAGCAGAACCAGAAAGATTATCAACTGTGATTTGCATATCTAATGCGTTCATCTTCATTTTATTTACTTTCTTCTGCATTGAACGATATTTTGGAGCAAATAAGAAATCTTTAACTTTGTCCATTGCTGTTTCTGAACCAGCTTCATTAAGTTCTAATGCGTCAATGGTTTCAAGTTCTTCTTTAACTTGAGTACCTAATTGAGAGAGATGAGTCATGATAGTATCAATATCATTAATGATTTCTTCTCTTGAAAAAGATGGAGCCGATGAACCTGTTTCTGGACCAGCAGATCCTGTAGGTTTTGTATCAACTTCAGTTTCGGTAGTGGCAGTCGGTTCAGGCATTTTAACGGCCTCTAGAACTCTGGTATACCAGCTATTAAATTTTGATTGTTCCATATTCTTTTATGTTTATGTTTGGATATGGTTTATATATTTACTTTTCTTGGTAAAAAAGAAAAGGCTCTCCATTGGAGAGCCTTTTATATAAATCTAAGTTAGATTTTCAATACAGATTAAACCAAGTTTAACAAGTTAGAGAATCTAGTAGTACCTGAAGCACCATTGTAGATTTCAAACGTTACGTATTGAGTTTCTGGGTGGAAACCAGCTTCAACTAGAGCGAATCTAGATTTAACCGCGATTTTAGGAGCCATAGTTCCTTCAGCGATAGTTTGTACTGATTCAGCCATTAAGTAAGGCATGAAAACTAATCCAGGACCATTACCATCTCCTTTACGACCAACTAAAACGGTTTGGTAGTTCCAAGCCCATTTTGGGTTAGTGTAAACTTGAATTCCAGCTACAGAACCTACAGGGTAGATAGCACCAGCAGCTTGAGAAATAGTATTAGCAAATGGATTTGGTACGAAACCAGCAACAGCTTGCAATACAGTAGCAACTTGTGGACCTACAACACAGAAGTTACCAGCACCACGACGACCACGGTTAGCGATCAAGTTAGCAGCTGCTAAAATTCCAGTTAAGATTTTTCTGTGCTCAGAACCTTCTGTTCTACCACCAGTTAAAGTACTATTTAAACGTACGTTCAACGTATCTGCATCGATTTCACCAGCAGCAGCGGCTCTAGTAATGTTTAATGTACCTAATGAACCAACGTTGTTAATGATTAAATCATTAATGTTTTGAGTTAATTCGTTAACTAAAACAGCTTCAACTTGTGCAACAGCATCAACACCGAATTGTTTTAAATCTTGAACTTGCTCACGAGTTACTGCAGCTGCAACTTGGAAAGTCTTAGCTTCAACAGCTTTAGAGAACAATGAAAGACCCATGATCTTCTCATTAGTTTGTTCTCCAACTCCTCTTGTGAAAGGTTCAGAAATGTTAGAAGAGTTTTGAACTCCAGCGAATCCTGGGATATGATCTTCTAAAGCTTTTACTAACTGTACATCAAGTTGAGTAGCAGTAGCATCTGGAGAAAGAACTGCATTTACAGCTAACAATAAGTCAGCAGCAACGTTTGCAGCAATTGGGTTTCCAGCAGCTTTAAAGATTGAATAACCATCGATACGAGATTTACCAACGAAATCGTAAGCAACAGATACAGCAACAGCAGGAGAACCAGCAGTAGCAGCAGCTAAATCAGCTACACCAGCATAAGTTCCGTTTGCTTTTACGTAAGTTGGTGCAGTTGTACCTCCTAATTTACCGCCTTCGTAAACGAAGTCTAAGTAAGATAAAAGACCCATTGGACCAGCCATAGGGATTACTGGTACTAAATCAAGACCAATTGTTTGTGCAGCAACTTGCATTGCTAAAGGTAATAAAGTAGGAGATTTGTCACCAGAACCTTTTTGTGCGTTTGTTACGTTTGTACCAAATGCAGAAGGTAAAGTTACAGCACCCATACCAAAGATGTTACCAGCGCTACCTAAAGCCATCATGTTTGCATCTTCATACAATTTATGATTGTGGCAGTACTCTGACATCCAAGCTAGTTTAGAAGCGTCGTTGATTCCTGTAGCAGATTCGATGATCGGTGCCCAAGTTTCTCTGATTTCAGCTTCATTAATTAAATTTGCCATTTTTGAGAATGTGTTTTTTTGTTTTTGTTTTTAGCGTAATGCTCGACATACTTTAGATTTTTGCTTCTTATCTAATTATCGTCGTTTTATTGTTTTATTATATATTCAATTCTTTTTTCGAATTTTCTAAATTTTCAAAAATTTACTTTTTGAATTTTTTAGCAAAAGCTTCTTTCATATCAGTTAAATCATAACCTAATGTGTTTGCTTTTTCTTCAACTTTGTTACTTTCGTTAACAATTTCGATTTTTTCCATTACTGGAGTAACCTCTCTAAGGTCTCTTTGTTGCCAAAAGTTTCTTACTTGATATTCAGTTTCTAATTTATGATATTTAGACTGTGCCAAGATTTGATTCTTTTTAGATTCAGATAAACCATTCCAAGTTTCTCTGTATTCTGTAGGCATTGCTTTAAGTACCATTGGTTCATCAGTTGATTTTGCAGCCAACGCGTTGTTCCATAGAGCATAGATTTGAGATTCAGTTAAGAATCCTTTTCCTTCAACAACTGAAATAACTTTAGTTTTATCTTCTTCAGCTAGAGTTTTGAACTCTTCTACTTTAGATTCAGAAATAAATTTAAAGAAGTTAGGTTCAGTAGCTACTTTTACAGTTGCTTTTTCAACTAGTGCTTGTAATTTTTCAGAAATTTCTTTCTTATAAGCATCCATTGGATCTTCTGATTCAGTTACTTCTTTACCAACATTATCTCCTTTAGTTGCTTTTGCAGCTTCTAAGTCTTTATCTAATTCTTTAGCATCATCTTCAGCTCTGTCTTCAGCTTTAGCATATTTCTTACCATCAGCGTCAACTACTGCAGTTGTAACATCTTTAGAATCATCTTTAAGTTCTGTAGCTGGAGTACCGGTTAAACCGTCAGCGGCTTCAGTAACTTCTTTACCAACGTTTTCTCCTTCAGCTTTAGAATCTTTAAGATCTTTTTCAAGTTCTTTAGCAGTATCTTCGATAGCATCTTCGCCAGTTGCTACTTTTTTACCGTCAAATTCTACTTCTGGAGTTTTGTCGTCAGACATTTTCTTGATTTTTTCAGCAGGAAGACCAGCTTCTTCACCATCAGCTTCAACAATTAAGTTTTTGTTAACTGATTCAGCGATATACTCAGCGTATTCAGTAACTTTCTCTAAGTTTTCTTTTAAGTAAGTTACATACTTCATCATGTTTTCATGAGTTGCAGCACCATCATTGAATGCTTCAGCTAAGTAATTAGAATATTCTTTTACTTTATTAACTGACTCTCCAATTTTTTCGCTGTATTGAATTGATTGATCCAATTTCTCAGCGATATGATCGCCATGTTGAATTGAATCATCTAATTTTTCTGCTAAGTAGTTGTTATATTCAACAACTGAATTCATTTTCTCAGCAAGGTAACTAGAGTACTCTTTAAGATTCTCAACTTCTTTAGCAAAAGTGTCGTTGTTCTTTTCAGTTAGAGACTCTTTTAAACCTTTGATTTCAGTAGCTAAATACTTAGAATACTTATTGAAATCCTCAGTTGATACGAATCTTGATTGTTCCATTTTGTTTTCTTCTATAGTTTGTGTTTGATTGTTTTCTGGATTATTTATCTCATAAATCAGAATGTCGCCAGCGTCTTCAAAACCAAAAGACTCATTAACTCTTTTTAATTCAGCATTAGCAAATCCAGGATCTGCAACTAAATCATAAGTAAATAATTGTTTGATTTTAACTTGACCGTTAGATTCAACAGTACCAGCTGCTCTTGAAGAAATATGTAGAGGAACTCCAGCATCAACTAATGCTTTTGCTTGTCTACCAGCGTCTGTATCTAATAATCTGATTTTTCCCATTACCTGTTTAGTATCTTTATTGTAAGATAGTTCTTCGATAACGTGTGAAACATTCTTTAAAGAGATGTCAAAATTTTGTGGGTGATCTAATTCACCTAATAGTTTAGATGACTGGATTTTTGCTTGTAATGATTCAATTTGTGGAACATATTCAGCTTCCGTATAAATACGATTGTTTCTGTTCTTTACACCAATTTCACCAAAGCATCCTTCTAGAACATAAGATCCGGCTCCAGATTCATCCTTGTTAAAAGATAGGGTGTTCCCTGATCTTTCTAGAATAAGTAATTTACTTTGTGTAGTCATATTTATTGACAGTATGTTTGTTTATATATCTGATTGATTTTTTGAATTTTTTAAAAAATAAATTATAACTCACCAAGGTCTGCTGTTGGATCGCTTGCTCCATCATCTTTTTTCTTACCTTCTTTCTCGGTTTCTTCTTTATTTTCCTCTTCTTTAGTCTCATTATAGTATTCTTTCAACTTAGACATATCACCGTCTTTGAATGCATTTTGACCATATTGAGTAAAGAAATAATCTTCAAATTCTTTTTCAGTAGCAGATGCTGCAATAGCTCCTAGAATTTCAGCAGCTTTAATAACTTCTCCGCTATCTAAAGACAGATCGTCAACATATACCTTAGAATCTTCAGCTTTTAAAGCTTCAGCTTCAGAAATGAATTGTTCAAATGTTTTAATAGTTTTCATTTATATTGATTTTTTATTTTAGAATTATATTCCTCCACCCATCATTCCCATTGGATCTGCTGGTGGTTCTTCAGCTTTTTTAGCTTCAGCTCTTGCTTTATAAGCTTTATTAGCTTCTTTATCGTCTGGAGACATTTTTAAATATCTGTCAACTAAGAACTCAAGATCGAAGTAGTGGTCTTCTTCCATTGTAACTGGATTCGTAATCATAAGGTTACTATTCATGTTAGAGATGAAGTCAAGACGTTTCTCCATTATCTCCATTTCTTTCAATTCAGCAAACATGTTCTCTTCATTATATCTTAATGAAATTTGTGTTTTGAAAGCAGGATCATCTGAGAACTCAGGGTACTTAAGACACATTTGAATATAGAGTGGCTTAACAAGAATCTCTTGCCATGAACTTCTTAAACGATTAATAAATTTAGCAAATTTAATCTCATCACGAATCATACCATCAGCAGCAAGATTGAAATCTCCACCACCATCTTCATACATAAATCTATTGTAAGGGATTTTAGAAACTGCTTTTAATTTATCAGTGAAATATTTTAATGCTTCAGTATCTGATAATTCTGGACCATCTCCACCAAGAGTTTCAATTTCTGGTTGTTCTCCATCTTTAGATGGTAACCAATATTCTTTATTAAATTGTAGCATTGGTTTACCATTAGTTTTCAGCATACCTGAATCCCAATCGAAATCTACAACTTCTTTATAGTTATTCATTAATTGTGCCAACGATTGTTTAGCACGTGTTTTAGATTTACCTCCAACAGGGATAATGAATTTCATTCTGTAAGAAGCATTGGTAACAGCCCAAATAACTCGGGTGTGTTCCATAACTCTCATTAAGTTAAACGATCTAATTAAACGTTCAACATAAGAAATTCTAGACGCTGTTGTGATAGAAGAGTAAGAAATATAAATGATTTGAGAATCATATAATTTTCTCTCCTTAATTGGATCATCTTTAAACTGGATCCAAACTTTTTTACCGTCTTCTTTATTATAACCAGGTACTAGTGTAACTGGATCGATTTCTTTAAAACCGATGATTTCCGTCATTTCTGGATTGTAGATAATCTCAAATGATAGATAACCATCAACAAGCCATTTGCGGAAATAGAACCACGCTGATTGATCAGCTGCAAAACCAAAATATTGATAGATGTTTCTGTATGCTTTATTAAGATAACTATTAACCTCCTCAGAAACCTCCATACCGATAATATCAGGATTAGCGATGAAGTTTTTCTCGTCGTATACAATAGCTTCATCACAAAGAATATCAAGAATGTCCTCAATCTCATCATGCATTGAGAAGCTTCTTAACTCTTCTCTCTTTGTTTTGTAATTCATGTCGAAGAACGGAATGTTCTTACGCATGTTTGTATCAGCCATTGATAGAGCAGCAAATGCTCCATAAATATCATCATTGTCTGAACCCATCATGTTCATTTGGCCGTAACCAAACTGATCTTCCATAGGTCCAATCGCTTGAGATTGTCTAAGTACTAGATCGTCATAGTACATTCCAAATGACGAAAGCCTTTTTAATCCATCACTTAGATTAAAAGGTCTCTTGGCACTAAAAGGTCCATTTTTATTTACAAATCCCGCCATGTAGCTTTAGTTTTTTATTGTTTTATATATTAAGATTTTTATTGTCATTCTTACCAGTGTTATCCTTAGGTGGCATAATCACTTTCGGCTTATTGTTTTTATCAATATTATATTGTTTAAACTCATTCCGAATTTGAGTAACTGTAGCTCCGTGTATCTTTGCAAATTCACATATTGCTATTTTAGGCCAGCTTTCGTAGCTAACGACTGCTTGATTTTTCTTTAAATTAGGCAAATATCTTCTAATTGCAAATCCAAATCCATAACGATCTAAAAACCTTTTTGCATTTTCATATTTAAGATCGAGTAAAGGTCTCTGTTTTCTAGCATCATTTGCTTTAGCACCCTTTTCATTCATTTTAATTTTGCCTTGCATTCTCATATAGAGAGCATCCAACATTTCCTGTCTAAATTTTGCAGGAAGTAGATTTAAATTAATACCAATATCGGTATGGTCTTTAGTATCTAGTGCTAGAACAACAGGTGCTTTATCAAACCATTTTAATCTATCTTCAGAAATTGGATGTTCATATTTAAAAACATATATCTTTCCTGGTTCAAATCTTTTTCGAGTAGGTTTGGCTTCCATTGCCTCTCTAGCATCTAATGAGGTTTTAAACCAATTAGTCGCCACACTCTTAGCTTTGGCATATCCGCCATTGTCTTTGAACATTTGCTTTATTTGGTCTTTAATGTAACCCATTAATTGTCTTTTCTGTTAAGATTTGAAAATTCCAATTTCGATTGGAACAGTATGATTTGGCTGCTATATATTTATCCAAATTTTTAGTGTACTGCTCGACCATGTACTTATAACTATTAAGTGACTTAGTCGAATTTTTCTTTGGGGGAAGTGGTTTTTTAAGCTGATCTTCTGGTTTAATTTCTATAAGAATGTCTTTGGTTTTACCGTCATCTTGTAGAACTCTAATAAAAAAGTCTGGATTGTATTTGTGTTCTCTACCATCCAATCTCCAGAAGTATTTAATCTCTACTGGTTCGCTTGACCAATAAATAACTTTTTCATTTCGATCGCACCAAATCATGAATTTCCGCTCCCATGAGGAACGGAAAATTACCGGTGATTGTCCAACATATTTACTTTGATTCTCGGGCTGATAATATCCTTGAACAAATCCTGAATTCTTGCTTGGTTTGACTTTCTTTATTGACATTAGATACTATATATTCCGCCGCCACCTTCTCCGTCGCTATCACCATTACCGGTTCTGTCTAATGAGATGGTACCTTTGTACTTTAAAGGATGTAGTTTATTCCATCCTTTTGCATAACCTCTTTTGGCTATTTCGGTAAAATATGCGAAAGCATTTGTGTATTTTGGATTGAAATTTCTCCAATACTTTAATAGATCTAAAATTGCAAATTGTAAACAATCTGCTCGATCATCATCATTAACAAATCGTAATCTATTAATTGCTTTTTCTGCTAACAAGATTAGCATTTTTTCAGCGTCTCTTGTCAGTTTATCCTGATCTTTAGATTCGCATATTGCTGTATAAAAATCTCTATTATTTAAATAGTTTTTATTTGCTCTGGGTTTTCTTTCAGCCACGATATTTTCTGTATTTTTAGGTATTATATAGCCGATAATAGATTTGTTTATTAACTCAAAAAAGGGGACGCTTTGCGACCCCTTTCAATTTTTATGTAGTGTAATTAAAATTATGCGTTTAGCTCAACAATTTTAGCTTCCCAACCTTTAATCTCTTCGCTGATTAATTTATCAGCAGCTTTGATTTCTGGATTCTTTTTATCAGCATTTGCCAATAATTCTCTTTGCTCTTTTAAGAATACAATTGTAGATTCGTAAGCCATAATAGTTTTTGCTTTTTCTGCAATTTCTACTGCTTCAACCTCTAAGAATTCTACTAAGAAAGCTGATGCATCTTGACCAGTTTGTTCTTTAACATACTCTAATGCAGAAGTTGCATTTTCAGCTTTAAAGAATTTAGCAATTTTATTTTCAGAATTAAATCTAGAAACGAAAATATTATTTTCAACTTTCATTAAATCTACTGAGTTGTTATTTCCTTCAAAACAAGATACGAAATCTAATTGAATGATAGAATCTAACATTGATGGTACACTTTCAAATAATTCAGCAGTAATTTTGTGCTCATATTTAACAACTCCGGCAGAAACAACATGATTAACAAATGATTCAGATAAAATTTCTGAGTTACCCCAAGTAAATTTACCTTCGGCAATATTGTAGTTAAATCTTGCAGCACCGTAGTACCATTTAACATTCTCATTAGTAAATGAGAAAGATTGAATAGCTCTGATTTTGTTGCCAAATTCAGGCGTAATTTGGTTATGTTCTAATTCTTTTATTTCAGAACCAACCATCTCAAATACGCGTCCATTCAAATAGAATTGAACTCCGTTTTCGGTTTGATTAATTGGAGACAGAATGTTTTTAGTCATTTTTACTCTGGTTTTTTTCTTTTATTATATATCTAGTTCTATATATCGTTCTAATTGATAATATTAACATCATCACTATTCATAAATCCTCTTTTAAATTCAGCAGGGTCTTCCGTTACAACCGTTGATCTGATTTCAAACATTCGGTTACCAACGTGCATTTCAGTATTTCCTTCAGATCTTGGTCTTCTACCTGTAACGCTATTCGGTCCATTTATAGAACCATCTGAATCAAGTCCTAAAACATCTGTTAAATCATATCCATCTCCTAAATCAAAGGCTGGTAAGAACGAATTCACTTCTAAAGTTAATGCAATTTTATATTTACCCTTACTTTCAAAAGTATATTCGATTGGTCTTTCTGGGCTATAATCATCTGGCATTGCATAGTATGCTGCTATTTTATATGTACCCTCATTAAGGTGTCCAACTTCTGTATAATAATAGTTGGATTTGTACATCTTTTTGATTAGCATTTCTGTAATCTTTAATGCATCTAGTTGAGATGATACTAAAATTTCAACAGCAAATGACATTGTAATTGGAATCATTTCAAATTCAGCAGTATATCCTTGCATTGAACCGTTCTCATCTAAACGAGTATATGCTCCTCTGTTTCGACGATTAACCAATTTAGCTGAATCAATTTGAATAGATTCTAAATTGGCAACTCCTCTTGGAATTGTCTCATAGTTCCCATCAGCATAAGCTTTATTTGGTACACAATCAGGACCGACTGCTGTACTAAATAAGAAATTATCCCTTAGGAAATCATCGTCTCCGGTTACTGAGTAATAAAAAGGAACATCAATTACTGCTCTTTTATTCTCTTCTAATTGACGGTAAAAATAAACTTTGTTATTTAAATCAGCCAAGAATCCGATAATAAGATGTCGGATAACTGAATCGTCAGAATTGTATTTTACGTTATATGATGCCATATTCTATATATTATTCGATGGACTCAATATCAAATCTTGAGAACCCGTTTTCTTTATATATGTGTATTTTTTTATCAAACATTTCGTGAGGTAGGACAGTGTGATTAATTACAAACGTATTAATTTTACTCTCTTTAATAACCTGACTCAAGATTTTTAGGATATTATAAATACCATCTTGATCGACAGAACTTAATAACTCATCTAAAAATAATAAGTTTAATTGAGGGAATCTTAATTTAAGAATCTTGATAATTGCAATAATTACGATAAAATCTGCTTTCTTTCTCTCTCCAGTCGAAAGAGTCATTGGATTGATATTCTCTCCTAAATGATTAATAATACAATCAAATTTCTCATCAAAACGAATATGGAATGGTAAGTGCATTGTTGCTGCCATAGCTGCAATATTTGCATTTAAACCTGGCAGAATTGTTTTAACTGCAAGGTTTTTAACACCATCTTCGCCTAATACTGATTCAATTGCTTCTAAGAAATTGTAATCCGAATTTAATGTTGCTTTTTGAGAATCTTTTTCGGCTTCTTTATCTTCAAAATCTTGAATGATTTGTTTTAAATGGTCGAATTCTTTATTATCGCTAAGGCTACTTTTAATTTTAAGTAACTCTGCTTTTAGAGACTCAATTGAAACATTCATACCAGAAACTCGATCTAAAACTTGTCGTTCTTTAGCTCTCAAACCCGTAATCTCTTCACCAATATCTCTAATCTCATTTTCATGGACTTTCATTTGATCAGGAATGCCAGTACATTTATGTTCAATTTCATTCTTTCTTTCAATATGAAATTCAGTTGATAAAGGAGCTTCACATGTTGGACATGCATTTTTCTCATACAACTTTAATTTTCTTTGAAGCTCTTCATACTCATATTTTAATTTTGAGTATGACGATTTTGATGTATCTAAATCTGTTGCTTTAGTACCTATTGATTTCTTAATTTTACCAATAGCCTCTTCAAGTTTCTTTTTGTCATCATTCATATTAATTAATGATGCTTTCAACTCTTCAATTTTATCTTTACTTTTTTGATCAGATTCTTCTAATAGTTGATTTAATTTAACTTGAACTGAGATAACATTCTCGCTAATTTGTTTTAGTTCTCTTTCAAAGGCATCTAGATCGCTCTTAATGTTTTTTCTTTCTTCTTTAATAGCGCGTTGCATATCATTTAAGATAGAGAATCCAAACATTTTATCGATGATCTGTTTCTTATCACCAGGTGTCATTGTCAAAAATGATTTAAAATCATTCACAGACAAAATGATAATGTTCTTAAACACATGGTATGGTATGCCGTAAACTTCCTCTTCTAAGTAATCTTGTACCGATCTTTTACCGGCTTTATCATACTCAACTCCATTAAGAGAAACTGTAAATATTGCAGGTGCTAGACCACGTTCAACAATTACTTCGATATTTTTACATTGAATAACAATTCGAACCCAAAGATTCTTATTAATTCTGTTTGGCAAGTCAGCTAATTTAATTCCTTCTAATTTACCATACAATGCGTATATAATAGCGTTAGCGACAGTAGTTTTACCGTCGCCATTTTTACCAGTTGTTAAGTATAATTCAGAAGAATCTTCGGGTAGGATTAGTTTTTGTACTTTATTACCGTAACTTGCGAAGTTCTTGAATTCGATTGATTTTATTTTCATTGTTCGATATCGTAGTTATATGCACATTGGTCATGTAATTGTTTTAGTCTACTTTTGATCTGTTGTTTCATTTCATCGTCATGGTTTAATCCATCAACATACAAATTACATAGGTGCAGAATGTTATAATTTTTGTACAAGTCCTCAATTTCGTCTAGGTCGTAGAAATCTTTATCTAAGAAGTTCTCTTCATCGTAAATATTTGGTTCGATCTTTCGACTAATTTTTTGAATTTTATTAATTAATTTAGAAAGAGCATTTGAAGATGCAATTTTAGCTGGAACATATAGATCCACAAAATTATTTTCAATTTCTTTCTTAAAGTCTCCTAATGGAGTATTATAAAGATTTGCTAAATTATATTTAACAAACTTTGGTGAGGTTTGATTTTCAAAGAATGTTTCGTCCATTGTTGCTAAATCAACCAAATCAAATCCTTTAGGATTGTTTGAATCTGATCTAGTCAACTGGTATGGAGTACCGACCATTCTTAATTTACCCTTCTTTTGTCGGTAATGAATATGTCCAGAATAGACAGCCGTATAACCACTGTAGGTTTCAATTGAATTACCATGTTGATTATTAACCTTAGCATTTAGTTTAATTCCGGTAACTTCAGAGTGACAGAACACTATGTCTATTTTAGAATACTTAGCTAGGGTTTCTGCTTCATGGTTTGCATCGCGTCTCCATGGCATCAATAGGATATTCTTTCCACCCCAATTAAAGGTTTTACATTTCTTATAGATACCAACATTTGGGATCCATTTAAGAGTATCAATTGAAGTAACATCATTTGACTTTTTAGCCCAAATATCATGATTTCCGCAGATAACGTGAGTTGGCATAATTTTACCAAGGCGTTCAAATAAATCTACTGCATAATGCAGAACTTTTAAATTGATACTTTGTCTATTATCAAACACATCTCCAACTTGTACTAGAACATCTCCTTCTTGATAATTTGCTTTCAATGTTGGAACAAAAACATTATCATAATATTCTTGTTGTATTTCTAGCCATTCCACAGAATTTGCTCTGACTCCTAAGTGCATATCACCAAGAATCCAAATTCTTTTTACAGGTTGTTTTAGTGTTTTTTCATCGATCATTAGAACAAACGGTTTATCTTTTTTCTTTTTAAAATATTAGTTCTTATATCAAGTTCTTGGATTAAATCTTCTTTAAATTTATTTCCAAGTGATGAATAGAACTTAGTAGGATGGACATTAAAGTATTCGCATGTTTCGCTAAATAATTCAATCAATGAATATTTTTTAACTAGTTCACCAACGATAAATTCGTAAACTTCATTAATGTCAATCTTTTTTAATTTTTTAGTATCATGCATATCATCTAAATCGTTGAAGTGCTTGAATCTTGAATTTAAAATAGCTGAGTGAATGTCTCTACGAATCATTTCTAATTCTATTTTCTCATCTTCAGATCTATCATCAGAATACTGCTTTGAAACCTCGAAGGAGATCGAACCATTAAGTTCAAACTCAGAACTTTCAAAAGTATTATTGAATATTTTATCTACTTTTTGCATCATATTGAGTGTATGTTTGAGTTTGTTGTTTCATCTGTTTCGGTTAAACGCATATAAGTATAATTGATATTCAATTTACATTTCATACCTTTTCCTTCTCCATCACGAATTTTTAATACTTTAAGCCAGTATTCGTAACTTGCTCTCATTAAATCATCTTGAATAATACCTAACATAACATCGGCAGTATGAGAAAGACCAGCAGATTCTGATACATCTCCCATTCCGATGTCGGTAGAATTATAACCACTTCTTGTAATCTGAGTTGCTGTTACAATTAACCAATTATTTCTAACTCCCATTGCTCTTAAATCTTCAGCAATTTGCTTAATCTTTAAGTATGTATTTTCAGAGTTTGGATTTCTGTAGTTTGATAAAATGTTGATGTAGTCAATTACAACTGCACCTAATTTAATTTTACGTTCTTCTTCGATTTGCTTTAAATAAGCTTCGATATCTGGAACAGTTGCTTGAGATGTTGGAAATTGCTTTACAAATAACTGACCAGGAGGAGTTAATCCATCTCCTACAGTTTCTAATCTTCTACGAATATAATCAGTTGCTTTTGCTTTTTCATCATATTCATTCATTGGAATTGTTAATAAATTAGAACCAATTCTTCGCATGAATTTGTAAGCTGCCATCTCTGCAGTAATTACTGCTGTATTTGTACCCATTTTAACAAAGTGAGCTGCGTCATTTGCTAAGAAAATAGATTTACCAATGTTTTGTTCTCCAACATAAACTGTTAAAGTACCAGATTTATCATAACCACCACCAAGAATTCGGTCTAAGAAAACATAAGGTGTTGGAAACTTAGAAGACTCGTTATATTGGTGATGCTCTGGATTAAAGAAATCTAATCCAATATCAGAATTAAATACTAATGAGTTTCTATCATTGATTAATGTTTTAACTTTAGAAATGATTTGATCTGCATTTTCTGGAGTAACATTGGTAGATTTAATGTATTCGATTGTATCAACTAAAGTTGTATCGAAGTTTCTCCATTTAATCCATGCTTCTGCAGTAGATGTTAACCATTCTTCGTCATATTGTTTTAAATCAGAATCATAAATCATATCGACCATATCTGGATCGATTTTCTTTGTAATCTTCTGAGTTAATAATTTCATTTGCTCAGCACTTGGAGCTTCATGAAATTTGTCATAAAATTTGCTGGCAAGATAGTGTAAGCTGTCAATATCTTCCGAAGTATAGAATCCTTTTTTAATTGCTTCTAAATACTTTGGCTTGGATAGCGCTAGCTTAAAGAATATTTTTTCAAAATCTTGTCCGAAATTCATATGAATGGGTTTATAAGTATTGTATAAGACTCTTTGCCTTCTGTTTCACAAGTGCAATCAATAAGTCCTAATTCGATTGCATGTTTCAATCCTCTTTCAGATTGTTCTTCTTTACCTTTTGCATGATAATTTATCAATGCTGCCTTGGTAAAAGATGCACCGTGTCGATCAGGATTTCTGATCGCACGGTTTATAAAAGCATAGACAATGTCAAAAGCATCTGGGAAATCTGGAAATTCTTGTTCAATTCCTAAGATATATTTGATTGGCAACTTGTCTTCCTCTATTTTGTAGACATTTGGTTGCATATTAATCTTCTGAATCTATAACATCATCAATGTCGAATCCTGCGTCATCTCCAGATGTGTTGTAATTAAATAATGGTTGTATATGTTTCTCAATTCTTTCTAGAACCTGTTGATTAAATACTTTTTCAGTAAAGAACTCTTTGTTTGGAACTGCTTCATCTAAATGTTCGCAAATCCAAGTTTTAGCGGTATCTTTCTTGATTTTCTCTTTAGTCTTAGGATCGATAATTCCTCTTGTTACTCCACAAATATCCCAAGTAGCATATTGCTCTAATCCAACATAACGATTCATTCCTTTAGTAAAATCTAAATGGAATTTAATTGCGGTTGGTTTGGCAAAACGATTCTTAGCAGGTTTTGCAGTTACAATAATACCAACTTTTTCTGCTCCATCTTTTAATTGTGCTTTATTTAACATTAACACAATAGATGCTGCATACTCAGGTCCAGTTCCACCACCTGCAATTTGTTGAGGTATAAATGACTGAGATTGGTAAGTGTGGTTTGTAAATAGGAAAGGAATCTTTAAATCAGCCATTGGAGTCATGATAATTCTAAAGATTGATTTTAATACTTTAGAACGAGTCATATCTGCTTTATCAGATCCTGATGCTGCATCTTCGATTTCTTTTTGAGTTGCTAAGTTACCAGCAGAGTCTAAAACGATCATAACTTTTGGAATTTCAGCTCCACCTCGTTTAGCTTCTTGCATTTTCTTAGTGATTGAAGTTACTGAAGTTCTAAACTCCTGCACTGTATTAACTGGTTGATAACTGACTTTCGTCGTATCAATGTTAAATTTCTTCATTAGATCTTTATCAACTGCTGCCTCAGAGTCATAATAAATCACGCTGTAACCCATGTTGATTGCTTCTCGTACAGTATTCAACATCAAGAATGTTTTACCAGTTCCTGAAGGTCCTGCTACTGAACAAGATCGGTTATTCGGCCATCCACCAAAAAGACTACCAGATACGCATGCATTTAAATGAAAGTTTCCAGTATCTAGCCATTCAGTTACTTCAGAGAAATCTGAAGTTTCCATAATGGATCCTAGTGGGTTTAATTCTGATAATTCAGCGTTGATATCGTCAAACGTGAATGATGTTAGTTTTTTAGCCATTGTTAATGTTGTTTTCTATATTTTTAAAAAGGTCCGCTTCTTTTACTCGAAGTTCATTGATTTCATTAATTGAATCAGTGAGTTCTTGTTTTAGCATTTCAATTCTTATTTTTAAAGAACCTACTCTACCGTAGATTTCTCTATATTTCTCAATTACTTCTAATTGTTCAGGACTTAGTTTTGATGTATCAATCATTTTTCTTATTTTGTAATTTTTCTGATTCTTTTTTAGATTTCTGCAATTCTAAAATAAAAGCGCGTATTGCTTTACCAAGTTCCTGATCATTTGGATTATTTTTGGTCAATTCCTCAAGGAGTTCAATTGTTTTTTTGTTTTCCATGATATTTTAAAATAATGAAGTCGAGTAAATTAAGTTTCTGTTTAGAGTTTGTAATCCGATTGATTCTAAAAGACGATTCAATGGATCAATCATACTCTTTTCAAATTGTACTTCATAATCAATTGGTGGTGCAATTTCGTATGGATGGTCACCAGGAAAATATGCGAACATTTCGCAAGTTTTATGGTTACAATGATACAATCTTAGCTTTTCACCATTACCAATTAATTTGTACTTATTCTTGTACTTTGGATTGTTATTCAATAGATAATTGTAGAATCCTGCGGCTTTTACATTAGGTGGACACTTAGAACCATACTGGAATTCGATATGGTCATCAACAATATATTTTTCAATATTATTTGTTCTCTTATTGAATGTAATATCATCAATGTTTGCCATCTTAAATTCTTTTTTAGTTTTCTTAAGAAAGGTAACCATCTTACTAAGAGTTTCAGCATTTGGTTTTTCAGAAAATAAGATTTGAATTGCCTCAGTTAATTTTTTACGAACAAAAGTTGGTGTTGATGATTGAATTGAATCAAATCCGATAACTTTTACTTTTTTAAGCGAAGGGTATCTTTCATGTTCTTTTAACTTATCTTCCCATGCAATATCTTGAATGTATTTCTTTTTAGCCATCCAAATTCCGGCATAAGCAATAGATTCTAGTTCAAATTGTAAGAAACTTTCTGTGTTTCTACTTTGAGCATACTTATCTAATGATTTTGAAATATATTCTTTAATTCTAAGATTGTATATTGCTAGAATAAAAGTTGCAATATCCATCTTTTCACCAAGCCATTCAATAGATTCATACATTTCTTCAAACTGAACATAGTTCGAATCTGTATCAATATAAATTACTGCTTCTTTATGAATACTATTCTTGACTCTAATGTTTAGTTTCTGATGAATATCTTTATCTTTAATAAAGAATTCTTGGAAATATTTGTTTAGAATTTTAGCAGAATATAAGATTGCATTTTGTCCTTGTAATGTGATAGATTCTGCAATATCGATATTGAAAAAATGGAACCACTGGTTCCCAAAGGCTCCATAAATAGAGTTTAATGTTACTTTAACGGCTTGTTCATAAGCTGTAAACTTGGCAGACTCATTCTTAAAATGAGTCGCCAAGATTTCAAGCTCGTTTCTGGTAAGTTGCTCTTCAGGTTTATTTAGTAGTTCTTCGATTGTCATTAATCAGCAGATTGGCAAGTTGCAATAGTTAATAAAGTTGCAGATTCAGTAGAACGTAATACTACGCGGTTACCGAATACATAAGCTTTGTAGTCCTCTTTGTCAAGTAAACTCAAATACTTTTTATAAACTGTTACGCTTGCTTTATCACCTTCAAATTCAGTACTTACTAATTTGTTGTATGATTTACCGCTGATTTTAACACCGTCATCAGAAGATGAGATACTAAATGTTTCATCTTTATCTAAGTTGAATAAAGATTTGATTTTTCCAGCTTCTACATTACTTAATTCGAATACGAAATCAGATCCTTCAGTATTGAAGATACCTTGTAATTGAGATTCTGTTAAATCTTTGTAACCTAAAGAAGGTTCTGAACATGATAATGTGATTTCTAAATCATCATTAAAGATTTTAAAGCTTGTTGCTACGCAATCTTCATCATTTTCAATATATTCGATTTCACCATGAATACCTTGGTAGTCGAATTGTTTAAATGCTTCGATTAATTTAGCAGCATCGAAAAATGCAACTTTTAATTCTTTTTCAGGTGTTTCGCCTGATGTTACGAAAATCTCTCCTAGTGGAAGAGCGTTGTGCTTCACAGCATCTCGCTGTGGCAAGTAAGCTGAAGAAACTACTTGATCGCCTTTAATCTTAAAATAGATAAAAGAGTCAATAAGTTTCAATCTGTTTACGAAACCAATAAAATTGTTTTGGTCTACTTTGTCAATGTGTAATTTCATGAATAAACTTTTTTTAGAAACGTTTGATATGATACTTATATGGAGTAATCAGTATTTGTTTCATAAAAAAGGGCAGAGATAGTAGCGAACGTTTCTCTGCCCAACCCGTTAACTATAACGGTCCTAAAATGTGTCTATATAAATATAGACACCGGAATTTTATCCATCGCAACTCAAGCAATCAGGATCCATTGCTCTTTGTGCTATATCTCCTCTAAGTACTGATTCAGTTCTCATATAATAAAGCGTTTTGATTCCTTGATTATAAGCTTCTAAATGCACTTGATTGATAAATTTAGGTTCGGCCTCATTTGGAAATGCTAAGTTTAATGAAACTGCTTGGTCGACATATTGTTGACGAAGACCTGCCTGTTTAACTAATTCCATTTGATTAATTTCTTTAAATGTTCTATAAGCATCTTTCATTGGAATGAATTCTGATTTTTCCATATCTGACATTTCAGCCATAAATTTGATATGGATAGGACGTCCTGCTTTCTCTTCTAATTTCTCTCCAATTTTTACAAAGTATTCATCCATCCAGTCTAATCCTTGAACTGATCCGCCATCAGCTAGAATTTGATCCCATGTATCTTTATTATTCTTTTTAACAAGTGATAGAGCTTTTTCTAATGTTGGATTCTTTCTAATAAAAGTACCTTTAGCGGTTTGTTCAGTAAATACGTTTGCTGCCCAAGGTTCAATACCTGCAGAAACATTACCAGACAATTTAGAGTTAGAAACTGTAGGAGCAATTGCACGTAAATGTGTATTTCTCATTCCAGTTCCAACACACCAAAGTGGTTCACCATATTCTGTCGCCATATCTCTACTTGCTCTTTCAGATTCAATTTTGATTTGACTAAAAATCTTTCTAGTTTCAAATTGAGCCATTAGGGAATCAAATGGAATATTACGATCTTGTAAATATGTGTGCCATCCTAAAACTCCAAGTCCTAATGCTCTACCTTTTTCAGCAGAACGAACTGAGTTTTCAAATCCTCTCATGTATTTTGCACGACTAATAAATTCAGAAAGAACTCCATCTAAAAATTGAGTTGATGTATATACTAAGTCAGTATTTTTCCACTCATCATATTTAGCCAAGTTCAATGAACTTAAACAACAAACGAATGAGTGATTCTCATCAGTGTGTAAAGTAATTTCTGAACAAATATTGGTCATATAAACTTTTAAACCATTTTGTTTGTACGCTTCAGGATTTGCTCTATTAACATTTCCTTTGTACATTACATAAGGCTCTCCTGTTGATTTTCTTTTTCTAAGAACTGCAGCCCAACGTTTTCTTGCTTCTTTGTCTCCAGCTTCTAATTTTCCCATAAAACTATCTGAAACAACAACACATTGGTGCATATTTAAAGATTGACGATTAACATCTCCTTTAGGTTCTCTAATTTCTAACCATTCCCAAAAATCACCATGTTCAATATCAATATTTACTGATGCTGCTCCTCTTCTAACTGACCCTTGATTGGTTGCTAGAACTGAACTATCGTAAATTTTAATGAAAGGAACTACACCATCAGATGTACCGTTTTGAGAAATATTTGCTCCAGCTGGACGAATTTGATTTACGCCAATTCCAACTCCACCACCGTGTTTTGCAAGTAACATCATTTCTAAATTCTTACCACCGATATCGGCAATAGAATCAGCGACATCAATGCCAAAACATGAAATTGGTAATCCTCTTTCAGTACCGGTATTTGATAAAACTGGAGTAGCCAAGTTTAACCAACCTTTCCAAATATAATCGAAGAATTTGCTTGCCAATTCAGGCTTTCCTAATCTTTTTGCAACGCTTGTTGAAACTCTCCAATAAGCATCTTTAGGTGTTTCACCTTTTAACAAATATCCTTTTGATATCGTTTTAACGTAAATTTCTGTATTACCCCAAACTGGGAAATCTACTCCTAGTTCCCAGCCTTGTTGTTCTCCGTGATTGATTTGATCCATCTAAAATATTAATTTGTATTGTTTATTTATTCTTATGAGAACATGTCATCCTCGTCCCAATTCTCATCTTCTCCTGCTTTTGAGTAGTCGGTTGGTCGAATTGCAAAGAAGTCAGTATGTGTATGTCCTCCGGTTAAGTGATAGAACCAGTCTAATTGACTAGCCATCGCTTCACTATAATGAAAAATGCTTTCATATCCTAATTCATTAAGTTTTTCATTTGCTCTTTTCTTAATAAATTCTTTAAGGTCGGTAGCTTGCATGTTTTCAAGGTCTCCCATTTCAAACATTTTATCAATGAATTGAAATTCCATTTCAACCATTAATTTTGCAGCTTCTTCAACTTGTGATTGTACAGATTCTTTTAATTCAGGATATTCTTCGCACATGTGGCGGAAAAGTTGACAACCCATCTTAGAGTGTAGTGATTCATCTCTAACTGACCATTTCATTTGCTGACCAATACCTTTAAGTAGGTTACGCATCTGGAATGAATATAAAACTGCAAATGATGAATATAGTGAAACTCCTTCAGCGAAAGCAGAGAAGATTGCAAGTGATCGGGCTACGTCCTTTCTAGCATCTGAATTATGTTGCAAATCTAAATGAGTGTAATCATTATTAGTTTCAACTAAGAATTCAAATTTCTGAGATGTTGCAGGCTCTTTAAGAAATGCTGCAAAGTTTTCTAAGCCTAATGTTTCATTTAAATAAGAATATGCTACGGCATGAACTGTTTCATTTGCACCAAAAGCCATCGCCATTTGTCTAATTTCATGTTTTGGGAACCATTTAGTTACCATATTAGTCCAGTAATCTGAAACTGCACATTCGGTTTGAGCAAACCCTAACAATATATTTCCTACAAGATTCTTTTCAGAAGGTGTTAAATTTTCATTCCAATCTTTAAGATCGCCTTGCATTGAAATTTCAGTATGAAGCCAATGTGCTTGCATAACCGGAAGCCATCCTTCCGTATAGTACATTGGATATTCAAACGGCTTATACTCAACTCTTTCAACAAATAATGATGATTTTGAATTTTCCATTTTTTTAATTTTTTTTACTTTTGATTTAGACTAGAATGGCCTAGAGTTTTAAGTTCTAGGCCAAGTACTGGGGGTTTCTTTATATATTAAAGATAACCTTGTCGGCATAGTCCGGGAGTTAATCTTTTTTCTTTTCTAACAGCTTTTTATAGTGCTCTGCTTTTGTATAATATTCATACGAAGTAGATTTGTACTGCTTTCTTTTTGAATACAAATCTGTAAGAATCATTTTTAACATCGAATCTTCATTTCGATAAACAACACCATTTTCGCAAACAATAACATTTTTATCTTGTCTACGTTCTTCGATTTTAGAAGCTGGAACTTTTTCAACGAATGCATCTGGAGAAATATTAAATTGTCTCATAATCGAAGGATATAGAGATGCAAAGTCAAATGCACTTACTCCACGATAGAAACCAACTTTAGGTTCTTTTACAAATGCTCCAGCATATTGAGTATCTTTTTTACCGTCGGATCTTTGTTCAGTTCCGATTCTAAAACCAGACTCTGCCATTTTACGGGCAATTAATGCTTCAGTTACAGCAACTGGAGAAGCTGCTTTATAAAGAGGCATTTGTGTAATATTTGCAAGTGTTAGAAGTACATCCATTGATTTTAATTTCTGGTCAATGTAATATACTAACACACTATCGACTACGTTATAATAAACATACTTTTTAAAATCATCACGATAAAGGTCTTGTAAACCACCATTGTATTTAATTTTACCAAAACCTAGAACTTGACCTGCAACATATTCAAGAGCATTTGATTCTTTAACTTTTACAGATTTATCATATTTGTCATATAACTGCATGTAATCAAGAATACCCATGTGAAGTGGTCTTGAATCGGTAGAATCTACTGCTTTAGTCAATGCTGAATCTGCAATATCAATTTGTAATCTTTTACAACGATTAACAATATATTGCCAGTCATAGTTGATAAAGTTCCAACCTGACATCATTGGGAATTTAGGCATGAATTTATACAAGAACGTATAAACCATATCATACTCAGATTTAAACTTAATATATTGGAAAGTCCAATCAGAATCTAATTGTTTGAAATACTCATTAGTATCTTTTTCAATTTGACTGATTTGTTCTGGTGAAAGGTCTTCTAATCCTAGAACAATTGTCTTTTTATTTGGAGTAATAATTGAGAAAGTTAAGATTCTAGATTTAGCTTCTTCTGCTTTAGGGAAACCATCAACAATTTCAGTCTCAATATCGACAAAATAAGTCTTTGGCATATTGTATGCATAAATCTCTTCTTTGTCTTTCGCAGGAAGATTATCCATAAAATACACCAATGAAAACTTATTATATTGTCTAGATGTACCTAATTTAACGGGACGATTATCCCAATTTTTAAATTGAGTACTTGCTTCACGATCTTTAGCATCACAAACAAACCAGTTTTGGTATTGATTGATTGGGTATCTTTTAAAAGCTACTTCTCCTTCTTTATTATAAAAGGAAACCATAACCTCTTTGTCTCTTTGTTCGATGTCTAATAACATTAATATCCTCGTTTTTGGCGTTGCTTATTCTCTTCTGCTTTTGCAAAGTAGTAATTGTATGCTGTTTTGGCGTCTAGTCCGATAGAAGCAGCATAATTTATAAAGAAGTGTAGAATATCTACCCATTCCATATAAAGTTCTTTACGATCATTTTCTGAAAGATCGGAAATTTTCATGTTCTCATATTTAGTATGAGCTGTTTTCCAATATTTCCAAACTGCATTACCATCTCCATCTTTAATACCACCAAGAGCATCAGTCATTTCATGAATTTCATCAACTACTGCGTGTGTATTAACATGCCAGAAATTCATAATGTCTTTGATTGACATATTGTCAAAATCAAATCCATAAGTTTTTTCTTGCATTTCTTTTTGGTGATTCATTATATCCGCCAGATGTGTGGTGGATTTATCATAGAAGTCATTTACTTCTAAATCTTTACATTCGTTATCAATGTTTGCCATATACTATTCTATAGTTTTATTTATTATTGTTTACTAAATTTGATGTAATCTTGAATATAATTTTTAATTCGTTCTGAGCCAACTGGATTCATTGAATGTACTTCAAAACATGGAAATTCTAATTTATTGTCGATACAATAATTAACTAACCATTTTGCACAGTCTAAACCTGTTTTCTCATCAAAATCAGTTGGATAGTCAGCTCCGTCTCCGCACATTGCTGGACTGTAATGCTCATCTGCTAAATCATGATCGAATGATACCATTTTAGGAAGACCATTTAAAGTAATCCACTTGGTAAATTCATCATAGCTTTTAACAACTGACCATTCTTGTTGAGTATACATTGCTGCATTTGTACCGATTCGGTAAGGCATGTAGCTCATGCAATCATAAGGATGTCTGAAATCGTCTAAGAAAAGGTTTTTGATACTCGTTGCTTTCATAATAACGTTATTAGGTTATTATATTAGAAAAGCGAGTTTTGTTCAAAATTATTGTTAAAAAAGTATTCCATAACTGAATTATCAGTTCTTGCTACTTTTCGACGACTAATTAAATGTGGATTGTTTCTTAAGCGATAATAAACGCCATACTGACAAAGACCAACTTCACAACCATAAGTTTTAAGATCGTTTTGTTCTTCTTGGAAAATCTTCTTACCATCAACATAAACATTATGTGTTGATTCATGTAGAGGAATATCTCCAATAAGGTCTTTGTAATTTTCACGGAACCAAATAACTCTATCACCATAAGGAATATTACAACCTTCTCCAAACATTAGGTCTAATGTGAATCTTGCTCCAGGACCTGGTACGCAAAATCTTTCGTCATGGTTGATTGGAATTCTTGGATTTACCGAGTTAGACGTTGAACAGTGGTAACCGTAGTACTGTCCTACTCCTTCAAGCGAAGAGATAATATCATACATCTCGTTTAGAGATTTAACCTGGGCCATCCTTCCTGTGATGCCTCGAGGTATAAAAGAAGCTACCCATAAAAGAATATTAATTTTATGAGCATCTCTTGGTTGATTTCTTAACTGAGCAACATAATTATTGGCTGCTCCAAAAAGACTTGTACGTAATTCCGTACTTCCATAAATTGGTAAACCTAAAGAAACCGCATCTTCTAAATTCTTACGAATTTTATTCTCATAATCTCGATCGACTAAAAGTCTTTCAAAATCAATTAATGCTGTTTTTGGATTTGGATCTCTTGTTAGAACTTGGTGAATTCCACGAGCTCCATAAAAGTGAGAAATAATTGTATTGCAAATAATATTGTCCATTGAGATTGGAGCATATACAATGTTCTCCATAATATATCTCATACGGTCATCTAGAGTAATTTGAGGATGGAAATACTCTACAGTTTCTCCAAGAGCATCGTCTCCATCGCTATCATAACTATCCAGCACTCCCATATTATAAAGGGCTCTTTCGTTTACTTTATTAAAGAAACGACCAATGTCTTTTACGACATCCATATTTACGCTTTCAATTATATTACTCATTTTACTATTTTATTTTTTAAACCAACAATCGTAACCACCAATTTCTTTAAAGACAACAAAACTTTTAACCTCATTAATTGGGTATAAATTTGTTAATCTTTCAATAGCTGGTTGGGCATGCTCTTTTACTTTTCCCATGTGTAATTCAATAAAAATTACTTCAGGATAGTAAGCTTCGATATATTCTAAGATTTGATACTCTGCACCTTCTACATCAATTTTGATAATATCTGGTTTGTACGTATCTAACAATTCTTGAATATGCAAATTTTGTACCTCATCATAGTCATGGAAAGTACTTCTTTTCATGATTGATGTAGAACAATGTGAACCTCCTCTGGTTCCTTTGTAGATTTTAATTGTTTTTTCGTCAGAACCTGAAACTGCAGCATGTAAAATTTTAGCCTTTGGTTCTTCTGCAAAACTTTCAGAAAGTTTAGTGTAATTACGAACATCACATTCTACCGTGATAACTTGTTTTGCACCGTGATCGATTGCTAATTTAGTAAATCCACCAACGTTTCCACCTAAATCAAGACATACTTTATCAGTATAATCTACTTCGGGTTTAATGTAATGGATAACGCAATCTTTAATCATATCTTTGTCGATCCTTTCGGTTGCATTAAGATACTTTATGTAGTTTGCTCTTAGTTCTCTTTGACTTTTTGTAAGCATATTATAATTCTATAGGTTTGTTAATTTCACTAAATATTCTGGCCAATTCTCGTTTTTGACGATCAATTAAATCCTTTGAATATAATTCAGTTAGTACTTTAACATCTTCGGCATTTTTAACATATAATACCTTTCTAAGTACAGGGTCTTGAATAAGCTCTTTGTTAGGATCGTATTCAATTTGAATTGCTGCTAATGAATTAGAAGCTAAAGTTTCATAAAAACGATATGTTACAACATTATCTAAATGTTCTTCGTCTCCAATAATTAGACTAACTTTAGATTGATTAACAAGATACATCATCTCGTCATGTGAAACTGGATTTATTTGAGTTGATGGTACATTTTTACTTTTATATCCAACTAATAAATTTCTAGTATCTTTTGGAATATATTTTTGTAGCATGCTTTCACGATACCTTTTTCTGTTTCTACCGAAATAGATAACATCCCATTTTTTAGTATCTTCTCCTTGAAATAAGGTTGGATTAGCCAATTCTCTTTCAGTAAATAGATTCTTAAAAATATATCCGAATAAGTTGAAGTTCATTACATTTCCCTTCTTCCATCCGTTAAATTTCTTAATGTCTTTTCCTGGAAAGATTTGAATCGAGTCCTCGATTAGGTCATCCCATACATCAACATAATCTTGACATAAATTAAATCTAGCTAAAGATCTAGCTGGATTAATTGGTGGAAACATTGGATCAGTTGCAAGATTGTAGATTTTGTTCTTTGCTTTTGCAATACCTTCAACAATTGCAACTGTATGAGGTTTTAATCCACCACCAAAGAAATTATCTTTTGCTAATTGAATGAATATACCATCATAAGTTTCCCATTCGGCTTCATTTGCATCTACATAATATTCTTGGTCGGCATTTCTTAAATTTTTATGTCCAATAATAGACACTTCGTGTCCTGCCTCGAGTAATGCTTTTCGAAGATAATAGATTTCTAATCCATTTGCTCGATTTGTATTACATGATGTATTGATGTAGATATTTAATATTCCGAATTTCATTGATTAATTTTATTTTTCTACAAGAGTTGATACAACATGAACAATATCTAAATTAGGATGCCATTGTTTAATAACTGCAATTTGAACTTCGTCATCATCAAAGAAACGAACAACATCAATTCCTTCTTCTTTAAGGTTATGAATAGTTCTAGCTTTATGGCGACCAGAGAAAATTCTAGCTTCTACTGTATGATTTCCCCTTTCTTGTAAGGTCATTTGATTAAAGTAAACATTTGTAGAGATTCCCATTTCTGCTAATTTTTCAAAAACGTGTGGCGCCTCTTCTTGACATCTACCTGTGATAATAACATCATCACTAAATCTTGGTCTAATTCCTAATGAAACTACACCATCAAAATCATATGCAAATATTTCTTGATTTTTCATCTTTCTAAATTGAAAAAAGATGGAGAGCAAAACTCTCCATCTTGTTGGATTAATTAAGCTTTAACTTGTTTCTCCGTAACTTTAGTAAGTTTACGATTTGCTAAAGCTTCGCATTCTTGAACAGCATCAACAAACATCATTTGTTGAGGTGGTGTCTTTTGAGTAAATGCTGATGGTCCTCTTAAAGCACCAACAATTCCCATTTCTCTTGCAACTCTAAGATAACGAAGAGCGTCGATTACGACTCCTGCAGAGTTTGGACTATCTTGTACAGATAGTTGAGCATCAAATATAACTGGTGCTCCACCGAATCCTTCAAGTTCTAAACGGAAGTTAGCAACTTTGTTATCTCCATAGTATGAGATGTACTCTGAAGGACCTGCATGTAAGAATGAACCTTCTGTTGATATTCCACGAATATCATTTTGAGCGCGGATTACGTTCTCTTTAGAAATCTTTTTAGATTTCAAACGAGTTTTGTCTTCCATATTCAAGAAGTCAGTGTTACCACCAACGTTACGTTGAATGTGTGCTCTTACTACGTGACCTCTTTCGAATGCAAGTTCTTGTAACATTTGAGACAAGATAGATGCACCAAATTGAGAACGCATATCATCACCAATCAATGGAATACCTGCGTCGATAAAACGTTTCTCCCATGCCGGATCAGATGCAATAAATACTGGAATACAGTTTACGAAAGAAATTCCAGTTTCTAAGCAGATTTCTGCCCAAAATTCTGTTGCTGCTTGAGAACCTACTGGTAAGTAGTTAATCAATACTTCAACTTCGTGCTCTTTTAATTGAGCAATAACTTTGTCTTTCCACTGTCTGTCTTTTTTATCAGTCCATTCAGTACGATTTGTCTCAGTTGAATTTCTCAACTCTTCAGAAACCAAGAAACGATTTGCTTCTGGGTATGCGTCCATTAATAATGCATAACCATCAATAACTGGAGCTTCATAAACTGGAGCTGTTGAATTGATAGTTGGAACGATATCCCATGCAGAATTTGGACGTTGCTTCAATGCAACACCTAATGGTTGATTCACTTTACGCTCATCAATATCAAATGCACAAACAAATTCAATGTCTTTTGCACCATATCCACCGATATCGCTACGCATCATACCATCGATATTTGCTTGATTTTCCGTGTAGAATTGTACTCCTTCTACTAGAGACTTAGCACAGTTTCCTGTACCAATAATTGCAACTTTAATTTTACTCATGATTTTTAGTAATTTGTTTTAAGTTATACTTATAATTTATAAAAGGTTTCAAAATAAACTCGTGACTTTTGGTTTTAATGCTGGATTCTTTTGGCCAGTTTCGAAATCATATTGATAATAATTTCGTGAAAGGTGCACCGATCCTGGTTTCTCCATATAAATGTCCGCATAGTCTTTTGGGCTTAGCTTGTACCATTCGCTTGGCCATTGGATAAATTCGTATCCGGCCTCACTTAGATATATACTCAGCTTATTGTTAAAAATTCGACAAATTTCCAATCTTTTTTCTAAATTTCCATAAAAAGGTGTTCCTTTATAGAATCCAGTCTTTGGAATTCTTCTCTCTTCGTGGTCGATTGGTAGTAATTGCATAACACTGATCTTTTCCATGCCTAAACTTTTTAAGTGTTCAACATAGTTTTTAACTAGAGATTCAGTTGCTGCAATTGGATCTGGTTGGCGGCACAAATGGTGTCTAACATCAATGTTACCAAAATATGTGATTATGTGTTTTGTTCCAGCAGGAATATAATTCTGCATTCCTTCTTTAATAACTCCAAATAATGTTTTACCATCATTTCTGGAAATGTTTGCTCCTGGAACGTAAGCAGATACTGAATGGCTATCGCCTAGTACAAAGGTATCTGAGTTAAGGGTTAAATCAATTGTCTCAACTGATTTTGACCTTGATGACAGGATTGCAACGTCTAATGATTTCCAATTGTCTGTACAAGAATTCATACGAGATTGAGCAAATGCTCCAACATCTGGCATTTCTCGATTAAGACAATACACATCTCCTTTAAAATCAATAAATCTCTGGATTCTGGCAGCTGGTTCATCTCCTGCACCGCCAAAAAGATTGTAACTACCTTGGAATTCCATTGGTAAGGCTACCATCCAAACGTCAAAATCATGAATGTTACCGTCTTTTGTTAAAACAGTAACATCCAATCCTAGACTTTTTAATTGGGACATAAGTAAATATGCCCACGCAGATTTATGTGATTCTTTTTTCGAGCTGTAAGTTGTTACAACATCATCAATTGCAATCTTTTTACCAGCTAACTTTTCTTTAATATCGTAGATACTAGTCATTTGATTTGATTGGGCGAGATTCTTCAATCTCATTAAGGTAATTCTCTAATCCTTGAATATAGGCAACTGCATCAAGCAAATTGTCTTTCTTATGGTTATAAGATTCTCTAGAGAATTTCAAAGCAACTAGTGCTTTAAACATGTGTTCTCCAGTTACTGGGATTCCAGTCATTCCTTGAAAAATCATTGCTGCACGATCCATACCTTCTGAGAAAGGTCCATAGTTACGATCTGCTTCTTCTGATCTGTGATTAACGATTTTGTCTGCTTCTTCTAAAATACTCATTTCTCGATATGTTTAGTAATTATATAAGTAAGTTCAAAAAAGTTTCGAAATTATCGATATAAAATTACAAATTCACCAAAATGTTTATCGAAGATGTTAATTAGATTTTCGTAGTCTGAGAATGTCAGTTCTACTCTAAGTTTTGCTTTTTGCTCCTTGGTCCAACCGAGCTTTTTAGCAAAGTCCATTGCCATTCCCATTAAGTAGAATGCATTTCCTTCTGGTCCATTAAGATCGATTTCGATTGGACCTTTCTTTCTGTCTTTAGCTGATTTTATCATGTTGAGATTGTTTAAATATTATATGTAAATATAAACAATTTCCATGACATAAAAAAATATTTAGTGAAATATTTTAGGAAATAAGATCCATTTCCTTAATAAGTTGATTCTCTTTACTCTTAACTAAGAAGTGTAATAGAGATGAGACTAATCGTAGATTGCTATCATCTGTCTCGTTTCCTGCTATGATTGCAGCAAATAGGTAATTATTAACTAATGCTCGACATGTCATTAGTTGTTTTAAAGATTGGCAAGAATTAATTGAATTAATGATTTTTTCAACTGCTGCTTCTGACCAATTTTTGTCTTTTTCTCCGCCTAGTAAAATAATGTTTAGCATTTATTTGTCCTTTATAGATGGATTAAGTTTTTCGAAAATAAACTGTTCAAATGTTTTTACTGGTTTTTCAGTTTTCTTTTGAAGTTGTTCTCTTCTTTTCTTTTTCTTTTTCTCTTTCTCGTATTCGTCTTCTGCCCAACCAGCTCCTTTTGGAACATCACCAGAACCTATTTCTCCAGTTCCCATATTTGGAAGTTTAATAGCTCCCATTCCAGCACCTGGCATAAAAGTACTTTGTGGTCCACCAGTATTTGTTGCAAATCCTAAACTAGATTCTTCAACAGTCTCAGGAAGTCCTTCATGTGGAGTTTCTGCAAAATCTTTAAGTTGTTTTAAAGTCATTGAAAGTGTCAAGTCCTTTACTTTGTCTTGGTATTCTGCAGAAACATCAGAAAGCAGCATATATCCGGCTTTTACGGCATATGCTGCTCCCATTAGTCTTTGTTGTGATTTGCTTGTTGCAGGCATCTTATAAATTATTTTGCATCTATTGATAAAAAGATGCTCTTTCTGATTTCAACATTATTATAACCTACTGCAGAATCGAAAGATCCAACAATTTCAGTTATACTTACTGGAACCGCAGTGTTTGTCATACCATCAAGTTTTCTAGAGAATTTATCTCCATCAACATCATCCGCAAAACCAACATTAATTACGAAATCGTTATTTAAAGAAACAAAAAGTTCTGTACCAGTCGGTGTGTTTAATCTATTAACTACATCTGCGATCCATTGAGCTTCAGATAAAGTTGCAACTATATAAACAATAGCTTCCTTGTCTTTAACAACTTTCATTACTTCCTGTTCGATGATTTTTGCGCCGTCTTTATCAGCCCATTTGGTCCAAACATCGTTAAGTTCTGCTAAAGTTGAGTCAGCATCTCCTTCGTATTTAATTCGTTCGATTTCTTTCTTAAAAGCAAATAGAACTTTTCCAATAATACCTTTTGCACCGTAAATTCCAGTCAATTGGTATGCTTTTTCAGTTACGAATTGTTCGTATAGTTGTACATGTTTCATATTATTACCAAGCGTAGTTTAGGTTGTCAATTTTCTTCATGTAATCTTGAAGATTTTTAGCGCGTTGTTTCATGCTACCTTCGTAGTAAGAACCACCGTAACCTGCAGCTACTTCTTTTTCTTGATTTGCAGCATCTCCACAATATCTAGAATATTCATCTAAGATATTTCTCATTAGATTTGCAGCATCGTTCATTTTAACTTCTCTTCCTTTTGGATCTAATCCAACAATAAGTTCATCGTATCTTCCTTTTAAACCTTTAGATAAACCATCTTTGATTTGACCAGCGATTGTATCAATAGCGTTTGCAACTAGAGAATCTAATGGTAATGCAGCTGCTTTAGTAGCTAAAATTTCATTGTATCTCTTTAAGTTTTCTGCTTTAAAATCTTTATCAGTTTGGAATGCAACAGCTCCTTTTTTAGCAGCATATCTTTCATCTTTTAAAGCTCTTGTAGAATACCTTGCTCTAAGAATATCTAAATCTAAACAATATGCTCTATCAGCAAGTTCAACAACTTGTTTTAAGCTTGAGATTTTAGAACCGTAACTAGAGTTTGCAGAAGATTTTGAAATACCAGCAGAATCATCTCTTTTAGTTACTTTTAAAGTTCTGCTTGATGATCTACCATATCTGCTTGACCATTCAGCATTCATCCATTCATTTTGACCATTAGTGATAGCTAATAGAGTATTTGCTGGAATTGTTCTTGTACCCCAATCTTGTTGAGTATATGGATTCTCTTTTTCATTTGTTGTAAAATAGAAATATACAGCGTTAGCTCTTTTTTCTTTTTTAGCAGTTTCTGGATCCATTTCAATAATATCAACATCTTGAATTTTATCAAGTGCTAATTGTGACATATTATAGAATGCTCCTGGAAGATCCTTTGGCATTTTTGCGCCGCCAGTCAAAAGACTTGCAAGCTTTGAAGATGCAAATGCCTCATTAATATGGTCATTGTTTAAATTCTCAACAAATTCTGAGAATGATTCAACTAATCTTTTCATTTCAAATCTAGGTTTATTTTGTATTTTATTTTCTTTTGTAAGCTCATTATATATTTTAAGTCCTGCTTTTGACAATGTAACACCGTCTTCAGAAACATTAAAAAGACTAGAATTTCTTTTTAACCATCTTTTTTGGTCTTCAGAAACTTTAGTCAAAATTAGGTTAAATTCCTCTTTAGTTAATTTACCATCTTTGATGGCTTCAATAACTTTATTACGAATAACCGCTGTTTTAGATGCAGTTTTAGCAGGATGAGCTTCAGTATATTGTCTTTTTAGGACAATTCCTGCTTCATTTACTGATTCAGATTCGTTAAGTGATTGTAAAAAATCGTCGAAATTCATTCTTAAATTCTTATTTTTATATTCTATATATCAGATTATTTTATAGTTATGCCATAAGTTCCACCTTGAGAACCCGCTCCATTAGTAAAACTTGGAGCTGCTGTAAAATTAATTAGACCCTTATTATAAGCATCTCTAAATGTAGAAGCATCAATTAATAAAAATCTACCATCTTCTCTGGTAAACGCAATATAATTAAATAGCTCATGAGATTGATAATATTCAAAATACATTGGTAGTATTTCAGCATGCCATTTACTAGTATTAATAGAACCATCTTTACCAATACAGTTTGCTAATACTCCAGAATATTTAGAAACATCTAAATTAAGTAGGTAATTTTTAAATGCTCCAATAATTTCAGCAGAAATCATTAACATTTCTTTAGAAGAGAAACCTTTATTTAATTTAGAAATTGCTTTTAGATTAATTTCAATTCCTTCTCCAGATTTTTTACCAACATTCCAAAAGTTGTCTTTACCACTATCAATAGCAGTAAAATCAGTATGTCCTAAATTAGCAGCAACATTGGTCATTGCATTATAAAAATGAACTCTCATTTGTTTAGCATCGCCATATCCACTTTGACCAATTAAACGTCCATTTGGACCTTTAACTTCTAATTCGGTACCATCAACAATAACATCTCCCTTTTCAGATCCATTAGGTCTTCTACCGCCTGCCAATATAGTACTTAACCATACTTCACCAGGTCCCATTGGCGGAGAAGTTCTCCATGACATACCATAAAAACCAGCAGATGCTTTTCCGGGTACTCCAATACTTGAATTAATACTATTTGAATCTGAGACTTTACCAAGTAAACTTGATATTGTTACTGTTCTATTTTGAATATAACTAACAAACGATGATAAATCATTGTTTCTAGAAATAATTGTAAACAATATTTCTGCTTGGTCAGCAGGATAACCAATTCCTAAAAGAAAATTAATAATTGTTTCTTTAGAAGCTGATGAATTTACTAGACTTTTAAGATGATCGATAGTATCGGTATCGTTTGGTTTTACTGTTCCAATTACATCTCTACCGATAGAAACTGGAATTTCAGAACCTTCATTAAGTTCTTCTAATGCTGATAACGCTGCAGCAAATCTTGCTCTAATGTCTCCGTTTGTTTGTGCCATTATATCTTATTTATAAATTGTTCGAATGTTAAAAACTCTTCATCATGTTCTACTGATTCATTAGCAATAGAAGTCTCTAATTTTTGTTTAAGGTCATTAAACATAGAGTGAAGCGAGTTTGGGGTCATTTTGTTAAATTCTTTAACGTTGTTATCAAGTAAAGATTGTCTAACTTTTGTTGCGGAAATATCATCATCTCCTCTTTGGATTTCATATAAACCAAATTCTGGTAAAACTCCAAGTTCATCACGATACTTGTCATTATTAACCATATATCCATATGCTTTCATTCGGTCAGTTCCGGTACCCCAAAGAACTGGTTCGTAATTTGGTCTAAGTTGATTGAACATAACATCAATTGCAGCAGAAGGAACAACAATAACTTGCTTTAAGAATTTGTATTCTCTCTGTACATTGTTAAACATTTCAATTTGTGTTTCAACATCATAAGGACGTTTAACAGCATCCTCTTTCTTAACAGTTTTTGCTTTAACTAAGAATACTATAACTGGAAAACCGTTTTGTTTATAAAGAGTTTCTAAAACTTTAACATGTCCTAAAGTAAAAGGTTGGAATCTACCAACAAAGATATTTACTTTCTCTTTTCCTTGTGCAGGATAATCAATCTTAAGAGCTTCAGTAATTTTTTGACTGTTTGCTACTCTGTCATGAATGATATAATTTTTGAAATCATATACTGCATGTTCATCAGCATTTTCAACAAAGATTTTTTGTTCGATCTTTTCTACGATTTCATTTAATTGAGTAAATAAAAGTCCAGTAATAATTGAACTCTCTTTAACTCGTTTCTTTCTTAAACTACCAACAACAATTTTATAAAGCTCAGCAAGAACATTGTTCTCAAGATACTTTAATGTTGTTTCGTTCTTAATATATTGTGTATTAAGTTGGAAGCATTCTGCAGTAGCAAAGCTAGCTGAATCAAATTTAGCTCCAACATATTTAAATGCGTTTTTGTTTAGATATTGATTGTAGACAGCTGAAACTAATTCAATGTATCGTAAATCCGAGTTCTCCTCGTTTAATTCAATTTCGTCTAAATTAAAATCATTTAAGAATTCTAATAAGTCAACCATTGTGATCTGATACATATGGCTAGACTCTCTATCATCCTTTGATTCATTTACACGATCAAAGGCTTCCATTTTAAATGATTTGATTTTTGTACCTTCTACAAATGAGATAATTAAACCATCAATTTCTTTATCTAAATTATCATTTAATGTAGATTTTGATAAATTACTATTAAAGATATGAAATGCTTCTCTTGTAAAAGATTTGTCAGAGAATTCTTTTTGGTATTGTTCGTTACTCATAGATACCAAATCTCTTAATCTGGTTTGTTGATTTACATCTAACATTCCTTCAAAAAGAACAGGTGGTTGTTGAACCTCAAAAGTTTTTGCCCATTTATTTAGGACATGTGTATCATTGATAATCTTTCTAGGTTTACCATTATCTCCAGTAACTTGGATATGTGTAAGTATTAAATAGTTTAATGGAACTGAATCATAATTTAAAGGCGATGCATCTGCTTCCGGAAGATACTCAAATCCAAATTTCCAATCAATTGGCATCGATTGTTTAATTTCTGGAGAAAGTCCTTGGAAATATTTAATTGCAGTTTCATACAAAGATACTAAAGTTCTATCAACAATCGATAGCTCTTCGCTGGTTCCATTTTTAAAAAATTCAAAACCATTTAAACCTCTTCTAACATAAAGAGACGGTGCTGCTATCTTTTCTGACACAACAACTTTATTCTTCATTAAGTCATTGAATACTTCAGTGTTCGAAGATTGATAGAAATCTCTAAGTTTTTGTAGTGCCATTTTATCTTCCGTATTTTATAATACCCATTAATTGATTTATTGCAGCGAATGTACCGGTTAATTTGTACAATTTACCTTTAAATTTAAAAACTAAACCTTCACTTGGAATAATTGAATCGATTCCGCCAATTCTTTCTAAACGTGCCAATTCTGATTCAACTTTTGAAATTTGTGAAAGGTCTCCGTTTTGTTTGATTTTGTCAGCTTCAGTTCTAATTTGATTGTGAAGTCTCTGCATCTCTTGATCTGGGTTTGCTGCTAATAAATTTGAAACATTCTTTAATACTACTGAACCTAATTCAAGAAAGATATTTTCGAATGGCATGATGTTTTCTTTATATTTCTTTTTAGCATCAGTTTTTTCAAATTCTTGTAGTTTTTTATATTCACTATCTCCAATTTGTTTACTAACATCTCTCATGTTTAATGTTTTCTTGTCATCAAACGCCCATCTTTGTACCAATCCAGCTTGTGTGATTGTATCTAAATTAGAGAAAGTTTTAGCAATTAATTCGGTCCACCACATTTCATGGTATTTAGATACAGGATCTGAATCAGATAATTTATAAGTGTTTTGTAATGCAATAACTTTATCTAAAAAGTATTTCTTTTTCTCGTCAAAGTTTACAGTTTTTCCAATCTGCAAATCTTGTGGAGGAATAATTTTAAATGTCTTTTGTACGTCAGCTGTTACTTTATTAAGAGCAGCTTGTACTTTTCTAGCTACACTAGAATCAGAACCTATTTGATTTCCAGCTCCATCAGTATGAACAATACCATGGAATTGAATAACGTCACGGTCATAATTAATTACATTTGAATTTCCAGAATAAATTAACTCCATATTCATAAATGATTTACCGTCATTGAAGTCTTCTATATCTGTACCCTTTAGTGATCCTAAAGCACTTGCTAAGTCACTTGCTGCATAAGTGAATGTATCTCTTACTCCAGCTGAAGGGTGATCCTTGAACATCGAAGTGATTGAGCTTAAATCAATTGGGTTAGCCATTTGACCTTTATTTCTAGCAAATAAAACTTTACCTGCTGCAGTAACTGTAACAAATAAGTTTTGTCCATCAGTTTTTTCAGTTGGAGCCTCTTCAAAATCTAAACGACCTTGCAAAGCAGAATCGATTAAATGTTTCATATCTCCGAAAGTCAATGAGTTATCATCAAATGGATGCATCATATGACCTGCTGCTCCACCTTCCATTACCAATGATGGAAACTTTGAGTTCCATTTTTCTAGTAAGAATTCGTTGTAGTTGTATAGTTTCATAATATTCAAAAAAGACCCGAGTGTTTTATACTCAGGTCTAATATTTATTCTATTTTATTAGGATTCCTGTGCAATCATTGCGTGAATGACATTAATTGAAATCCATTTTTCTTTTCTAAAGAATTCTTTTGCTAATCTTTCAATCTTATCAGCTTGTTTGTCATTGATTTGATTTTCTTCACCATCTGCTTCATCATTCCATGATTCTACGGCTTCTTCAAAAGCAATATCAAAAACTTTTAATTTAATTGAGTTTGCTGGATCTCCATGACCAGAAGTATCAGTGTTGTAATCTGCCCAATATTTAGTGTCTATTGCTTCATTAGTAACAGATTCTCCAAGAGAACTTGTCAACATACCAACTGCTGCACCGAAATCACCATCACATTTTTTAAGAATACCATCAACTACTTCTCCAGCTTTAGCTTCATCAAATTCGTCGCCAAATGCTTTTTTTAAAACAGTCATTGCATAATCTTTAAATTCGTCTTCAGATTTAATTTCAGCTTCATTAACAACTGATTCTTTAATACCTAATTCTTTTAAAGATTTTATTTGTTTATCTTTTGTTTCGCCATCTTCAGATGTCCATAATAAACCGGCTTTGATTAATCTTTTATAGATTTCAGAACTTACTAATTCAAAATCTATAGTGTCTGATGAATTTTCCCAAGTATCTGCTGTATATTCAGGATCGATCCAACCAATACCTCTTTTAATAGAAGTTTCCATATCTGCATAATCTTTATCAAATTGCTTTGCTTCATTTACAGATTCTACAACCACTTTAACAGATGGATTGTGTTTAGACTCTTCAACTTTATATTTCTTACCGTCAAATTCGAATTCCTTCTCTCCAGCTTCTTTAGCTTTTCTAACAGCATCTCCAAAAGCATTACCTTCTTCGATTTCATTAGATTCTTTAACAGTTTCTTTTAATTTTGATAATTCACCTTTTAATTTAGGATCTAAACCTCTTTCAATACCCCAGTTAAATGATGCTTTAATCAACATATCTAATGGTAAGTTTCCGTTTTTCTTTCCGAATGGAGAACTTTCAACCCAAGTTAGAAAATGTGCAGCTAACTCTTTAGACATTTTAGTACCTTCTGCTCTTGAAGTATTACCATCAATAATTTCTTGAAGTAATCTTTTAGCCATACCATGAGAACCTTCAGTTAAAGCTTCTTCTACTTTGTATGTTTTACCATCAAATTCAAATTCTTTCTCTCCAGCTTCTTTAGCTTTTCTAACAGCATCTCCAAAAGCATTACCTTCTTCAACTTCAACAGCTTCTTTAACTTCATCGTCTTCTTCATTAACTTTAGAACCACGAACATTATAAGTTTTACCGTTAAATTCAAATGTTTTCTCTCCTTTATTTCTAGCAGCAAATAAGGCTCCAGTAAAAGCATTACCTTCAGTAACTACTAATTCCAAATCTTTATCTTTACCAGTAACTGCATCGTCTAATTCAGCTTCTAAAGCTTTTTTCTTAGCAGTTTCTTCTTTCATTTTAGCAAGTAATGCAGCTTTTGCATCACCTTCAGCGGCTTTCCATTGTTTAGCAAGTTCAGCCATACCAGCTGTTACTTTGGTCCAGTCATTTTGGATCTTATTAATAGAACGAGCTTCAGAAACAATAGATTCTTCGATAAACTCTTCTAAACCACTATCTTTACCCCAAAAATCTTGAATCATTGTTTCAAGATCCTTCTTTTTACCAATGTACTCAACTTCTGGGTAATTAGCAGCTGGACCATTCATATTTACAATTTTCCATTTGATGCCTTTCTTTTTACAGAATTTAACAAGACCTTCTTCGTCTGGTTCCATTGCATCTAATGTAACTTTAGCCTCATCAAGTTCAGATTCTAATTCTTCACCATCTTTAGGATCTTCTTCTTTAGGTTCTCCTAATTTATTAATATCGTCTTCGATATCTTCAGCTTTATCTTCTTCAACTTCGTCAGCAATACCTTTATTTATAAGGTCTCCAACTTCGTCAGACTCATCTTTTTCTTTACCTTTAGCAACGATTTCTGCTTCAATTTCTTCAGCACGATCTTCACTAAATAGTTTAGCATATAACGCTTTTTTCTTCTCTTCGTCTAATTCAGACATATCGTTGATTTCCAATTCATCTAAAATAGAAGAGATTTTCTCTAAAGATTTAACTCTTTTCGTCTTATTTTCTTGCTCAGTTTTAACTGCATCCTTTTGAGATTTTAATTCTGAGAAAGTCTTAAACGATGTAATTTTGTTTAGTTCCATTGTTTTAATATTTTTTTACAGTCTTATCTTATATATTCGTATGATTTAATGAACTTTGTCCATTATTCAGACCCATCAAATGTGACCTGTTTGATGTCGAAATTGAATTTTTCTTGCTTATAGATTTGTTGTCTAACTTGACCATGTCTAAATAGGTAACATTCCCAATCAGGTGTTGATAAATTATCAACGAAATCTACAATAATTACCTCTTTTTTGGACTCATGTTGTCTAAGTCCTCGACCAATTGATTGTCTAATGATGACTTCTGATTTAAATGATTCTGTGAAGAATACGCTATGAATCTTTTTAATTGAGATTCCGGTAGAAAACGTGCCATAAGAGGCAACGATGACGATCTCTTCACCAGCTTCCATTTTCTTTTTGTATTCTTCTCGAATATCAGAATCTGTCCCTCCGTCAACATAATAAACCTTCTTTTGGCTTCTTTGGCGAAGAGCATCGTATAATTTTTTACCATGTTCGATTCTGTGGAAAAGTACAAGAGAATTCCTTGGTATTCTGGAAATAACGTTGACAACAAAGTCAAGGCGTGCTTTGTTGTTGATGATATAATTTTGTTCGAGTTGGAAAACATCTTTGCTTTCATATCTATTTTGTGCTAACTCCATAAATGCTTGCTTTGTTGCAGCGGGAGCGTAATCCATTTCAATAACCTTAACTCGGCATTTTGCAATATGCCCTTCTTGTTGTAAGAAAGCTGCTTTTACTTCAGTAATTACCGGGCCGGTTTGGGACATTAGTGTTAGTTTATCTAGTGTACCATCTTTTGGAATTGTACCAGATAAACCAAATTTATATTGTGCATTTCTACACTTTGCTAAAATATCTTTAATTGACTGTGATTTTGCTTTATGTGTTTCATCAACAATAACAGCATCAAAGTCATCAAAATATTCTTTTTCTTTTTTAATTAGGGATTGATATGTACCAATTACGACATTTGAATTGGGTTTAATTTTCTGACCTGCGTAGATTTGTTGGATACGTATCTTCACTTGGTTTCTCCAATTATAGTCAACAAAGTCTTCGCTAGCTTGTACAACCAGTGAAACGTTAGGTACTATAAAAAGGATTTTCTGTGCCTTCTGTTTCTCTAGCATATAAGCAACTGTCATAAACGAAATCATCGTTTTTCCAGCAGATGTTGCCAATTCAGCAAGACACTTTCTAAATTTTAAGATATTATAAGATGCATCAATTTGATAATCTCTCGGTTGAAGATGATAGCCATCAAAAAATGCATTTGCCCAAGTTTCAAATCCTTCGGCTGAAATATTTCGATCAAACAATCTGGTAATACCATTTAGTTTTAAATCAAAATTGTATTCCTTGCAGGTTTCCATGACATATCTCCATAAACCTACAGGAATCCATTTGTTATCTTTAATATACGAGACGTAACCATCCCATACTCCCCTCTTAACTAAGGGGTTGAATCTCCATCCGTCAATTCTTTTAGTGAGACTTAAATTAATTTGTTCAATTTCAATTTCACTTGCTTCGTCGATTCTTAGAAACCTATTATCGTCTGTTAATGTTATTACCAAAACATTCTAATATTTTTATAACTGTTTCATGTCAATTCGATTCTTAATTGCAAATCCAATGTTATCAAGAGTTTTTACAGAACCATTAAAGAAATCTCTTTGCATCTCTAATAATTGTTGTACTTGATAATCTTCTGACAAGTCAGCCTCAATAAATTTAGCGCGTTGTCCATCAGATAGTTTATAATCATATTGATAATATCCTACCCACGCTGATTTATATTCTCGATCTATTTTTGCTTTTTGAGTTCTGATTTTAGAACTAATAGATGCAATCATATCGACTAAAATTTGTCGATAACTTAATGCGTAAGATGAGACTTCTGGGAGATTGTTACCATGTTTTAAATCATCTGCAACACCTCGAATTTTACTAGTCCATTCAGTCCTTTGAGTAGCTAGATACTCATCTAACTGCTGCAATTTATTTACTTTAGTTTCAACTTCCATTTATTTAATTTTAAAACAGCGAGTTTTTGCTGTCTGAGTTAGGTTTAATATAAACACTGCTTTTAATCTTTGCTTTGAACTTAGGTTTCAACTGTGTTTTAATTGTTGTACCATCATATTCAATTTTCGAAACGCCAAAGTCAACAATGGTTTTTAGTCCTTTGCTGCTGTTTTCTCTGTCCTTTTCGAAATCTTCAAATTCTTGTTCTATCATAGCTAGAACCTGTCTATTTTTATAAGTAGTACGCATCTAACATTGAGTTTGAAAAGTAGTCGTTTATTTTAGTTAAACAATCACTTTTGTTTATGTAAGCGGCCATTACTAAGTCGTTTAAATCTTTAATAGGTTCTTTATATTTATCCATTTTAGTATCTTTGAGAAATTTGGACCACATAAAGACTGATTTTCCAGCTTTTAGCTTTTCAATCATTTTTGTTTTACCAGCTTTATCATTATCGAACATATAACGAATTGTTGGAACCTGGTCGAGCTCAGTCGTGTCTCGCCCTACAGAGGAAAGTGCTAATGAATTATTCATAAACATTCGATCTAATGGTCCTTCAAATATTGTAACTGGTCGAGTAAAGTCAGTTTTCATAATACCAAATAAGGTTGATATTTTACTAATTGCCATTTTCTCTGCTTCATCTATTTCAATAGGCTTTCCCATCCACTCTAATATCTTTTCAAGATCGTAGGTTAAGTATTTAGAATTGCTAGTTTTAACAAGAGTTCTTGACTGCATTCCAATTACTTTTCCGTCTGGTCCTAAATTTAGAACATAGATTCTTTTGTCTTTGGGGGAATAGAGGAAGTTTTCTAATTTGTTTGAAAGAAATCTCTTTCTTAGATATAACCAAGGTGCATCTCCTACCGAAATGTAGGTCATCTTAAGTGCAACTCGTAATTCTTCGATAGTTGGCGCTAATTGTCCAATCTTTTCAAATATACCATACTGTAAAACATCAACATGATGGGACTCTGCTTTGTTTTCTTTAATCCACTCAATTACTTGAACTGAATCTTCAGAACTACCAAAACGGACACCGTGATCTTTTAAGAAACTATAAACATCTCCATGTTGGGAACAGTTAAAACAATGATACTGTAAAGTGTCCCAATAGATATTACCACGTTTCTTTTTGTCATCGGAATACGAGTCACCACAATAAGGACATGCCAGAGTTATTCGCCCTGGCATTTCCTTAATCATCGTCTTATTTTGGACCGTATGTTCTTGAACTAATACTTTCTTAACTAAGAGTTTGATTGTGTGTTTTAAGTCTTCTGATATATTAGAGGTCGAGGTCATTCAAAAACGAATCTAAGTCATCAGAACTATCTACCGCTGCTGCTTCTGTCTTAGGAGCTGGTGTTGTATCGAAATCAAAATCATTTGACTCTTCTACTTTTGGCTCAGCTTTAGGAGCTGCTTTAGCTTTAGGTTTTGATACAATCTCATCGATTGAAGAACCTGGATTCAAATACTGACGAAGTAATGAGTTCACGAAATCGCGAGTTTCATCATCCCATGCTTTGTATTCGTATGGTTCTAAAGAAGGAGCTGCATCTAATTCAGTTTTGATTTTGGTCATAACTTCTTGAGTCTTTTCTGCAGCTTCTCCATCAACAGTAATTGCTGATTTGCTAGATGCGAATTTAGACTTATCGTAGTTATTATATTCTCCTTGACGAGTAATAATAAGTTCGAAGTTTTTACCATTGAATAGATCGAAAATTTGAGTTGGTTCTCCAAATGCTGGTTTCAATTCTTCATCGATTTTCTCTTTGATTTTGTAACCAAACTTGAAGATTTTGTACTGACCTTCGAATTCAGGGTGTTGAGGATCTTTGATAATTTTAATCAAAGCGTAATACTGTTCACGTCTTTTCAACTTGTCTGCAATCTTGCGATCAACTGCTGAGTCTGATTTACGTAATTTGAAGAATGCCTCTGCAATTGGACACTTTTCACCGATAGAAGATGGTGAGTCAACTAATTTTCCGTCACCACTAGCATCAGTTAGCCAATGTACGTACTTTTTAACAAGTGAATTGCGGGGATTCTTTGGGTTTGGAACAAAACGAATAAGTGCTTTGTAAGTTCCGTCTTTGCCTTCATCGGCTGTTGGTTTGTAGATGTCGTTGCCAGAACCAGTGCTCTGTACTTCATGTGTGTCTACTGCGTCAACACTAAGGTTGAAAATGTCAAAATCTGCCATGTCTTTAATACTTTAATTTTCTTTAAATTGTTTAATACGTTAAACTTTAAGGGCCCTTTAAATTTTAAAACGTTAAGGTTTATATCGAGTAAATTAGATTTGTTTCATTTTTTCAAATAAAAGGTGTCTTACTCACTCATTCTATATATCTCTAAAATTATTTTCACTTTTTTTAAAAATAGTTCTAAAATCTTGAAACAAACCGTGACAAGTGTAATATAAGATTTGGGTTTCAGGTGAAGATAAGGTTCTTAGAGCGCTGAGATATAGCTTGCAAGGAAGTAAGCGTCCACTAAATCATCTAAGGGCTTCGGGACGGACTTCCCAATTTCAAGGGTTTTAACGTGCTTATGGAGCTCTGAGGATTCCAGGTTCGGATCACTCAAACGATTCTCGGTAAAAACGTCCCACAAAAGCCTTTTATTCATGTTTCCTTTTCCAGCATGTTTCTTAATTGTTGATGGAGCAACCGTAAGAATATTCTCAATATTACTAAAAGAAGTAATTATCTTGTATTTGAAGATTGCAGCGGCAGCCGCCATATCAATAAGATTATTTGTTCCTCCATTCGACCCATAAGAAACGCCTTCAAAGGCAAAAACACATGGAGTGTCATCAATCTTGGTTTTAATAAGACCGATAATTTGTTCTGCCATATCGACAAAACGATTAAGTTTTAAAAGTTCTTGAGAAGAAAACTCTTTGGACTTCTCGTATTCTGGTTGAGAAACAAGAGTTACACCATTAAGAGTTGAGATATGAGATTGTAAAGCTTGGTCAGCTTTTGTGCCAGATCCTGGCTTTAAGAAAGAAATAAAGTTAAGTTCATTATTTAGAACAACAATACCCGGAGAGTTTAATGAGAAATCTATCCCTATATAATTCATATTAGATTCTATTACCAAGAGTTGCACCAAGAGCGGCGCCAACAAGTCTTGAAGTTAATAAATCGTAAAGGACTCCACTTTGAACTCCCAATACTTTAGCTACTGTTTTACCAATTGTAGAACCAAGAGCAAATCCAGTTAAACCACCAATAATAGAACCAAGAAGACCTTCATTAGTAAGTTCATCATTGAATTTTTCGATATTATAAGTACCGTCTTCGTTCATATATGTAGCAGTAAATTCTTCTAATGCAGCATCTACTTTAGCCTCTAATTCTGGAGTCCATTCTGAAACAAGAGATTCTGATAGAACCTGTAGGTCTTTTGCAGTTACGTCTTGTTCAGCTAAATATTCAGCAAATGTTTTCATATAGTATATATTAGATTTTTATTAGTCAATTTCTAGCTTAAGAGCAAATTTGTTATACTTGAAGTTACATGTAAATGTATTAAATTCTGCAACATTTTGACTCATATTTAAATCAAGCTCTGAAATTGAATGCATGATTGGCTGATGAAATACTGCTGAAATCACGTGAATACCTTCAGCGTCCATGATTTGTAATTTCAAATCGTCAGTATATTCAGGTCTGGTTTGTTTTGCATAATAATATAACAATGTGTCCATCATAATAAAATAATTGATGAATCCATCTAATAGTTGCATTGTTATTGTAAACTCTCTTTCAATCAAGTTTTGTACAGGATAAGCTCCTCTATGGTAATTAACAGTACCATCATTGTTTGCTTGAGTTACTGGTTCAAATGTAACACCTGGTAAATTAATACCCTGAATTGAATAGTTGATATAATCAATTGGTTCAGTAATAATCGAACCTGGCATTCTATTCAAATACTTTTTATACTGATCAGCAACCTCCTTAGGAATGAAATTCCTTGGAAGCTTGAAGTTATATAGGTTATTTCTACTATTTAATATCATTATATGATGTTTACATTTCCGTAATATAATAAAGAACTTGTGTTGCCATTAACTAAATTAATATAGAACATGTCTTTATTAGTGTTTGCATCAGACTCATCAAACCTAGCAGACATTGCCTTTGGAATTTTAAATAGGATTTCTCCAATTCCAGCGTCTACTCCAGGAAAAGATGGATCAAATGTTACGCTTGATTTAATATCTCCGCTTTTTAATAAAAGTTCGATACTTTCAGCTCCAACTAAGCTTATTGCCTTTGTAGAATTTCCATCAACTTGTGCAATTCTAAATTTAACAAAGTTATCTGAAACTTTAGAAAGAGTTATTGTTGCGTTTCCTTCGGTAAAATATTCACCAATTGAAACTGCATTTCCTAATGCAACATTACTATTTCCAGCAAGAATATTGGTTGTATCAATTGCAACAGGAACATATTTGGTTTCTCCAACAGTTGGTCTAATAGAATTAACAAAACTAGTTAAACTTCTATTTGATGTTGTATCAGCTAGAGTATTGTAAATTTTATTTACAGCATTAGAACCTAAGTCTATTTTTGCAATTCTTTTACCATATTTTGCAGGTTGGTTATAAATAAGAGTTGACTGTTTTACGATTTGAGTATTATCAGTCTCATTATAGATCCTTAAAATATAGTTAATTAAAAATGCAGATGCAACATTCGCATTCTTAATAACTGGTCTAAAAATAATAGGTTGGTCATATTCTTCAGTTTGAACAAACGTTGTACTAAAAGTTTTTTCATAACTTAAACCAAGAGCTTCTCTAATTTCAATATCATGGAAAACCGTAATATCGTCTCCGCTATTATTTTGTCTAGTTAAAATATAATCTTCAAATTCATTTCTACTACCATCTTTAAGTCCATATAGATTAAAATAGTCTCCGTCTGCTGCTTCTTCAATAACACCAACAATATCTTGGAATTCGTCTTCTTGTGGAAGAGTTAACTCGATACCATGTGAAACATCAGCATACTCAATTCCAGAAATTTCTACAATTTGGTCAATTAATTTAAAATTGATTCCATAACCAGCAGTTGCATCTAAAATATCATAACCTCCAGTTATGTGGTCTGCGTAAAATGCATCTTGAAAATCTAAGTTCAAGTTATTATCAAACATGTTAACTAAAGATGGAACTTTAATCTCAATGAATTTTGAATATGAAACTCCAGAAAGAACAAATGGATTTGGATTCTGAATCTCAAAGTTACTTGAATTTTTATAAACAATTGAAGTTAAGTAGTTTTCAATTCCAGAAAGTCTAGGTGTTTTAACTTGGAATAAGAATCCATCGTAACCTCTAGCTCCAAAACTGAATCCAGTTCTTAAGTGCAATCTAATTGTATCATAATAAATTGTATTCGATGGAATCGTAACTGGAGTTAAACCAGCACTATTAGTACCGTCCCATCCTGTTGTATCTAAATAATCAAGTGAGTTATTTAAAAGAGCATATCTATTACCATCAACATCATGTTGAACGGCATAGTATCTTCCAATCTCTCCACTTGCAGTTTTGATTGTATTACCAGTTTGTTGGAAAGGAACTGAAAATAAAGGGTTTGCTTTATCTCCAACAACAATCTTTCCACCGGTATAAATTATATCAGGTGTTAATGTTGTATCGGTATATCCATAACTATAAGATCCATTTGTGTTAGGATTATAAGTTAATATTCCAGATAAAGCAGAGTAACTTGCTGTTCCTCCTCCACTGATTGTAAAATTAGTTGGATCGTTTAGGTTACTTAAATCGAATTTATATGTTTTACCATTTTGTAATTGAAGTTCTCTACCTGCAAAATTATTTACAGTAACATAGATTCCATCAGTATCAACACTAAATTCTACAACATCAGCTCCAAGTTCGTGAATTAAATATCTTGTCTCCGTTGTGTCTCCATCAACGGTATCTAGAATCTTAATCTCACTACCATTGTTATCCGTTTCGATTGCATAATCTTGCGAATTTGTCTGGTCATGATATATGAATTCCAGAATAATATCTTGGTCTAATCCAATAAACTTAGATGATTTTGCCATTTTCTTTTTATAATAATTTTAGAATCTTAACCACTTAGGGCTCCAGAATAATCCGATACTTAGGTTAGGTCCCATTTGAATTGTTTGTCCGTTGTTTAACGTAATACCATATCCAAGACCCATTCCAATTGACCAACCCGCTTTTTTCTCAGGCTTATTCAGTTTATTATTTATCAAGTTTATATTTTCAATCTCTCCGAATGTAATTCCAGGATAGTCAGTTGCAATTTTAATTTGCTCAACACCATCTTTGGTTTTTTCAGTCATCGCATATAGTTTGATAGTTTGGTTTAAAGTAAAATCTCCAGCAGAAGCACCGAACTTATTATTAATATAAGATACTTCTACCTTTCCATTAAATTTTCTAGTGTTACCTTTTCCAAAATCGTCGTTTTTATTAAAAGTTAAAGTTGCAGTTGTATCAGAAATTTGTTCAACTATTGTAGGATCTCCACTAAATTTACTTAAAATATCAATTTTAGTTTTAAGAAGAGAATTAGCATTCTTTAAGTTTTTAATATCACCCATAGCTGATTTAAATTCAGCAATCGTATTAGCATTGCTTTTTTCTAATTCAGCATATGTATATTCTAAAGTTCTTTTAGAAGCTACAATTCCACCGTTTTCTTTTATAAGAACTCTAACGCTATCTTGTGACGCTAATAGATTATTCAATTGTCTATTTGCTTCAGTTTGTGCAATTGCCTTTTCGTTTTTTAAAGTAGAAATAGAATTACATTGCTTCAAGAACAAAAGTATGACAATTGCCCCGGCTATGAAGCTAATGGTACTCCTTGTCATCTTTATATTTTTTAAGTATTCTAACATTTTTATCATTTTAATTTAATTACTAATTATGAGAACGATGATCCTCCTCCGCCTCCAGATGAGAATGTTGAACAATATCCTCCGCCTCCAGGATTATCGTATGATGAATTGTATTCAACACAAGATATTGATTGTCTAGCTACGATACCTGTATTATTGTTATAACTTAATAGTCTATAACAAGGTGATGATGAAATATATCCACTTCCATAAGTTGTACCTCCATATGAAAAATCTACAGGAGCATTAGAACCTGATGCAACTCCTACTGCAAAAGCACTTTGACCAGACGCTAAATTATCTAAATTAGATACAGTTGACCATATTTTTGTAGTTGCAACATCATTTGGATTAACAGTAGATGTACATGCATTATATGTTCCATTCGCATACATTATATTACCAACTGTTCCATATATTGCAACAGAAGTTGATGATATATCATACCAACTTCCAGGAGCAGTAGAAGATCCAGTTATTTTTAATGTTGAGAATCCACTTCCTGTCCAATATCTATAGCACCATCCAGATCCTGATATGTTTTGAGCATACCATCCTGCTTGAGCATTTGTACTTAAATCACTTACACTTTTTAGTGCAGTAGCATCTGAAAGATTATTTTCTGTTGCTGAAATATAAACAGTACTCGATGTCCAACCTGCTGAACTTGTTCCAGAGAAACCAACCGTTGATTTACTAACATTGATTCCCGTCCCAGTAGTTGATCCTACTGCATTTCCAACGAATTGTAAATATGATAATGAACTTCCAGTATTTTGGAAATCAGAATCAGTTAACGTTAAGACTAATTGTCCTGAACTGTTAATTGATGCACTTGTTTGTGTAACTGAAGCATCTGGATTAGTTCCAAATATTCCAGTAGTATATAATGCAACATTTGATGTACTAGTAAATGAATATCCAGCAGAAGGAGTCATTGTAATTGTAAACGTTTGTGTAGATCCTTGAATACCAGTTAATGTATAAGTTGATCCAACAGTAAACGTATAATTTCCAGAATCACTATTGCTAGTTGATTTACGAGATACTAACGCATAATAATGTGTTATTGTTGTACCTGCAGCACCTGCATCTGACCAATATAATCCAGAATCTCCTAAGTATATAATGTAAACTAATTTAGTTAAATCATATGCAGTTCCTCCTGAAGTTGGAACATTAAGAGTATTTACAGAAGCATCTATATCTTGTGTTATTGTATAATTATTAGGATACGTTGGATTAGCGCCATAAGATGCTGTTACTGCAACGTTACCACCTGAAATAAGAGAAAGTTTAGTATTAATAACAGTTACCGCATTTTGCTTATTAGAACCTGTACCTGAAGTTCTTTCTTCAATTTCATAATCAAAAGATACTAGATCTGGAACCTCAGTTGAAGTACCAGTTCCATTAGTCCAAGTTTTACCATTACAAAGATACCAACCTGCATATTTGTCTTTACCGGCACCATGTCTTATTTTTAAAGTGTCTGTTGCGGGTAATGGAGAACCATTAATCGCGTCCTTATAGAAATTACTAGAACTATCAAAAGCACTAGTTAATATCGGTACGATTGTACCAACTGGAACTAATCCAGAAATTTCAGACGCTGATTTCCATACTGCAGTACCAACGTTGTCGTTCGATACTAAAATTTTACCAGCAGCTGGATTACCAGAAGTTATTTTAACGGTATTATTGAATGTTACTGGATTTGTAAAAAGAGCAGGTACATAAACCGTCATTCCAGTAGATTCTAATGCTAAGAAATTATTTGTACCATCAGAAAAATAAAAATGATTTGCATATAGTTTCCATTCAGTTGGTAATCCAACCGTGTTATTTGCAAATCCCATTTCATATATGGTTTTTCCACCCTCTAATTTAAGAGTATAAAAAACTTTATTTCCATCTGAATTTGTTACGCCATCATCGGTAAGTTCTAAGTTATTTACATACGCACTAGATTTTCTATTAATTAAAACAGAAGCAGTATCAACTACTTGTCCATACAATGGATCTGTTTCATCAACACCAAACATAACAGTTGGAGGATTAACTTGTCCTCCTGCTGAATCATGTAAAGGCTGCAATGTGTTATTTTGCGGTCCGTCATTTTTAATCCAATACTCATTAGCATTAAGTCCTTGAGGACCTTGACGACCTTGAAATCCTTGTACACCTTGAGAACCTTGAGCACCTGTCAGTCCATCTAAACCTTGCGCTCCTTTAGCACCTTGATACCCCATTGGACCACCACCGTTACTTACGATCTGGTCGAAATTATAATTGACCGCATCTAACTTTTCGTTATCGGTCTGCGAATCTAATATCGGTTTTAAATTTATTGGCATCTACTCTAAGGTATTTTTGTCTTTATATTTATCTAGATTTTATTTTCACTTATTCGTCTTATTAAAGAAATCAACATCGGTGTCATCTAGAAATTCATCTATTGTATAGAATTTTTTAGAATTTTCATGTTTAAACCATCGTGCATGACCTTTTTTGTTCAAACAACTTGGATAAGATCTACTACGCTTAACAAGATATTTAGTTAAACGAGCAACAAAATCTTCTCCTTTTTCTAATCGGTCATGTTCTTCTATTTGACCGTCCATTATTTTTTTAATATATCCTATTTTAATAAAATCAAATGGAATGTCATCGTAATTATTTGAATAGAAATCGGTTTTAGTTATATTTGGATTCCATTCTTTATAAAAAAATCCAGCATCTACAAGAAGCCTATGCTTATTTAACGCAATATCATAAATAAAATACAAATCCTTTTCTAATTCTTCGTATGAATCTAAATTTTCAGATACTAATTGAATATCTAGATCCCATGTATTATTAATATCATACATGATTCCACCGTATATGATTATCTTGTATTTATTATAAATTTCTGTTTTCTTTAGTTCTAATAGAAATCTTCTAATTTTCATCCAACTAGGTCGACCCCAAATTGTTGTAGTTGAAAACTCTCCTATTTGATAATAAAAATCCATATTACTCTTGACTAGCTTCTACTTTATTATGAGTTAATATTCCATTTGCAAAAAACATATCATTTTCTTCAACATCAACTTTATAAACAATGTAGTGGCCTTTGGTTTCAACGATACTATTAACTTCTAATTCTACTCCTTTTTCTGTAAATAACATATCTCCAGTTTTAATATCTACGGCATATCCAATTTTCCATAAACCATTAGATTTATAAAGGTGTAAGTGGTCTTTTGTTGTAAATAATTTACCATCATTAAATGAAAGAACTACGTTGACATTAAATGTTTGAATTCCTACAACAGTAACATCTTCATCATAAATATCTAATTTATCAGATTTCCATTCAAACAGATCTTTTGTATTTTCTAACATTGGTAATCCAACAATTGTTTTACTATATAGAGTATCTCCAATAGAAAGATCTTGAACTTGTTTGATAGTACCATCATTCATGGATATTCTAGTTCCAAAAAGAACGCAACCTCCACTTCCACCACCAGGTGTAGGACTTGGACTTGGCGAATAAGAACAAGATACAGCAGAGTTTAAGGCTCCAGTTGAACTATTATTACATTTTCTGTAAATAGAACCATTGCTATAATAATATGCAGCATCTGCATAATTTATTACGCCTGAACCGGCACTTGAATCTCCAACAAAAAGATTTGAAATTGCTGAAAAAGTTTGTGAAGTTGCAATACTGTTTTGATAATATCCATAAATTTCTAATGAAAAACCGCATGCGCCAGAAGAAGTTGTTTCAAATCCTAATGGCGTGTATATGTCAATAGCATTAACATAATCTGCTGTGAATATTGCTCCTTCAAAAGATGATCCATTCCAATATCTTCTAGAACTAGAATCTCTATACCATCCTTGTGTTGCATTTGTGCTACCACCTGAATTAGTAAATAAGCTAGTTGAATTTGATAAACTAGATCCGTTAATATAATATGTTGATTTTGTCAATCCACTAAAAGCACCGTTTATTCCAGCATTAATTACCGCTGTGTTATATACTAATTGAATATCTGTATAAGATGGACATGCTAATCTAATTGCAAATTTAGCAGTGTTTTTATTCCAATATCTTGCTACTCCACTTTTTGCATACCATCCACTATTAGCAAGAGTAGAACTATTTGTAACATATAATTTATTATCATTGGCAGTCCAACTATTGGCTTCTGACCAAGTTGACGTTACAAAATTACAATCAAATGAAGTTATTGAAGATGAACAAGCATCTCCATAATCATCTAGATCGTAACCTAAAGATATTGCGCTAACTGTTGGAACTGTTCCAGCAGTGTCCCATATAAATCCATCTTCTCCTAAGAAACATAGATATAATAATCCATCTCCTTTTCCAGTTGATGTATTTAATTGAGTTGATGTTGTTGCTCCACCGTAAATTGTAACTAATGGTTCTCCAACATCAACATAAGATTCTTTAACCTTAGTTTGACTATTTGTTCCATTATTATAAGTATAATATCCAGTAGATACTTCATCAGCTTTAAATCCGACTTGAGCAGTTCCTAGATGTTGTCTATTAGTTGTTGTAAATGTAAGTGATCCATATCCTGATATAGGTGGTGTTAAAAGAGAACTAGAATATGTTGGATAGTCAACTGTTAAATCAAAGCTACATAAATTTGGTAAAGTATATGAAACTGATCCTTTATACCATGTTTTACCATTACATAAGTACCATCCTTTAAATTTACCTGATGCTAATCCAGCGCCGTACTCAAATTTAAAAGTAGGAGTAAAAGATCCATAACCAGCAACTTCTGCTAAATTATTAACGGTTCCAGTTTTTTCTAAATTAAAATATTGACTTGTAAATTCTTTATCAACTGCAATAATAGATCCTATTGGAAAGATAGGTAATACTTCATTCACTTCTTTCCACATCACAGTACCTAATTGACCACTAGTATCATACGCAGTTGCAGCAATTTTACCGGTTCCTGCTGCACCATACATATTAGATGCGATTTTTACAGTACCATTAATAGTTGAAACTCCATCAAACGTAGAAACAACCTTTGGCGTAAATGCGGTTGCATTTAATTCAAATAATGTTGTTGGGTTACTTTTTGGAGTAAAAAATGTAAACCTAGCACCTACTGTTGGTGAAAGTCTAAATTTCCAATTACTATCAGTTACATTTTTAAATCCAGAATCTAATACAGTACTAGTAAGAGCACCAGTATTATCTATATTTGCATACAAATTATAATAAAAATGTTCTCTAACAGGAATGTTTGTATTTCCAGCATCGATATTAGAAGCAATAAAAATTAAATTAGGTTGTAATGCACTCTTTGTGTTAAATCTTTTAACAGCAACACTACTATCATTTTCAGCATATTCTGTATCAGTATCTGCGAAGCCTATACGATAGTTTGCTGGATTGTTTTTTACTTCTTTATATTTTATCGTTGTATTAGTTCCACTTGGTTTTGTGTTTATTGTCCAATCATTAAAACCAACTACACCAATAACACCTTGAGTACCTTGAAATCCTCTTACACCTGAAGCTCCTTGAACTCCAGTTGCACCTTCAAATCCTATAGAACCTTCAAATCCTTGAGGTCCATAAGGTCCACCATCAAACAATTCTATTTGATCGAAATTCCAGTTAAGTTTTTCAATTTTCTTGCTTGACCACCACAGTGACGAAGACGCTGGATCTAGATCGGATTTGTAAAGTTCTTTAATATCGATAGACATTCCTTATGCGATTATTTTAATGGCAGGAATAAATTCGTATTTATAACCAGGCCTTTTGTTATATATTAGCCTGAATCCTAATCGATCTTCGGCAAAAGTTGAATATGTAAAATTAGACTGCTTTGTGTAAGTCGTCTGGTCAATATCGGTAACATCTACAACTGATACGAAATTAGTTGATATATCTTTACTCTCTTTGGCATATAGTTCAACAGTGTCAATTATAAACCTTGGAACAATATTAGAATCTACATATTTAACCAAATCATCTTCAATCGTGGTTATATCACCGTATGATTTTGATGGAGTAATATATTTATTGAATTTATCGTTTACACCCTTTTCAATTAACTCATCAAGTAATGCAAATCTTAAATAAAAGTCAATGTATATTTTAGAATCATTTTCATACCAGAAAATAGAATTAGTTCTAGATGCTTTAATTTTGGCATTTGTTAATTCTTGTTCTGAACCAACTTGCGTTGCATTAAATCTAGAAAGTGTGTATACGTCATCTACTTTCATAACAGTTGAAGCCATGAAAGAAATATTTTCTACAGGATTAATTGTTCCATATGCAGTTTCAGTTTTGTCATTCAATAGACACTTAACATAGTAATCATCTTCATACTTAGATTTAAGAATATTAAAATCTTTTTTACCAATTGCGATTTCTCCAATTTTAGGATATAAAGGCAATTTGTCAGATGATGTTGACAATTTTAATACTGCATCTGCTGATTCTGGATTAACTTTATGGAAGTAATAATTTTTTAAATATCCATAATGGTCTTCTCCAGTAAATGAGTATGCTGAACCAAAAACAATACCCATATTATTGTACTTATTGTATAATATAGTTTGCTTGTTTTTAATCGGTGCTCCTGCACCATCTAATGTATAATAAACGTTTGATGGATATAACTCTTCAAAGAACATAACATCTCTAAACTTAGGAAGATAATCACCATTCATTCTTTTAAGAACTGTAAAATATTCATCGTCTCTCTGCTTAATAGTTTTACCTATCTCGTCAGCAGTTACCTTATACGATTTTGGCTTCTCATTATCTACTTCAGTTGATAAACTAGAAAGCTTAATAATTTGAGTACCATCTTCGATATTTAATATAAATTGATTATTTAAAATCGTACCATCTTCTTTAACAGTTATGTACTCTATTTCAGAAGGATTGTTATTAAATAAATCTGCAATTCTTTTTGAATTTAAAGATTCTAATGTTTCAATAAATGCTCCTTTTCCTCCTTTATAATATGTGTAAACAAAAGATTCTTGAATTGTAGTTGAAATTAAACCAGCAGTAGTCCACTCAGGACCTGTTTCAAATGTTGATTCATTTGTTGGTGTAACTGTTCTAGGCCATCCTTTTACAACAATTGCATCGTCTCCAATAACTTGATAAACTTTAAGAGCTCTTACTACTCCACCTGCTGTAAATAATAAATACGTAAACTTACCATCAACTAGGTTAATTTGACTCTTAAATGATGTACCGATACCTTTAATCAATGTTAATCCAGAGTTTTGAGATTCAAAGTTATTCCAGTTTGCTCCATTTAAATTAAGAGTACCGGTGATATTTGTATTTACTGGATCTCCACTTAAATTTAGTGCATTTTCTAATTCATAGAATATTTTTCTAGGAAGAGCTTTTACTAAATTGTTTTGTAAAGTTAAATTAACATAGATACAAACATTTTTAAACTTATCGTTCTTAATAACACTTATTGCTTTAGAAGTAGGAGTTGTTGTATCACCCGCAACTGTATAATTTACTGTAAATCCAAACTTATAACCGTTTGTTTCTGGTGATGCAATAAATTCCTTTGGAAGAGATAGTGTACTTTCCTTCCTATTTTTTAAAGTATATCTTAATCCTCTGAATATAGTTGATGGATATTGATTTATTGAATTTCCACCAGAAAATTTAGAATATCTTTTTTGTCTTTTATTCTTAATGAATAACCCGGTTGGATCATCATTTGAATCTAAATTTCTATAAACAACATCTCCTACTTTAAATGAATTGATAGAACTCGTGCCATGTGTTCCGACTGTTACCATTTTGTTACTGCCCGCTAGAATAGTAACATCAGCGTCATACATTGCTGGAGTACCACCAACTCTAAAAATAGAAGTACCTGTTGTATACGTTCTTGATGATACGGAAAGTGGTCCACTAAAATTAAATGTAGTTTGGAAATTAATACCTCCAATTGGACGTTGCGTGATACTTTGTAATACCACAGCTTCAGAATATCCTCCATTCCAAGTAAAATATTTGTCAAAATAGTTAAAAGTAGTTGACTTTAAATCCGCTGCACTTAATATTCTACCTAATCCAAAATCTAAATAGCTTGAATTTTTATATAAATTTCCAGTATCTGCTAAAACAAACGATGGTGTTTTATTAATATGGAAGTGTTCCATATTAAGAAGTTCGGGACTTCTAGTATCACCATTAAGGCTTGGCGATAGATTATTAATACCAAATGATTCATTCACAGATAAGTGATAGGGCTTCATTCTCGCATTAAATCCGTCTTTAAGTACAAACTTATTGATTCTTGGAACTACTCTACTTAAAATAGCAGTTTCTTTAATTTCATTTTCATTAAGTCTATTATATTCGGAAGTAACATTAGTTATAAACGAAGTAACCTGTCCTGGATCTTCTAATGAATTTACTTTTGATCTTCTATCAATAACATCTTCAACAGTGACTGGTAGCAAATTAGCATAATAGTTTTCCTGAGGTATTGAAATATCAGGATTTGATGATGGAGAATATTGAGCATATTGTTGAGATGTTAATATGTACGCTTCAGTGCCTAGCTCTCCTAAATCAGAATTAGAAGTATCATGAAAATCAAAATCAAAATCTTTAAGATCGAATATCTGGAATCTACCAAAAGAAGTTTGATACTTTTGATAAACATTAATTGTTCTAGAATTTGGAAGTTGAATCTCTTTTTCAAAGATAATTCTCCATAAACCTTGTTTTGGATCTTCGACGATTTGAGTTATTTTTACATAAGAATCTGAAACCGCAGATTTAACCAAGTCTCCAATAGAAACTACACCTTTATTTTCAGTTTTAACAAGAACTGCTCGGTTTTCAACTGCTCCACCGTAAGGATAGTAAATATCCCAGTTTGTTACGATAGTTGAATTTGTATTTGTTGGCACTTCTAATAAACCTTCAGAAACTAATAGGAAATCAGATATATTTGCCTTTCTAATTCCAAACATTGTTGATTTTCGTGTAGAACCAACTGCATAATCTTCTAAAATTATCTTAGTACCTTCGTATGATATTTTATAACCATATTCAGATTGTGATAAGCATCCAACAAGAGCTCTAGTAACATCAACTAGAGTACCATTAATTGAAAACTTATTATCAGTAAATGTTCCGGCTGCTAAAGAATTTTCAGCAGCAATTGTATATTCAGCAGCATTAAATCCAACTGCCTTTAATTCAGTATATGGAACTATAAATATTTTGTCTCCATTTGATGGAGTTTGAACAACTTCAAGTTTTAAGAAATCTCGTAAATTTACTGAAAAATCTTCAATTTGTAAGTTGTTTATTTTTGTAGCTCCTTTAAATTCAGATTCTGCGGATTTATTTAAAGAAACTGGTAAAAAATCAGTTTCAGTAAATAATTCAGAATTTCTAATATGAAAATATTCGCCATCTCTAGATTTAACCCAATTCAATGATGGAAACAATAGTTCAGAATACTTAGGTAACATATCAAGATGTGTTAGTGTTGTTCCAGTTCGGTCCAGTGTACTAACAGCGCTTGCTCTATCAACAAATATTCCTTCTCTAGTATCATTGTTAACTACTCGATCAACATCAAAGTAGCCTTCTTTATGCGGAGTTACATAAACTCCAAAATATCTGTATATGTCATAATTGTCCGCTTGGAAATCATCAAATAAAAATTCTAAGTTAATTAAATTAGCAACCGCAACTCCAGTTCTTTCAAAAGCAGAAGAGAATACTTCATTGCTAAAAATTTCTAAGTTATCATGATTCGTAAAATCTTCATGTAGATTTTCTTTTTTCTCAACAAAACCACCTTTTACAGTATCAATACCTCTAAAAATAGAATATTGGTCTCTTTCAAAGTTTTGAGAAATAGGTGATGTTGGGAACTTTTCATCATTTACATGTCGTCTTAAATATCTACCAATTGATGAATTTTCAGTTAAGTCAAATGATTTAACAAGAGTCGCATTTCTTAGCAATTCTAAAATACGACCATTTTGTCCATTGATTGTTTCTGCATAGTTTTCAGAATATACAGTTCCATTAACTCTGTAAATTACAAAGTTAGTCGGCATGATTTTATCTAACCAAATAGGAGCAAAGAATTTATATTGCTCTTTGTAAATTTTAGAGTTGTTGAAAGATGCTCCATAACTATACTGTGTTTCATATTGAAATGCATAATCAGTATATACGTTAACATCAGAAGAAACTCTTCCAGTTTTATACTTTATATTATTTGCTAGAGAACCGAAGAACTTAGCAACATCATTTGAATAATTTCCAGAGTCTGGGTTAATAGGATTCTTTCTATACCCTGTTTTTACAAGTTCACTATCTGCTAAAAAAGCATCCATGAAAATATACCCGTCACTATCAACAACTAACTTTGCGTTAGTTGACAGAGCAGGATTTGTTCTTAATAGACCGAATGATAAATCGTCTATATTGTTGTTCGTTGCGTCGAGATTAATTTGAATAGCCATTCAGTAAGCCTTCTTTTTGTTCTAATTCTATAAGGTATATATTCGAATCAAAAAGAAGGCTTATTGTAATTGCTTATTGAAGATAGTTCGTGTAGAACGTAAATTCTGAAGGTTGAGATAAATTATCTCTTTCTAACCATCTGTGGTAGTAACCTCCACCGCCTCCACCTGAGTTAAAGTTCGTCAGCATTGATTTGGTTATGTTAGTTACCGAAGATCCTTCAGTTTTATATTTTGAGTAAACTTCTACGTCGAATTGGAATTCGTTTTTATTAGCATCTAAAACATCGATACCAATTTTCTTACTATATGTTATATTAGAAAGAGAAGTTGTAACAATACCTCCTACTCGACCAACGCTATTAGCATCTCCATAATAATCAGTCATTCTGTATTGGAATATAAGATCGATTGAAAGTGCTTTAGAAGCTCCTGAATCTACTTTAGCTACTCCAAATTTATTTTTAGAATCAACTAATAAAGATTTTTGTTCTAGTGGTGCAACAAATAGGAAAGATCCACATGAACGACCACCTAATAAATAAACATCATTTGCATCAAAAGACATTTTAACTGGACGACTAACTAATGTATTAGCATAGTTTCTCCAAGATGCAATTCTATATGGTGTTTGTTTTAGACCATTGTCCATGTTAACTCTTCTAGTTGCAGTTTTTGGAATACCAATAACTCCAGAAGATTGTAATTCAGGAATATCAAATTGATTTGCTAAATTAACTTGATTTAATATAGGATGTGATTTATGTAAAAATAAACCATTGTCATATAATGCTGAGGTTGGAGTACCAGAAACACCATCTAACGCAGTTGTTAATGGAACTAAAGCGTTATAACCACCAGACCAAATAAAGTCATTTGAACCGGTTGTAGTAGTATATGGAATTCCAGATGCACCATTGTAATTTCTATCTGTTCCTTCAACAGGTGTATTTCCTGATCCATAAGTCATGTTGTATGATAAACCAAATTCATGGTCATCAATACCAGAAGTTACAAAACTAGTGCCAGTATCTACAGGTGAAGTAACATATAATGAATCATCATTTGCAATATTCTTAAATCTAGAATAAACGAATTGTCCTTTCATCTGAGAAGATTGGAATGGAATTTGACCAAACCAAGGAGTTGATGCATTTATACTAGGTGCATTTTGATATTGAATAGGAACTAAGTCATAACGACCTTCGTTTGTATAATAAGTATCTGATGCAATTGCGGTATCAATTGTTCCATTACCTCTACCGAATTCAGTAAGAGTTGTTGAAACATGTGCAGGAGTATCGTAATCTCCAACAAGTCTAGAAATTAATTCTAATTGAGATGCTTTAGAGTTTGCAAGTTTTAATTTAAATACTTTAGTAATAATAGCACCTTTCTTAGTTCCAGATAAAGCATTAACTTCATCAACATAATAACCAGCAAATAATTTTACTGTGCTATTATTAGATACTGTAGTGATATTACCATCTTCATCTTCAATATAAACTTGAAGTTCTCCAAGAGTACCAGCTAATTTAGCAGTTAATCTTTCGATCTCTTGTTGCATTTCAATTAATTTATCATATACTGTAACTGGATTCTGTTCAGCTGTTAAGAAACCAGAAGCAATAGCTTGTGCAGTATGCGCAAAATATTTGTCATTAACATTAAATGAATCTGCAACGTGAGAATAAACTCCAGTTGCGGTTAAGTCATTATTAATTTTAACTCTAATAGTTTCTAAACTATTTTCTTTAACAATATCAGTTAAATTTTCAACAGGAATTTCTCCTTCTGGGAATGGAATACTGATAATTGAAGACCAATCTGATTCTACTGGAGTTGATGGGAAACCAGCTTCAGAAACTGATTTAATCATAACCTCAACAATTTCGCCAGGTTGGATCGAAATATCTAATGAGTTGAAGTTGATTTCTTGTGAATCTTCCTCATTCTCTACTTTCCAATAATATTTTCCAGTTGATGGATCTAAAAGTCTTTTTCTAATTGGACCTGGAACTTCAACCCAGTTTGAGAATGCTGCAGTTTTTGCAGTGGTTCCGTCTTGGAATTTAATTTGGTCAACTTGACTTGTAGAACCATTTGTTGATTGGTATCTATATCTAATTTTAAATTGTACTACTTCTTGTGGTGCAGAGTCGTTAAGAACTTTTGCTTCTGGAAGAGACCAAAATCCTCTTACTCTATATTTAGGACTAACGTTAGCTAAATTATTTGATGATGCAAGAGTTGCAATTTCTGTTACAACAGAAGAGTATGCGTCGGCCTCAGCTTTTCTAGAAGAGAGTAGCGTATTTAATTGAGATTTGTCTTTATCTGCTTCAACTTTAGAAGCATATTTCTTAGTGTTAACTAGGGATCTTGTTGCTCCTAATGAACTATCAATCTTCTTGATATTTTGTTCAATTGTTGCTTTTTCAGATTTAAGTTTAACAATTTTAGAAGTAGCATCATTATCAGTTAAGTGCTTATTAATTTGCACAACTTTAAAGTTTGTTGTATCTAGGACAGGTTGATTTGGAACAATTCCAACCGATGCTGGCGGAATTGAATCAACTTTAAGACTCTTAATAAATTGTCCAAAGTCAGCAACCTCTTTTTTATAATATTCAGCAAGAGTCATTGTAACTCCTGATGTTAATAAAATTTGTAATTCGTTTGAATAGAATCCAGCTCCTGGAGAGAATAACTCAGATTGAACCTTTGAATCAGGATCAACTGCTTTAGCAAAGATGATTTGTCTTTCATCAAAAGATACATTAATTTCTAATGCAACTTCTGTGTCAACATCTTTGTATACTGAAAGAGCATTAGCACCAACTTTAATAGCTTCAAAACCTTCAATTAATGAAAGTTCAACTTGAAGAGTGTCAGTATTGATTGCATCTATTTTATATCTTGTTGAGAATTTACCAGTGTTTACAACAACAGAATCTCCAACCTTGATTGTTTCTGTTTCCTTCAGGGCTTTACTAGAATCTGTATATGTTAACTTATTTAAAGTAAATAAACGTACTGTTTTAGTTTGAGATACACCGTCGACTATTCTTGTTACTTCAGCATTATCAACTGAAATAACATCAAAATAACCATAATACTGAACTGATCTAACTGGCATATCAACAACTTGTTTGTCCAAGAAGTATTTGTAACCATTATTAGATAACTCAGTTTTAAATGTATCGTAATTAATTTCGCTATTGTTTTTATAAAGAGTATCAAATGCTGAAACTGATGCAGCATCATCTCCTTTAAAAACATATCTTTCGATATAAGCTTGTTCTGTATTTACAGGAATCTGACCAGTTAAATCAAATTTAACTTTAAGTAATGGATTTAAGAAATCTTCAAAGAATTCGTTTTCTTTAGTTTCAAATCCAGTTGGTGCAGAGATTGAATTGATTGTTGGAGCAGGTCCTTTTAATTTACTTGTGTAAACTTTTCTAAAACTACCATCAGCAAGTCTAACATTAGATGATGCATCATTTGCACCAGTCAATGTTGAAACGTTATTACTCAATCTTTTAACTTCACTCATTAAATATCCGAATGAAGGAACCGACTTAGTGCTTGTTGCACCAGTTGTAGGGTCATACAAATCAATAGTTACAGTTTCTTTATCTGTAGTTATTGCTTCATTTGTTTTTTCAAATGTCGCTAAAGAGTTGTTGTACAGTTCGATAAACTGCTCTAGAAGTTTTGATATCGAGTTATTTGCGCTCATATTTATCTTAGTATGTCAATTTCAAATGACTTGTTTATTTCGTCAACACAGATAAGTTCAACGTATGGTTTGGCATTCATAATTTCAGAAGCATTAATAACTCCTATTTGTTTCCAACCGTTAGTTCCATTTTTATCAGTGAAGAATTTGACATTGTTTCCGTTTAAAATCAAGTTGTTCTTAAAATTAAATTTAAGGACATGACCTCTTTTCCAATCGATAACAGTATCATCAATGTATATATTAATATCTGAAACTAATGAGCTAGTGTTATCTAACCAGATATTAATTCTATTAGAGTAATTTTTAAATCTAACCCAAATTGCATTTGTTGAAGCATTTGCAATATTATAAGCGTTTGTTGATTCAATTTTAGAACCAACTGACCAGTTAATATTTGATGAGTTACTAACATCAAAGTTAAATGCATCTACTAGTTCGTAACCATAAACTTTATTCTTTAAAGTTAATAAGCCAGGAACTGATTTATCAACTTCAACTCCGTTACCAGATTTGATAACATCAATATTGTATTGAACTTCACTTGGAACCGTACCATCTAATAATTGATTGATTCTTTTATTAGTTGATTGAATTAATCCTAATAATGAAGTTGAATTAGCATAATTTAATTTAGCATCTTCAACCATTGTTTCTAAAGCAGCAATTCTAGTTCCTATATTATCAACTTGTGTAGAAGTCAATAACAAAGTTTCTAATTCTGATACTTTTTGAGCAATTGACTCATATCTAGCGCTTGCATTAAGAAGTAACTTAGTTGCTTGGTCTAGAGCAGCAGAAGTATCTAGGAAAATATCCATCGAGAATGTTGTAAAGTCATTGATGTTATTTTCAATTCCAACATTATCTAAAGATGTATTAAACTTAACGTTTAATTTAAGAGCAAATGCGTTACCATTTAGACCAGTAACATCATTTGGTTTGTATTTTGTTAAAGAAGGAATATACCAACCATTTAAGTTTGGTTCTTCTTTAAAATTATCTAGAATCAAAATACCGTATAGATTTGTTGCTCTATTAACGGATGTTGATTTTGAGTAAATATCGTAATAAACTAAAATAGCATTGAAACTAAAGTCACTACCTAATTTTGAGTAATCAAAAAGAGTACTTAATTCAGGATTGTTTATGACTCTAGCATATTTAGCAGCATCCCACTCAATTCCATAGGTTGGATATGTATTAGGATCAAAATTAATTTCGCCTTGATTTGAATCAGCTAATGCATCTATATTTAAGTTTGCATCAGGATGATTTTGTCCAGCACGGCCTTCAATGTAGTCTCCTGGATTGTATATTGTTGATGATGTATTCCAAACGCCTGATTTAAATAAAATTTCTGGTGTATGTCCTACAACAGAAGGAACGTTAATGAATACTTCATTATAAGTATTTCCTTGGTAGTTTTTATCATTTGAAACATCAATGTTTCCAACATATTTAACTAATTGAGAATATTCAGATCCTACATTTATTGAATCATCTAATTCGATGAATCTTGAATAACCGCTAGATACTTCTTGAGAATTTCCAGCTTTCCAATTAATAGCACCAATCTCATATAACCATTTAAACATAATTTGTTCTGAATCAGACTTTAGTAAAGCCGGATCAAAATCATCATCTGTTAAAATTAATTGCTCGAAATTTAAAGCATAGTTTTGAAATGTTTGAGCAAAATGTACGTTAGCATTATCAACACTAGTATCATCGTATCCTGCACCAGATGCATCAAATAAGTTACTAAATTGAATATAGTTATTTGTTGAGCCCGATGAAGGGATTGCAACTGGCGGCAAGTTTAATAGAGCAAACTTCGAAAATTCGAAGTTAATATCAGGATTATGATAAGCTCTAGTTAAATCTCTAGCAGCAGATGCAAAAGCATACAAGGTTCCTCCTTGTTCTTGCGGTATTCTTACTAATGGTGTTGCCATTTACGGTTAATTGTTTTATTAGAATGTTACGCCATAAGAACCCATAACATACCATTTAGTTCCTACGAAACGTAATGTTAAAGTACCTTTATTGGCGATAGAAATTGCTGATGGACCATTAACGTTAGTTACTGCTACTGCAATTGGACCACCGTCAGCGATTAATGTGATTTCTTGTCCAGATAAACCTGCAGCAAGTGCTAAAGTTCCACTGATACCAGCACCATTAAGTACATAAGTTGAACTTACAAAGTTACCAGCTGTTGGTAATGTAGTTACTCCTGTTGTAACAGAATGATAAACTCCTCTACCAATGTTAAGTTTCTCATTAATAGTAAATGGAACCGTTGATGTTAATGAAGAACTGTTTGCTATTACCTTACCATTTGCAATATTTAATGAACCGAACTGAGCTAAACCGCTAAGTGTAATAGTTTCATTTAGTACATCAAGCAATGCAGCGATGTCAGCAAGTTCCTGGTTAATTGCAGCAAAATTGTCATTTAGAGTTACTCTTGATGACGATACGCTATCGGTACCTAGAATTGTTGTGATTGTTGCCATTTTAGTTATTTTTGTTGTTTTTAAATGTCTCTTAGTATATATCAAGATAACCGATAATTATCCTGCGACATACTGATATTTTGGTCGTTTTCTAGGTCTAGCATTTATTGGCTCTACCACTGAAATCATATTTCGTTTTGTTGTATTTATATTACCATTACAATCAGTTACGGTTAATTGAATTGTGTAATCTCCTCTTTCGCTGAAAAGATATGTCAACCATTGTCCTTGATATGTTACAGTTTCATTAGTTCTATTATTAATTATTGACCACTCTTGATTAACAATTCCTGGCATATTAGTTTTATCATAAGACATTGTAATATGTTGTAGCATTGAAATATTAGCGTGATCTTTAAAAAGAATAATATCATTAAATTTAGGATTGTAAGCTTTATAATTAACTTTAGAATCTGGTAGAATTGCTCCACCATTCGAAGAAATATCAAAATGAACATCCTTAAAATCGTAAGATGATGAATATTCCTTACCAACCGCAATTATCTTTAAACAAGAATCTTCAATTCCATCTCCATTATTATCTACTAAAATTGCATTAAATTTAAACTTAGCAAAAATAGGATATAATATTGGATCTAAATTATTTAACTCATCTTGAATATCAATGTACGCCTGTAAATCATTGTTATTGGTAGGATATATTGTTTGAATCTCATAAGATTCTGTAATATCTTGATTGTTTGATGTATTTGTATGAACAATCGTTAATGGGTATCCGTTAGTATATCCGCCAGATTGGTCAAGTTCAAATGCAAAAGATGCAGCTAAATCCGGCCCAATTCTAGTTGAATCCCATGTAATTCCATAACCATCATCCCATACATGATTCTTTAAGTTTTTCCAAATAAAAGGACCAGCTGTCTCAGCAAAGTTAGTTGATGTTGAAGTGTCTTCATATCTTGTTACTGTTGAGAAGTTAATTCCATTTGATGAATCATGTGGGTAATTTGCTCGATCAAGAGTTAAGTACCAAGATGCAATCATCTCATCCATTGTATTGTAACTATCTTGAGGTTGTTCAAAATAACCACCAGAAAGATTCCATGGTAAATCATGAAGATTCCATTGATCTAATTCAGGTTTAAATGAATAGAATCCGTATAAATCAATTGCTTTATTGTTAACAACAATATCAAGTTTTCTCATATACGATCTAGCGTTGTATAAGTCATATAAGTTTAAAATAACTTCATGCGTTCCAGCATTTGGAAGCACAACAAGCATCTTTTTATAATCATCAACCGAACCTCTTAAAGTTACATTATAGCCTCTTGGACCATTAATAATCCATTCAGCTTCATATACATCTTTTTTCCAAAGAGTACTCCATGTATATAATGAAGATGCAACTCCAGTATAATCATTTGCTGCTAAATCAGCATCATTCCAATTAAAATCACAACTATCCCATGTGTCAGTCAATGAAGTACATTCTAAAATAACTGGACATCCGATTGGCACAGGAGTTAATGTGGTATAAGTATCTTGAGCTTGATTATAGTAATTGTTGTAAAAATCTTCAACTTCGACAATCACACTAGATTGACTAGCAATAGGCCATTGGTTTCCATTATTTTCAAAATGATCAGCCAGATCTAAGCTAATTAATCGTAAATCTTCAACAAATAGTCTACGTTTAGGACTAACTGTAAAATCAACTTCAGTTCCAGAACTCTGAACCTGAATTGTATGTTGGTCTCTCCAAACATTTTGAGTAAATTGAGTAAAGAAGTCTCCTTCTCCAGTAATATCAACAATTTTGGCTTGAAGTGGAAGATAGTCTTTTTGTAATCTTCTCTTAAGTCCGTATAATTTAACCAAGATTTCTTCTGGCGTAAAGTCAAAAGACTCTTTAACGGTAGGAACATCCCACTCGTCAACATTACCATCAGGTTCATTAAGTTTATAAACTAATGAGAATCTTGAAGTTTTCTTTAAATTTGAATTTGGTAATTGTATATCGTTGTTCTTCTTAGCCAAATAACCAGGTTGAGATGGATCAGGAACAGCAACCGCTTTTAATTTACCGAAGTTTTCAGATTGCTCATTAATATTCAACCAATATTCTTTAAGTTTGATATTATCATAACCAAAGAATTTAATTGCATTAATAATAGCCTTATAAGTACCAACGAACGGCTTAATATTATGAGCTTCTAAAAGTAGCTCTTTTCTTTTATCATTTATTATTTGATAATCGACTTTAAATTCGTTAATGTCAGTATTTTTGAAGATTAAGAAATCTTCTTCTTGCAGAGACATACCAAAGTTAGAAAGAAGAGTTGTTAAACGCTCGTCTTCTCCTACGGTTTCTCCATATATTTTTATAGTACCAATTAAATTAATTTTATTTCCAGCAGAATCAGTATCATAAATGTTTAGTAATTTAATGTGGATCTTTTCTTCATCCGACATTAAAGCAATTTTACAATGTAGTGCAACGTGTGAAGGAACTGAGCTTATTTGTTTATATGTATTTCCTTGGTTGGTAGCAGAATTTGTATTGTTAGTATTTACATAATTATATGTCGATGTTGATACAGTGTTAGCCAATATTGATTCAGACTGTTTTGAAATGGCATTAACTGTGTAGTAACCATTATTGTCAGTAACGTCATATAAGAAAATGTCTCCTTTAAAAAGTTCGCTATCTTCAATTTCAAAAAGAAATTTTGTAGCACTAGAAGATTCAGCAATTGGAGTAATGTACTCAAATCCACCTAATTCTTTATGAACTTCTTCAAGGACAAATAGGTTAACGGTCTCATACAAACCAACAGAAACTTTGGGAACGAATATAATTCCGTCCCATTTTTCGGTTGTAGTATCGTAATTGAAATTTAATTCATGAGATACACCGTTAAAAAATCTAAGATTTGAATATTTTCCCATGTATTATCTTATTTTCTTATAATTTTTACTCACCGTGAAGTTCTTATAAACCTTTAAATGAGTTACTGAATCAATATACATAACAACAACATCTTGTAGTAAGATGATAAAATCGCTAAGATATTGATTTCTTAATAGCGCGTTTGAGATAGATTTTGTCAAAACAGAATTTCTAAAATCATGTCCTAGGTTTTTCCTATTATCGACAGATTGGTTATGGAAGTCGTAAATACTTTCATAACCAGCCGAGAATAATCCATCATATAAATTTATCTGCTCTTGAGCCATTAGATTTGTTTTCTATTTTGAGTTTGTATTGATGAATAAATTGTCATTGGAACTGGTGGTTCATCAAAATAAACAGATAATGCTGCAAGTTCTCCAGCTCTAGCATCGTCTGGTACTGTAATACCTTCTCGATCTATCCATCCTCCTCTGAACATTGCTACTTCCTCTTTTCCTAATATAATATCACCAAAAGAATCTAATCCAATTACCGATTCTGGTAAAGCAGCATTTGGTTCAAAATTAACTTGAGTTTCGGTTACAGTTCTTTTAAAGAATACAAATTTTTGTTTTCCATTTCCAATTGTTTCTAATGTTGGTGTGGAAGGAGTTACTGTAACTGTTTTTGAAACATAGTAACCATTTTTTCTAGCAGTTTCTTCAGCTTCTGATACAAATCTAATATTTACAGAGTCAACACCATCAACACCTTCAATAATTGCTATTAAATCAGATTTTGGTAAGCGATCTCTTCTTGTAATATTCATTAAATATTCTGAAACTTTTGCTCGTATGTTTGTATAAATATTAGTCTTTGAGTGTCCTTCAAAGTATCTAACTTTAATATCCATTCTATAATATTTAGGAGTTGGATCTACAATCTGAACTTCAGTTGTAACCATTTGTTGTCCTGAATTTTCTAATATTCCAAGAATTCCATTTTTCTCATCTTGAGAAAAGAAGAACTCGTTAAGATCCAAACTAAAATAGTCTTTATTCTTTGTTAATTTCTTTTTAGTATCAGGAAGCATGAACAAATAGATGATATTATCATCATCGATATATCCATCATCGGTTGTATTATAAGCATCTAAATAAGAGAACAATCCATATCTTGATAGGAAGTATTCGTAATTTTCAGGCGTTGCTAGCACAAAAGATTTAGATGCTAAAGGAGCAATCAACTTAGTTGTTTTAATATTCTCTGGATCTGATCCCATTTTAGGAGATTGAGTACAATAAACTTCTAATATTTTATTCAAATCGTAAGTTTGACCAGTAGAATCTGAACCTTCAGTTATAAATTTAAAGGTAAGGTCTTTAGAATCATTTAAATTTCCGGTAAAACCTTTATGCATAATATATTCAACCATAATAGAAGTTCCAACATCTGGAATCATTCCAAAGGAACCATTACCAAAATAAAGATCTAAACCTCCATTAATTCCAGTTTTAACTAAATATCCTTTAGACGAAGGTAACATATCATATAGTGAATCATATTTGGTCCATAATTGACCATTAACTGAAACTCTAATATTAAAATGATCAGTGTATTCTTTAACGTTTAAGTTAAATGATTGTAACGCTGCACCGGTTCCAGTTACAGTTTGTGCTTCGTGAGAACCTTGTATAATTGGGATTGTGATATAATTAAAATTAGACTTTTCAATTCTAAATAAATCAGTATTTGTTCTTAAAATATATTCTAATCCATTTCCGTTTGATTTAATAACGGCGTTTGCTGGAATTGTAATTGCATCTCCGGCAATTTCATTAATTGAAGACGTATTTAATCTAATTTTAATTTCACCGATTGCAGAAGAACCTCTAAATGCATCATGTCCAGTTAATCTAGCAAGACCATAAATAGATTCAGGTTGCTGAGCTGTTAGGATATTTTGTTCAACTGTCGCATCTTCAATATAAAAGAAGATTAGTTCAGATATTTCAGTTAATACTGTAACAATCTGAAAGAATGGAGAAGCTGGTGTAAAAACCTCACCTAATCTTGTATATAGCCTAGACATATAGGTCTTCGTATCAGTTAATAACTGATTCGCCTGTATTCTAGTTTTTTGTAAAAATGTTAGGTTTGCCATGTTAATTTTATTTATATTTCAACTTGCACTGATTCTTTACCCCCATCGATATTAATATTAATAAAGATAGCATCACGGTCAGGAGATGCGGTATCAAAATCAACGTCAACTGTTACATTCATTTCCGCAGCAAGCGGAACGTATCTTGCAAGTTGAGATTCTATTTCATTTTTTATTTGAGAATCATTGTAATTTAGGCTATATACCAGGTCTTCTAAATTGCAACCAAGAGCTGGTGAACCGATGACTTCTCCTTTTCTTGTGAAAAGAATCACATCAATTTGAGCCAACAGCGTTGCAATTCTGCTGTCAGATTGCAATTTTGTCGGATCATAATTAGGATCCCCATTCGTCTTAATATACAATTCCATTTAGTATGTATCGTTATTTTTATGAGTGCATCATCCAATCAACACCTTCATCTCCTTTAATTTCTTCAAGAACTCTTTCAAGTTCAGCTTCTCCAAGAGATTGAATATTGTCAGCATTGATTGATATATTACCAGGAAGATTGAATCCAAAGATCCCCATTTTATTTCCTAGAGATATTTTAATTTTAGCAGCACAGTATCTAAAAAAGATTTCGTCTGCAAATAAAGCACATTGTGGTACAGTTTCATATATTTCTAATATAGTATCTCTGTTAGGAATTTCACCAGTAAAACGAAGTTCATGTGTTAATTGACTATAGTGAAAACTGTAAGGGTTATCTAAGATTTGTCTAACTAAATCAAAATAACTTTCGTTAATAACATAATACTGTAAATTTTCAGCACCTGATACAGTACCGGTACCTCCATAAAGACCACCATACATCATTCTCTCTAATGCAAAGTCTCCAGTTGTAAATGTTACTGAAGTTCCAGCACCAAATCTAGATCCAGTTGACCTAACACCAAATACTGAATATACTTCTCCTCCTCCGGTTAATGGATTCTCTTTTGGTAAAGTTAACGATCTAGTTCTTTTAAAATATTCAGTATCGAAAACTTGTTTAGGAATACCTATAAAACTTTCTCTTACAGAATATTCATAATTTTTAAAGAACCATTTCTTTGCGCGTTGTATAATATTCTGAACTTCTTTTTTAGGTAAATTCATAGGTATCATACAAGATCCTGTAATATCGTCAGCTAATTCATTTACGAAATTATTATAACACTCATTATCCCATGAAGGTGGAGTTGTTATGGTTCCTATATTGCTTTGATTAATATCACTCATTTTTATCCAGCTATTTTTGTTGATGTAATTATTTCAGTATCTTTAAATATCGCAGATTTTGTATATTTACCCTCTCTAAAGATACCATCATTCATTTGTCCACTAAATACTCCGTCAACTCCATATACGTAACAATTTGTTGCTACACAACTTTTATTGACATAAGATGATCCGATTTTAGAACCATTAATTTGAGTACCTTGATAGAAATTACATGAACGAATATCGGAAGCTTTAACATCACATTGAAATATATCACAATATGTAAGTTCTCCCATAATACTACATTTGATAAATTCATAGTTCATGATTCCGAAACAATATGGTAATTCACCGCCTTCAACCTGAACTCTTCCAGTATCTGAGTCATAGTTAATCTTACCCTTAGTAAGTTGACCATTGGTGAATAAGTTCATCACTTGGTCTTTGATTTGCGGCCAGTAAATATCAATAACTCTCTCGTCTTTATCAAGGTCTACGGTTAATTCAACACCGTTCCAACCTTTTTCAATGTTTCTCCAATCAACTCGAGAATCAATAATTCTCTTATTTTTAGTAAGAATCTTTTTAAGTTCTAATCTATTGTTACTAGTAAATCCATCATCAGTTGAAGTTTTCCAAAGCTGCATTAAAAATGAATCTAAAAGAGTTAAGATTTTTGTTTGCTTCTTGTGCCAATCTTCTCCTCCTAAATATCTAAATTCTAAATAATTCTTTTGTAACTTTTCAAAGTTTACTCCATAATATTTAGATTGAGGGAAAATGAAATTGTTTTGGCTAATATGATTTCCATCATATACATAAGTTTCTGTTCTTGGAAGAACAAACTTAATTGATTTTGCATAAGCAGAATCTTTTCTACCCGGAAACGATTTCCATACTTGTTCTTCATTAAAATCTAAAATGAATTTAAGTGGACTCATTCTAGAGATTTGGTATCTATTACCTGTTAATTTAGAATCAAAGCTTAAGTTTAAATGAATTGAAGAACGGTTTGTAGTATATCCATTCTTATTAATCCAATCACAAACTTTAATAATAATCATTCTACCCTCAGAATATGGCAAAGCGCCGGTAACTAATTCCATTAGTCCGGCGCCACCACTCATATCTGGTTCGATTTTAAACTCCTTTTGATTTGGAGTAAAATCACTATGATGTTTTTTCTCGATTCTAATCTTTTTTCCTAGAGTTTCAGCTAATTGTTTGGCTGTCTCTTCTAAAGATACATTTGCATAGAATTCGAATTCTATTCCTACGAGACCTTTTTGAAGAATCTCTGAATCACTTAAGTTAATCATTTATGGATTTATATAGTTATGTTCACTATATATATCCAGTTAAGATTTAAACTAACTTGAGAAATACCTTTCTTGTTTCCTCTTCGATTCTATTTACTAATACTGTAATTGGATCTCCTTTTTTCAAATGAGTTGTATCAATTCCACTTAATTCGCTAGAATGTAAAAGTCCTGTAATACCCTCCTCGATTTCGATAAACAATCCATAATCTTTAATAGATCTAATTGTTCCTTGTACCTCAACTGGTACTTTATATCTTGAAGCCGCACCGTTCCATGGGTTAACCATTGAATCAGTTTTCTGTGTTAATGTAATCTTTGTTGTTGATATAATATCCTTAACAAAGAATTTAACTGGAGTACCAGGGTGTAACTCTCCTTTTGCATATAATTCAGCAGTATCAGATGCTAAATCATTGATGTGAATCATACCAGTTAAGCAACCATTAAATTCAACAAATACTCCGTATTTAGTTGAACCTGTAACATAACCATCTTGTTCATTTTCAATGTTAGATCTAAGCGTCTCAATTTCTTGAGGAATCATTGCTTGTAGATATTTACGGTGAGAAACTACGATTGTCCCTTTGTCATGTGAGAAAGATACTGGAACAACATACATATCTGTTCCGATAATTGATTCAAAATTTGCAAGTTTATTAATTCCAGCTAATGAACCTGGCATGAAACATTCAATACCTTGTACTGTTACCATGTAACCTCCACCTGGAATCATTTGTTCAATTCTACCAGCATATGCTGTACTTTCAGTTTTAGCAGATGCTAATAACTCATTAAACACCGCTTGTCTAGTTCCTTCTGTAACAGATCCAACACAGAATCCTTTTAATGCATGGTCTCCAACTATTTTAACGGTAAATTCCGCGTCCTTAACAATAAGTTTTTTGAATGCATTTGATTCTCGGTCTAAATCAATGTAAACAAATTCTCTATGTCCAACATCGATCGATGCCCAACGAGAATCTACTGACCAGATTTTACCTTTTAGATGGTCTCCAATTGAAATATTAGATACAAAATCCTTGAGAGAATTGTTGTACATTTCATATTGTACCTGTGCGTCTTTTGACATTGAGAAGACTTTAACTCCTTTAGGAACTTTAACGTGAGGGTTTCCTTTCCTCATTCTGCTAGGGCAATCTGCTGTGTGAGCGTCCCAATCGAAATCTGCTAAACCAACATTTTTATTGGTTAAGACCTCTGTTTTTTGTTTTGTTAATTCTTGTAACATTTGTTTATTTAATTAAAGGTGAACTACTTGATTATATATTAATTTTTTAAAAAGACGTTGGTACAAATCCAATCATAGGTATCGTTGCAGTACCGACTGTTAATTGTCCGACATAAATAAATTTAAGTTCCATAAGATGTTTAGCACAACAAACTGCAACAGCAGAAGCAACTGCTTTAGTTACAGGTTGTGTTAATGGTTCGAGCTGAGCTAATTTTCCTGTGTTCCATGCTCTTCTAAGATTTTTGGCTAAAGATTTTTGACTTCCATAGTATAATGGAATATAAGTTCCCGGTGAGGGAATATTACATGGTGGAATAGGTGGCGAGTTTTTAAATGGTTGAACAGTGCAAGACATCCAATATTGAATAATGGTTTTAGCCATAGTATCATAAGGATCTGCTTCAGAATCTGGATCAGCATCTTTCTTTTCAGATACAGCAAGTTCATCAATCCACTGTCTTTTTAAAGCATTATATTTGTCTCGATCTAGAGCATACAATTTTTTCTTTAGCTCAATTCTTTCGTTCTCGTCAGTATTATTTGCTTTAGAATGTTTTTCTTCGGTTATATCATCAATCCCAGGAACATAACAAAATTTACAAATAAAATAATCGGTCAACCATGTAGGCCAAACGTCTTTATCGTCATTATATTCTAATTGAATAAGTTTTTTATTCAATGGATTTGTTAAATCAGTTTTAAGATTTGAATTACGCTTAATGTACTCGGTATCAGATTCTGTTTTTATTTTGTCAGCAACTGTTTTTAAATAATCACCAACACTAATTCTTCTGTTATATAATTTGCTACCGATTTTTACTTGATATTCAATAAACGTAGTATTTACGGTTCCAGGCTTTGGAACTAAAACTTTAGCATCATACAAATCCGTATATTTTTTAGTGATTTGATTAGTGATAGTTTTTATATCAACAGCTCCTAATATGCTAAGGCATTTATCTCCTATTTTTTTACCATAAACAGATTCATATGCTAAAGAAAGTCTAGTAAGAAATCGAACAAACTTTATATCGCCATCATTTTGATACAAAACTCTTTTTACAAGTAGTTCAAATTTCTGGTCTTCTGTTAATATTAGCTTAGTTTTTTCAGTGCCATTAACAATACTAGCCTCTTTAGTAGCATCTTTTGGAATATTCACTTCAACAGTTTGACTTAATGGATGCTGAATATCTGGAAATGCTGAGTCAACAACATTTGTAAGAGTATATTTTAGTTTTCCAGGAGTATCAAATGGAACATACAAATTATAGAATCCAAATTCGTCTGAGAGAATTTCAATAGGTTCGCCATCATTTAGAGTGTACGTGAATCTATATGGTGCAATTCCGCCAGTCCCGGTAAAAGTTAATATTGGTTGATTAGCATCAATTGAGGTTCCAAATATATCAGCTTCCGTTAATTTTGCATCTTTACCTTTTGATTTTAAGTCAACTTGTTCAGACGGAGGTGGAAAGAATTCATAGAACTTAATATCAGGTAAAGCATTACCTTTTGCTATAGTCCATTTTCTAAATTCAGCTTCGGCATTATATTTTTTCGGAACTGGTAAAGCTTCTAATAAATCAGAAAAATTTGGATCTTTAATCTTGTCTTCGAGAGTTGGTGCTGTTGATTTAAATAAATTGTTAAATGCTTTTTTAAATCCTTGTTCTAATATTACCTTTTGACCTGATTGATGAAGATTTCCAAATGGCGTTTGTGCGGTCTTGACTGCGTTGAAGTATTCGTTAGCCATAAACGTACCAAAGTCATCGGCTCCTTTAGAAGATCGACTTGCTAGTTTTGATGATACGTTATTTATAAATATTGGCCACTGTGCAGGCATGATTCTATATTTTTATAAGATATTTATCTGAATTAATTATTTACCTTTTTGCTGGTAATCTTTGTGCTTTCCTTTCAACTGACCGATTGTTGACGGTGTTGGAGGAGATGGAGGTCCTGAAGGACCAGTTGGAGTTGGATGAATGTGCTTTTGATAATCATCTAATAGAACATTTAACCATTTTTCTAAAGAAACTCCACGAACAGCGGGTTCTTTCTCATCTTCCGATGCTTCTCCAGTATTTGATAGGAATATGTTACCTGAATCTAAAAAGATTTTAGTATCAGTGCTTATTTTAATATTATTCTTTTCATCGATTTGTATTAGGGGTCTCTCCTTGGCACCCTTACCTCGTGTGATAATTATACCATCTTTAGGAGAATGATAGATCCTGATGTTACGGATTTCATCGTATACTAATGAGATTGTTTGTTGCGCTTCATCTTCTGATAGAGCATCTAAAACTTCAGATTTTAAGGCTTTACGTTGATTAACCTGATAAAAATATTCAGGATGATATAAATTACCGTTATCAAAACGGATTGAAACAATATCATCAATATTAGGAATCGCATGGGATCCTACAGCATTTCTATTTCCACATGCTGCCCAGGGAATATCTTCAGTTGGAACGTTATCAAATTTACCAAAGACCATGACTTTACATCTTCCATTTTTCAATGGGTCTTTATTTTCAACAACTTTACCAAGCCAATGAGTGTCCCTAATATTATCACTACCACCTATTTCATCAACTGTAGCCATTATTACTTTTTATATACGTTTCCTATATTAATTAATGCGTCTCTATTTGCCTTATTTAAAACATCAACGATTGGAGTTCCATCTAGAAAATGGACATTTTTACCAACGACGCTTTCAATACCACCTGCAATTCCTTTAATGTCAGTTGCAGCATCCAACGCTCTTATAGTTTTACCATAGATATTTTCTAAATTAGGTATTCTCCTATTTACATATCTTTTAGCTTCTATTTCAGCTTCTTCCATTTTAGATTTAGCCATTCTTTTTAAATCTTCTTGAGCTCTTTTACCGTACGCTTTAGCTTGATCCTTTGCCTTGTTTTTAAGATTTTTAAATCCTTTAGACATATTTTGTTTAAAGGATAATTTTCTTTCAGCAGCAGGATCCGTGTTTTTTCCCATCTCTTCAATTTTATCTGCTGTTGCTTTATCTATTCCAGCATCCGGATCATCAAGATTACGTTCACCTTGATCTAACAATGTTTCCATTTCAGTAGTTGGAGCAATTATGTTTTTATAAGCAGTTGGATTTCCTTTTTGAATATCTTTACTCATAAACACAGCACCATTTAATGCTCTTGCATCAACGTCATAAACTCTTTGATAATTAATTGTAATTTCATTTGCAGCAACTTCAGGTGCTGAAGCAGATAAATCAGCAAATGATTTGTGTCCACTTTCAGCTAAATTAAATTCACAATATCTAAGTTCATACATAAAAAATGGACGATTATTCTCGCCAGTTATAACTCCTTCTGCAGAGTTATCGTATATCCCTCTAATATCAGAAACATAGATGTACATGTTAAACTTTCTTAAGTTTGGAGGTAACACATAAGACCATCTTGATTCGTCCCATACAGCTTTACGGTAAAGTTGCATTAGACCTGCAATATTTAAATTAATAGTTTCTAAACAACCAATTATTAGTTTAGCATCGTCTCCACCAAAATAAGCATTTTCGGGCGTAAATTGAGTTAATCGATCAATACCGCCTAGAGATTGCCAATGCCATGGCATTTCACTATTGATTTTAAATAAAGCTTCTTTAAATGCAAGAAGAGAACTTAATTTATGTTCATATTTAGTAATATTTAGTCCTCCGCCAGAATTACCAGAAAGATGCTTTTTAATAAAACCTTCGGCTTCACCATTAAATAAAGGTGAATTATAACTAGTGTCAAACAATAATGTAAAAGATAAATATGTCGGATCCTGATATGATGACATATCAACTCCACCAGTAGCTCCTTTTGAAAGAAGTCCGGATTTTCTAAATCTATCTAAATCTAAGAATGCTGACATGAATTATATATTGTTTTTAAATTGTATTAAGCTTGGATGGCCATTCTCTTCTCAAAAGAGTTAGTTTTTGTCTAATTCCTAAACCATCATCAGAATCATAAATATATTGAATGTTTTCAATAATATAATATCCAGTATGGAATTCATCCATAACTATTTTATCTCCACCTGGAGAAGCTGGATCCTCTCCATACTCTTCTCCTACAGTACTGAATCCTTTTTCTTTTTTCTTTTCTTTAAGAGAATTTAATCTAGCAACTTCTGTATCATTATATGCTGTGATAAACACAGGAATCTTTTGAAACATATAAAGACCTGGATTAATTTGGTCTAATGTTATTTCTAATTTCATTTTCGTACTTTGCGCATAATTCATTTTATTTTGAATAGCTGCAAAATAATGATTAATATTCATGTTGCCATGAGTTTTATCAGCGTCAATACGTCCAACATATTTTTGTTTAACTTCATCTTTATATCTAGTTTCCTCTTCTTTTCCAGTACCTTCTTTTCTACGACCTCTTAAAGGCTCTTCAATATCTGACATTGTTTTACTAGCTCGTGGTTCAACATCAAATGAAACTAATCCTTCATCGCTGTCATTTTCAAAATACTGAAGTTTCATAGTATATCCAAACTTAGCAGTTTTTGCACCAGCCTCATTAATCACCTTAAAGTTTTCAAAAAATTGAGAACTTGAATTGTATGTTGGATGGTTTGTTAAAAGCATTGCTGCTTTAATTTTATTTGTATCGTCAGTATCTTCAGGATTTTTGTTCATATCTTCCTGCATCTTATTAAAATAAGTCAATTCCAAATCATTTTTAGAATTAAATACTTTATTAAGATCGACGTAATTTAAATTGTAATAAGGATCTATTTTACCGACAACAAAACTCTCATCATCAATATAACCATGTTTTATAATATCATTAATGAACTGAACTTTAGAAATAAATGGACAAAATCTAGACATTTCGTCATCGGTTTTATCGATATTAGTTGCAAAACCTAATTGAAGTTCGGTTGCAATTTGTTCTAAATGATCTAGTGATGTTTTCTTTCCGTATCCTTTAGACTCTTCAGCTAATATTTTAGGAACTTTAAGTCTTCCACGTATTGAATATTGTCCACCTGCTAAAGATTGTGGATTTGCTCCTCCTTCATCAGAAGAACTTGCATTACAATTAATAATATCAAAATCCATTCTAATATCCTTATAAGTATCAGATTGTCTAGAAGCCAATCGAATACTAACAATATCTCCGTCTCTTGGAATAGAATCGCCTTTAAATTGGTTATCACTATCCATAAAGGCAAGATTTAATGTTGGTAAAAAACTAGAAGTATCAATTGTCATTGAATTCAAATCATACTCTTGAATATCAATATTGTTGATTCTTACTGCTGGAGTAATATTACCATTTGATTTTGAAATCTTTTTACCACCTTCTTTTTCTTCATCTCCTGAATCATAAATCATCGGATCCAACTTAATAGTCGGTTCAGTAATTACAAGTATATGTCTATCTAAATCGCTAGCCATTAAAGTTTATTATTAGTATTGTTATTAATTTTATTAAGCTTTTGAATCTCTCCTTCAAATGCTTTATTTGAAGTTAAAAGAGCAGAAGTTCTATCTTTAGTTGTAGGCATTGCATTACCTACGATAGTTTCTCCATTTTGAATAACAACATTAGTTTGATCAGATTTTAAAACGTTTGGCGGTAAAATTTCTTTTGCACCATTTGGCTTTTCAGCAGCTTTTCTTTTAAGATAATCAAGTCGATTTTGATCCTTGATTGGAAGTCTTTTAGTGTCAATAAATTTATCTCTAACAACATTAGCTTCTTTTACACCAATTCCTGGTTTCTTCCATTGTTTTAATAAAACATCTAATGGTGGAACTAATAAAATGTCTCCAGCTCCGATTGAGAATGGATTTGAAATTCCATTAAATTTTAAAATTTGGTCACCATAATTAGCATTATTATACAGATTAAGAGAAATCAAATCAATCCTACCTGCATAATAATCATCAACTACAAACGTTTTGTCTACCCTAACAAAATCAGGGAACAACATTGTAGGTTCGGTCATAATAACCTTATTTTCCGATTCATAATCGGAAGTCGTGATTTTCTTTTTGTCTAAACTGTTTAACATTAGTCTGCTGCAAATTTTCTAAATGAATCATCTATATGAGAACCGCTTTTAGCACTAGTACCAGATAAATTGGCTGCTGGGCTTCCTTTTTCTCCATATTCAGAAACATCTCTTGTTTTATTAATATCAACACCATCATTTGGTTTAAGATAGAATCTACCTCTTCCCGCATTGAACATGCTTTCAATATCTGCTTTATCTCTTGGTCTTCCTGGTTTTAATGTGATTTCAACTTCCATTTCTTCTGGAAAATCTTGTACTCCATTACCGCCTTTGAAATTAATCTTGGTTCCAGTAATAATTAAGTTACCCATAACCATCATTGGATTTAACGGATTTCCAACAGTAATATGCCATTGACCTGTTGCATCACCAGTTAGTAATGCGTTTGCAATAGCAGGCGCTTGAGGTGAATTAAATAAATCCATCAACGCACCACCTAATAAGTTACTAACAACCTTAGAACCACCAAGTCCATTCTTTTTAATATCATCAACAATATTAGTTGCCATTCCCTGTAAGTCTTTCATTACAGATCCTAAGAATTCTTTATATTGTCCACCTCTTAATAAGTCAATATTTCCAAATGGTTTACCGATAGATCCACTACCTAGATATTTTACTTCTCCTCCCCAAAACGGTGCATTTGAATATGTTAATGCTAAAATATTTGCGAATTGATCCATAAATAAAACTTTAGGATTTGCGCCATATATTCCCTTCATTTCATATTGAAATTTAACCGTGAATTCTTTTTCAAATAGTAAACCATCTTGACCTCTAGTCATCATAGATACTATTTTGTTAAATGGTCCAAATACGTGGTTTGGATATGTTTCTTTCATTGGATCAAATCCAGATCCAGCAGCTTCAGTTTGTTTAACTTGTACACCATTCATTCCTTGTCCTGCTCCCATAAAAGCTTTACCCACTCGGGTACTCATTAAACCAGAGCCTAATTTACCACCAGAAGAATCACTATTTGTTGCAGTGACCGTTTGAACATCGGCTTTCTTTTCTTCCCAATGATATTTATAATCTAACGCTAGCATATCTGATAAATTATTACCAGTAGCTTCAGACATCCATGTTATTGCTCGTGCAATATCAGGACTTTTTGCGTTTTCTTTCTTCCCATCTGCTGCAATTACCATTGGTGTAATAATATCATCTTCAACTGGAAATGGAAATCTTCTAAGAGTAATCATATAGTTGTTAGGAATTTTACCAATATATTTACACATTGCAAAATCCGAATAATTATATCGATAACCTAACGAACCATGTTCATTAGTCATTTGTATGATATTAGTAACCGTTGGCTCTACTAGAGTTTCGGCATTAATTAAGTTATAATCTTTCTTTAAATCAACATTGGCACCAGCAACTAAACCAGTAAGAGGAGTTCCTCGATACTTCATTAATGTGTATCGGTTAAAAGCAGAGTATGGAACTAGACCTTCATTTATAGCTGGTCCAGGAGGTCCTTTTTTACGACCTTCTCCTTTTGCTCCTTTTGCACCTTCAACATCAGAAGGTGTGTATTTATATGAATCAACTGGTTGATCGTATAGAGTATTGTTTCCTTTAATAAGTTTATCAATATCTCTAGTATCTGCTGTTTGTATTCCAGCAGCATATGCACTACTTCTACCAAAATTAGTTTGAGATTCAAGTGGACTAATTTTATTTTCAGAATTTAAAATTAAATCAGGAAGCTCATTAGATTCTGTAATTGTTTTAGTAGCATCCTTTGAACTAATGGTTTTATATTTCTTAGGAGCAGAGCCTGACGGCTTAGAAGAACCTTTAGGCTCCTTACCAAGGTTCCATACTTTATTATAAGCACCGTCTGCTGCTTTAGCAAATCCATCAACAAAATTAGGCATTTATCTCATCATTTTTTTAAAGGCACATCGACCTTATCTTATATATTCATATATTAAAAATAATGCCAGGGTTTTAGTAGTCCCAGAGTTGGGAATAGTGGCATCTAACGTATGATGGAATATTTATCTGAATACCAATTTTATATTTCTTACGGAATCTAGTATTAAAGTCAACATCTTCACTGGTTTCAGTCGTATCTTGCCACTGGATGTCATCAACTTTTTTATGTATGAATAACCATGGCGCCATAGTTAACATTCCAGGTTTCATGCGAGTAATAATCCATTCACTATCTAGACCTGGTACTCTATATTTTACAGTTTGATCTGAAGCAAACATTGCAGAAGTTTCGGGCCATGTTGCAATATGATTATCAAACCAAGATCCATTTGAATAAAAATCTAAATTAGGGTTCTTATTGAATTCAGATACAATAGATTCTAAGAAGTTAGGAAGTAAGAAATCATCAGAATCCATGTATGTTATTAAATCACCAGTCGATAGAGTGATTCCAACTTGTCTAGGAACCCCACGATAGTATTTTTGACCATCAATAAGTTCATACATATTTGGAATTCCTTTTTTATCTACAAAGGCGTATTTAATCCGAGGATCTGTTTTAAAAAGAGTATTGTATGTGTTATGTACTATTTCACATCCATCGCTAACTATGATTAATTCTGAATTAGAATAGGTTTGAGCCTTGAACGTGTTTATGGCTCTTATAAATTTATTAATTGAATTGCTTCGTGATCCAGGATAGTCTCCTAGATATGCCTGCATAATTACTGAAATCTTAGGTTGTAGCATTATCCCTTGTCTATTTTATCTAGTTCAGCAGAGTCTGATCTATATAATAATTTATCAAAATAATCTTTTTGATCAGGTGCTCTTTCGCCTAAGAATTTCTTAAGAGCAATTACAAACTCATCTTTAACGTGATAGTAATATTTGCCTTTAGAATAGGCTGAACGGTTTGAGAGCTCATAAAGCTCTTTTAAATGTTTCTCAATAAAGAAATCGTGTAGGTTATTGAATAGTTCTAATTGTTCAACTCTTGTTTTAACACAAAAGATAGAATCAACAGCAAACATGTAACTTTCCCATTTTTCAGAGAATAGTCTTTCAAGGTCTTCTACTTTAGAATATTCTCGGCGACTTAAATTAATTTTAGTTTGTTTGCCTTCAAAACTACCGTCAAAAGTTAACCCAAAAAAGTATCTTTTTAGGAAATCAACATCATCGTACATTTTGTCGATTTTAAGCATATATCTTGGCATGTTCTCTTCGAACTTGACATCATAGATAATTGCTCTTACCGGGAATAGAATGTTTGGAAAACGTTTATTTGATAAGAGAGCATGGATTTTATCACCTTTGGTAAATATCTTATGCTTTATCATTTGTTAAATGAGTGACACCATCAAAAAGTGTCAATATGTTTTCATTCGTCAAAGGAGTTTCACTAATCATAGTTAGATTAAATGTAAACTCTCGATAATAGAAATCAGTAACGATCTCTTTAAGATTAGCAATCGTTACTGGTTCTAGGTTTTTTAATAAGTACAGGATTCTATGGTCCTGATGAAATAACAATGTAGCTTCGAGTGTCTTAAAAATATGAAGCCCAACAACAGACTGATTTGGTTCCTCTCCATAAGGACAGGATTTGGCCAGCTTATTTGAAATAGCATGGTAATCTATAATTGTGTCATAATTAGATTCTAGTCCCTTTGTAAAACGAACGTAGTCTCTTCTATGTTCTGACCAAACACAGTCGATTATTAAACTCATGATTTATTAAGCAGAGTTTGAAGATCAGAAACTTGCTTATTTAATTCAGCAAGCTTCTCTTCAATTTCAGCCTTAGAAGGCTTATAATGTTCTCCCCAATCCGCGATTATTTTTATTTGATCTTGGTCTTTAGTGCTTCCAAATTCTAGTCCACAATCTTCAGAAACTTCTAAAAGAAATTTAATTTTGTTTTCACTTGAATTTTCAGACTCAAAATCATAAACAATAACAGAACTATAGCTTTCGCCCGCTGCATTTGCATTGTCTTCTAATACGTATTTGATTACGCCATTGTCGGCTAGTTCTATTGTTATAGTTTGCATAACTATTATTGTTCTTTTCTAGCTAAACGTAATTGATTAGCTTGTTTACTAAGTTCTCTTGCTTTTTTCTTGTCTTCTCTGTAAGTTTCTTTGTCTTTTACAGCCATCAAAGTCCAAGATTCTTCTAATAAAGCTATTTCAGCCTCATTATATCCTAGTTCTGTCCATGTTTCTTTTTGGCGATCTAAGATAATTTGTAATTGATTTTCGATTTGGTCTTGCGCATTTCTCATGTTCATTTCATGGATTCGCTCGCCCTCCTCTCTCATCTTCTTGTACCATTCTTGTTTTACTGGTGAAGATGTACCCAATTGTTCTTTTGCTTTAAGCATGCCGGCATTTTTATACATGTTACGGCGTTCACGTCTGTTCGGTGGATTATTCATAATAATTGTTTAAATAGTTAACGACTTCTTGATTAATATAACTTTGTAGTTTATCTATCTGGATTTGAGATGTCACAATTTGTGAGATTGTAGCAATCATTTCTTCGCGAGTTTCATCACTGTTATCTAATAACATTGAGAATACTTCTCTTTTTGGTAAATTAATACCAACACTTAAATCTATTGTTTCTACATTTTTAGAAGATAACTTGATTATAAGTTTTTCTAATGGTGAAACTTCTGGCTGTACAGCAACTGTCGGTTGAACAAACGCAGGTTGCTCAACTCTTTTTTCAGTTTTAATACGCTCATTTGCAGGAGGAAAAGGTAATTGACCGTCATGAATCTCTTCTAAAAATTCATTTTGTAGATGTTTAAAAATTCTAGAACCATCTGTAAAGTACAACATTTCAGTATCTTCACGATCAAGTACTACGGTAAATCCGAAGTTTTCACCTTTCTTCCATTGAAATTTTCTAGGTTCTTCTTTTTCTTCAATACTGATTGTTTCAACAATAGGAGTTTCAATAACTTCGCTCATACTTTTTTCTTTATCTTCTTTTTTCATTCTTAAAAAATTACTAATTTTCGAGAACATGGAATTCTTCGTCGGACTCATTATATTTTTTCATGAATTTTTCTATAAATCTTTCAGATTCTTTTCCTTTTTCAGATCCCATCCAACATTCTACTCTCTTAATATACATGTTGTAAAAATAATGAGAACCTTCATTCTTTAATTTGTCCTCTAAAATCTTCACATCCTCTGGATAGTGCCTTACATTAAATCCCATAATATTATATTATATTTATTCGTTATTCCAGACTATGTCTTGGTAGACTGGAATTCCAGCCTTTTCCAATAAATCAACTCCACTAGTATCTCTATACTCTTCACAATATCTAACTTCGGATATTCCAGCTTGAATAATCAATTTAGAACATTCGAAACAAGGCATTGTTGTAGTATAGAGAGTAGTTCCAACCGAACTAATAGTGGATTTTGCTAATTTAGTAATTGCGTTAGATTCAGCATGTAGAACTTCACGTTTAGTAACACACTGTCCCATTGAATCAGTATGTTCACATTCATTCTCGAATCCATGAGGAGTTCCATTATACCCAACACTGATAATTTGACCATCTTTTACAATGATGCAACCTACCTTTCGGCGCTCAGCATAACTTAGTTTCGCAATTTGATATGCGATCTGCATGTGTATTTTGTCTATCGGAATTCTCGGCATATTAAAATAAAAATGGATCTGAATAATTATATTCAGATCCATCAAATAGTTTATTTTAAATAGGGATTATTCGCCTTCTGCTGCTTCTTCAGCTGCATGACCGCTTTCAGCCAATTTAATCTCTTCGATTTTCTTAGAGAAAGCTTCTTTAACCATATTAAGAGCTGCTTCGTAAGCTTCTAAACCAAACTCTTCTTTACAATCTTTTATTGCTTTTGCAGAAAGACCAGCAACTAGAGCAGCATTTTCACACATATAAGTTTCAATAGTATGATCGTCATGTGCATCAGTTTCCCATGCTTTAGCTTCTTTAACTACTTTTTCGTAGCATTTTTCTAAAATTTCAGAAACCATTTCTTCGATTTCCTCTTCTTTAGCTTCTTCGCCTTCTGGCTTTTCTTCAGCTTCGTTAGTTTGAACCTTGTCGGCTTCAGCTTCAGTTTCTTCAATATCCTTTTTATCAGGAGTACCTAAGTCTGTAATTTCTTTTTCTACTTCTTCAGAACGATCCATTTCAGATACGAACTGATCAAATGATTTATATCTCATTTTAATTTAATTTTTTTAGATTATGTAGTATATATTAAGCTTTAGGCTTTTTATTGTATTTTCTCTTTGGTTTAACCGTTTCATGATGTGGTTCGATTGGAAATTCAGATTTAGTCTCTTTTTTCTTTTTCGGAGTAGCTTTCATTTTAGGTGCTTTCTCAACATTTGAGATTGTTGGAATATCATTGATGATGTCATCTTCTGATATTTTAAAAAAGTCTTCATTAGATTGCTTAGGAGCAACAAATTTCTTTGAAAGGTACCATGCTAGTGCGATCAGAGCCGCTAAAATAATAATTACTGTCATATAAAATTGTTTTTGATTTCTTTATATATTCATAAAAAAAGGGATCCTTTCGGATCCCTTGTCATCATGTGAGATGCAAATTACTCTGGTTTTTTAGGCTCTTCTACTGCAGTAGCAATAAATAATGTTTCCAAGGTCGCAATTAGGTCATTAGCTTCGCTAACTTTTCGTACTAGTTTGTCCATTTCGTCAATGACTTGAGGGTGTTCACCAATACCGACTGAATTACCATAATATATTTCCAGAGTTGCCAGTGCTTCTTTCTTTTGCGCTTCATATCTGGCCTTTAACGCTTCTACTTTTAGAGATGACATATAAATTGATTTATTTACTGAATTATATGGATTAAATTAAGATTGTTTCATACTTTCTAATATAATTTATTAGAGCTTTTTCTTTGGCTTTTGCTTCTAGGTCAATATCAATTGAAAGACCATACGAATCGATTTGCTCGTAAATGTAATCGGCATGGGCACGATTTACAACTGAAGCATCTTCGTGGATTTTCTTACATGAACTATAATGAACAAGCTGTCTGATACCTTCTGGCCAAGTCGATGCTGCTAGATACAATGCATCCTTTTGTGACATAGGATCTTCATAACACCAATGATGATGGTAGTCAAATACGATTGGAATTCCTGTGTGAGCTGATAACCCATAAACTAAATCACTTGTAGAATATTGAGCTTTTTTATCGTCATTCTCAACAGTCATACGTTCTTTAACAGAAAGATCTAGAGTATCGAATGCTTTTATAAAACGATTAAGAGAATCTTCTTTACTAATTGCAGTGGTATTGACATGAATATTGATAGCAGCATCTGGAGTTCTTGGTAGACCGATTAGATCCATGATTTCGCCATGTTGATTTAGTTCTTTGATAGAACGAACAACAACATCTGGATTTTGACTAGCAATTACACAAAAATGACCAGGATGAAAGGTTAATCTTTGGCCAGCATCCATTGCAATTTTACCTGCACCTTTTAAAAGATTAGAGATTTTAGTATAATCTGGTAGATCTTTGATTTCATACTCAGACATCCATGGAATCATATCAGAAGACATCCTGTAAAGCTTGATACCATGTTGATTATTCCATTTGATAATTTCGATGAGGTCACGAACATTCTGTAAAGCTAGTTCGCTCGCATACTGAATTCCCTTTTGTTCGAAAGTTCTTTTAATCATACCACGACCAATTGTAATACCTTTCTGCTCTTGAAGGGTCATATTGATACAGCAATAACCTAGTCTATTCTTCATAATGTCCAATAATATGTTTGCGCCACCAATTTTTAAGTTTAGAATTGTCTGGCAATTTATCAATTCTAGGTTCGAATACAAAAGGACCTGATACTAAGACAAGTCCTATAATTATACAAATGATTAGTCCCATTGTTTCTCAAATTTATACCAATGATCTGCTCCGGCGCAACATCTTAGTCCATCAAAAATAAGGGTGTCCATTTCTTTGCCACTAATATTTTCAAAGAAGTCATAAATGATTTGATGAGCTTCTTCAGCATTATCAGTTAAGGTAAAAGCGTGTTCATTTACTGCAGAAAGTATTCTAGTTGCAACTTGATCGTTGTTTGAGAATCGAGTACCTGCATATAAATCGGCATAGGGATCTCCATTTGCAATTTGTCCTAAGATTTCATCAGTAGTATATCTCATTCTAAAAACACTAAGAGCTGTTTCAATAATTGGTGTAATTCTACTAACTTGAGGCCATGGATTTCTACCTGATATTCCGTTTGCGTGTACTTTTGTTACGTCGATTTTTTTCATTTTGTTTATTTGTTTATGATATGTAAATATAATCAATTTTCTTGACAGTAAAAAATTTAATTCAATTTATTTTCTAGCCAAGTGTGAAAATCTCCATAGTAAGATTTACCACCAATATTCCATGTTGTTAATTCAGTCATAGAATAATTACGATCATAAGTTTTCCAATCATAAAGAGTAAATGGTTCTCCTTTGTAACTAAATTCCCATTCAAATTGAACTTTATCATCTCCACTAGCTTCTTCGTAAGTTGGTTTACCAAAAGCTTCTACCAATTGGCTATACGTATAACCTCTTAAATAACCTTGTAGAGAAGTTCCATTAGAATTATGTCCATCAGTTTTTATACAGATTTCAGCAATAACCATTTCCTCTTCCCAAGGTCTTGATTCAAAATAAAGATCTTGTTCTTCTAAATAAGATTCATATTTCTGCCAATTCTTTACTAATTCTAGAGCAACTTCTGTGTCCTCTCCAGATTGAGATGGATCGATATTTATAAATCCACAATATTCAGAATTTGTAGGATCCAGTTGATAATCTTTTCTAATTTCGTCGATGTACTTTTTAACTTTATTTTCCATAATGATTGTTTCTTACTGTTGAATGAATGTGATTAGCCCATGTATTAAAATCTACTTGTTGAGAAGCCATAACAACTCTCTGTACTCGAATTTCTCCAGGTTTTGGTAAATTTGCTGGTTCTCCATGAGATTCTTTTTTTCTTTTAAAAAGATTTGTAATTTTAGTTAATGTCATAAGGTTTAAATTTGATGATATGTAAATATAAACATAATTTTTCAAATGGTAAAACTTTTTTACAAAAAGTTATTAACAAATTATTTATAAAGATCGGTTGATGAAAACGCGTATCCAACAGTGTACTTACCATTATCACCTTTAATTAAGAACCTACGGCATCTACGTCTTGTTGATGGCTTAGTAAGGTTAACTAAATGATGATTGAAAGAGCTGCTTCTCTGATAAGCTGGTTTTCCCTGGCAAACCATTAGATAATGAGTGTCCATTTCTTTATAAGAAACTTCACCATTAAAATATACGAAATCTAAGATTTCCTGAGTGATCCAACCGTGTTGTCCTTTTTTTAATCTTCTAGTCATTTTGTTATTTTTTTATTATATGTAAATATAAACAAAAAACTCGACATTAAAAAATGCCGAGTGAATTATTTTCAAAAAGTTATTAACAATTATTTCCAGAAGAGCTGGACGCAGATGAGAGCTACTGCCAGACCTAAAGAAACTAGAGTCTTGCTATTAATACCTTCGCTCATAAAGATATAAGTTAGTGCTGAGAAGGCAATCATACCGGTTGCAAATCCAATAAATCTGCCGGGCCAAAGAGCTCCTTCATAATAGACAACCACTTCTCGAGTTGCAGTAATAAAAATGTATGAAATTATAAATCCACCAAATAGAGCAACTAGAAAAGTATTCTTTTTAACCCATGGCCAAACAAATTGACCATTAGTCTGAAACCAAACTAAAGATTGGCCAAGGGTAAATAATAGAATTCCATAGATTAAATGTCTCAAAATAGGGATTCTGTTTTAGTAAGTAAGTGTGATATGAAACTAGGTCTATGTTCTACTGAAGGACCAATTTCTTGAATTGCCGTAATATGTTGCTTAGTTCCATATCCTTTATTAGAAGCCCAACCATACGGTTTGTTAGAATCATTTTCATTCAATTCTTTCATAAGATTGTCTCTTTCAACTTTAGCTAAGATAGAAGCTGCTGCAATAGAAGTATATTTGTTATCTCCACCAACAATAGTGGTATAACTCTTGTCTTTGTAACCATGAAACTGGTCTCCATCTATTAAGACAAAATCAAAATCTTTTTCTTGTTGAACATTTTCTAAAGCTAAATTCATACCATGTAGAGTTGCTTTTAGGATATTCATTTCCTCAATGTGATTAATATCAACATGAACTACTGAATAGGCTAGCGCATTATCTTTTACAATTTGATATGCTTGTTTCTTTTGAGCTTCTGAAAGAACTTTAGAATCCTTAACTAATGGGTGTTGAAAATCGGCAGGCATAATGCATGCTGCCACAGTTACTGGACCAGCCAATGCTCCTCTTCCTGCTTCATCTACGCCAATCTCGGTTAAATTAGAATCGGTATTGTACTTTGGTTTAAGTAATATTTGCATATTTGTTATTTAGAATGTTGTGTTAAGCTTTCGTAGATATTCTTATAAAGAGCTGACTGATTTTTAAAAATTTCAGTTTCCATCTCTTTACGAATACCTTCAATATGAGTTTTGATGTAATTAATAATCTTGTCTCCATCATTACTATTGATGTGTTTAGAAGCAAAGAATTTATGATTAGTAATTCTAATATTGTCATAATCGACGACAATAAAATATTCTAATTCTTTATTTTCTAAGTAGTATGTCTGACTAATAGGAGCTGTTAAGAACTTAGTCTTGGGGTGTTTTGACATAGCACGAACAATAGCATACATCATTGCTGTATCTTTGTCCATTTTTCCACTAAATCGGCTAGTGCTAATTCTAGCCAATTTAACCTTTGACCTCTTTAAAAGTCTTTTAAAATAAGAAAAGCCCATATATTTTGGATATCGTTAAACATACAAATTATATGGGCTTTAATCAAAAAGTTTATTAATTCAATTACTTGTTATTGTCGTACTTCCATTTTTCATATCGTCGTACAATCTCTTGTAAGATTTCTGCTCGAACAATATCACTTTCACCAAATTGATGGACACCAACTCCTTTAACGCCTGTCATCAGCTCGATGAACTGAGGCAGAGAAACTTTACTACGTTCAATATCATATTGACTAACGTCTCCTGCAATTACAACTTTACTAGACTCTCCCATACGAGTAATAAACAACATTAGCTGTTTCCAATCGGCATTTTGAGCTTCATCTAGAATCATAATAGCATCGTCAAATGTATCTCCTCTCATATAAGCAAGAGGTTGAAATTCTACAGCACCAGATCCTAATAAAATATGGGCTTCAGAGAATCCAATAATCTTCTCAATATTTGAAGTAAATGATTTGATATAAGGTGCAATCTTTTCGTCAATTGTACCAGGTAAGAAACCTAGTTTTTCACCAGCTTCCTGAATAGGTTTAGTTAAAATAATTCTTTTGATTTTCTTTTCTTTAAGCAACTTAATTGCGGCATAGCATGCTGAAAAAGTTTTTGAAGTTCCAGCCGGACCGTAGCAAAAGGTAACTTGATTTTTAAGGATTGTATCTACATATCCTTGTTGTGATTCTTTTAAATAAATTTTGTTTAAAGATTGTTCAACGTTTTGAGAACTTGATGTTTTACCTTTTCTTGTAGTCATATTTGTTTTTGTATTTAATCACCAGCCATTAGGACTAATGCTTTTAATTTCATAAGAGAATCGCATTTTTCATACTCTTCCATCTTTTCAAAATAATCAACTAATAATTCTATGAATTTGGAGCGTTGTCCCATACCGTGTGGTATTTCAATTAGGTCTTTACCTTCTTGAAACACAATGAATCTATTCACTGTTTTCGTGAAGTTACGGGTCAAAGTGTAGTAACTTGACCTCATAATACTATCCTTTTCTCTATTTGGTATATTCTCGCCCATACACAGTAAAAATCAATCATCATTTTGAATTATATATTTCCTGGAATGTTCAGTTAAATATAAATGTGATGATTATATTATGATTCTTTTTCCGTGTTGGTTCTTAAAGATTGAATATAAGTTGCCTTACGAATTTCATCTCTTTTTTCAACGGATGGTTTGACAAAGGATTGTCTATCTCTTAATTTTTTAATTTGCTTTGTTTTAGCAACTTTACTCTTGTATTTTTTAAGAGCTTGTTCGATATTTCCGTTTTTTACGTCTATTATAAGCATATTTCTTGTAGTATTTTTTTTAATTCAATGCATTTTTCATACTCCTCTAAAGATTCGAACCAGCCAATTATAAAATTTAAAGCTTCTATCTTTTCCTCACGCGTTGAATTTCCTTTTAATGCGCCTTGTTTCTTATTAATTATTGCATGATATACCAAATCCATCATTTGATCCTTTGGTAAATTTTGTACTGCATTAAAAAAATTCAGAGCATCATCATCTATATCTTGATTATGATTTTCCATTTGCCAATTCTTTAATTTTATTTACAAGATCTAGCTGCTCATTGTTTAAGCAATTGAAATTGGCATGTACCTTAATGAGTAAACTACCATGATCCTGTGTTTTATATATTGGCATTCCTTTATTTGGAATTCTTAAAATTCTTTCCGAAGCAGTATTATGTGGTATATTAACTTTATATTTGCCAAATGGTGTTTCTACAGTCAATTCGGTTCCTAAAATTAAATCATAAAATGGAACATAAGAATCCATCCAGATGTCGTGACCCTGTAGAATTAAGTTATCATCTGGTAGAATATTGATATTGATAATTAAGTCTCCACGAGGTGCAGTCGTATTAAATCGATTGTAATCTCCACGACCATAAACTTTTAATACCATGCCAGTATGTAGACCTGGAGCAAAGTCAACTCGAACTTTATCAAATCCTAGATCGAATACACGACTAGTTCCATGGTACGCATCTAGAATATTAAATGTTGCATTAATTCTAACGTCTTTTCCTGGAGCAGATTTCTCATGATTAAAATGACGATCAAAGTCATTAGACCAATTTCCGCCAAATTGGCTGAATAAGTCATTAATATTAAAATTAGTACCTGAAAATTTGCGACTTAAATCGTATTGCTGTCGCTTAGAAGGATCTGAAAGAGTTTCATAGGCTTCTTGAACTGCCTGAAATTTATCTTTAGATGATATGTCTGGATTTCGGTCAGGATGGTACTGCTTCGCTAGGCTGCGATATGCATTCTTAATCTCGTCCTGCGTCGCCGTTTCCTGAACGCTTAATGTCTGATAATAACTCATTCTTTTCTTTATTAAGCTGTTCTCTACGATATTCTATAATTGATTTCTTCTGATCTCGCTCAACGACATCAGCAATCCTCTTTAACTGAACTGTTAAAGCCATCATAGCGTCGATTAACTGGGTTTCCTTTGGTGTTGCCATAATTAAATTGTTATGATATATTTATCTAAATAAAAAAGGAAGCGGTTAGCTTCCTTTTTCTAATTCGACTAAGTACTTTTTTAATAGTCCACATTTTTCATACTCTTCTAATTCGGCAAACCAGTTAAGCATGAATGTTAATGTGTTCTTAAGTTCATCTTGGTTTAAGTTAATAAGCTTCATTTTATCAACATCGATACCGTTAGTTTCAATGTTTTTAAAGTTAGCTCGAACCAACTGATCAACTACATCGTAGTACATTCCTTTAACTTCGTTTGTTTGCATAATTTGAGTTATTTCGTCTTGTTCATTTTCTTCGTTCTCTTCAAAGAAATCTTCGTTTTCAAAATCGTCGTTATACATTATTTATTAGTTTTAAATGATATGTAAATATAAACAATTTTTGCGACATAAAAAAACTTTTAGTGAAATATTTTTAAGAAATTTTCACTTTTTTCTTTTCAGGAGCTTTACCAAATGATAGTGATAATAGACCATCTTCCATGGAAGCAGTTACCTCATCGCTTGTATCGTCGGCCAGTACCCAACTTCTGCTAAAAGATTTTCTAAATGGATTCTCATCCTTTTTTGCAATTTCAGCAGATACAATTAATGTTCTACCATCAATGCTAACATCGACGTCTTCTTTTGAAAAACCAGGCAGAGAAATATAAAGAATTCCATTTTCAACAACGTATCCTTTATCTTCTGCAAACATTGTAGTTTTCCAGATTGGTTGTTCGAATTTTCCAAAAATGTCGTCGCACATTTTGTCAAAACTTGTTTGTCTTGTTGTAAACATAATTTAATTTATTTTTAATTTCTGGCTTATGCCATTACTATAATATACTCAAAAAGTGTGCCATTTGGTAAAATATGCCAAATTGTCATTAAACCTAAATTAGTAACTTCTAATTGGTGACATATTGGCAAATTTCAACATTAAGCTACCGGCTGCTTCAATGTCCTCTTCGCAATAGTTTTTAATCTCTTCAATTCGACCAGCATAAAAAGCTGCTCCAACTTCTCCAGCATTCATATCATCTTTAGGGTTCTTAATTCCTAATAAGATACAGAGATGTGCTAATGCAGCACTAGACCAACCTCCCGCTTTCCATACTTCATAGGTATCAATAAGACAGTTTTCCCAAGGTTTAACTTTATGTAAGTGAAGTTGTCTAGGTAATTCTAAACTATATAGAATGGACTTCTTAATAATATAAGGTAAATCAAATCCCTTAATGTTGTGTCCAACCAGTTTAATACCAGGTGCCTTAAAGAATACTTGGCTCATAAAGTTAACAAAATCAACCAACAATTCTTTTTCGTCAGAACCATAGAATGATTTCTTTTGCATGAATGGAACATCGTCCTCATCAAATTTGATTTGACCAACTGAGATACAAACTATTCGTCCCCATTCAGCAGTCAAAGATGCCTTTTGAAAATAAATGTCTGAACTTTCAGCATCCTTAAGTTCTACATCCTCTGCTCGAATAAACTTTTCTTTACGATCCCAGAAACTTATAAGCTCAGGATGAGATTCTTTTAATTCATCTAGAGTCTTAAATCCAGATGTCGTCTCGATATCGATGAACAACATCGATTTGATTTCTTCTTTAGTATACATTATTTTACGATTTTAATTTCTGGAACTTCTTTAATAATATCAAAGATTGAGCAAGGATAAACCCAATAAGGTCGACCTAATTTAGCAGCATCTTCTGGAGAAGCAGGAACGGCAAATGAATACCATTTAACACCATAAGATTTTGTTAGATTAATATTCTCTTCTAGAAGAGTACCATGATACACGGATATTTTAGCCCATGTAAATTCATAGATTTTACCTATTTTAGGATTTTTAACGTTGATAACTTGAAGTTCTTTCTGTTTCTTTGCCATATATCTAATTTGTTATATGTAAATATAAACAAAATATTTCAAACGGTAAAATATTTTGCAAAGTATTTTCAAATTATATGAAAAAAAAGAGAAAGGTTTAATCTAAAGTTTCGAAAGGATCTGCCCAATTACGAATTGAGCGAACTTTAGTGTATTGATCGTATGTTAGATGGATAGCAATATATCCACCTGAAATAGAATAAGGAGCATCAGATTCATTGAACCAGTATGGGGGTGGAGTATCAATCCTATCATTCAAGAAGTCAAATAGTTCGTCCACAAGCATGTGGTGGACGTATATCGTTAGTACCATACACTTGTTATTCGGATATCCCATTTATTTTTGAACTTTCCAGTTAGGATTTTGTTTTGTGTTCTGCTTAGAATCAGCTTCTTTATATTGTTTTAATAATTCAATAGTACTTGGATCCATTGGCTTCTCATAGTAATCTTCGTAGATTCTTTGATAAACAATTGTAAGTACTCCAAATAGGGTACCAGGTTCAGAATTCATTTCAAACACATAAATGTTTTCTTTAGCATCTTCGGCCAAATCAATTGCGTAGAAGTCTAAATCTTGATGAGCATCAGAGAAATATCTAATTGCTTTAATATGGGAGTCTTTGATGTCTTTAACATCTTTAAGAATATAAGAAAAGTTAGTTTCTTTTTCTGGATCTTTTTTAGCAATGTCTGCTGTTTCGTCATCCATAGGAACTCTTTGACACCACTGGATAATTTCATCTCTCCACATAAAATATCTATGCTCTTCAGCAATATCTATTTTTTCTGAGAAAGAAGAGAACTTACTTAAATCTGCATTTTCAAATTCTTTAGCATCTTTAAATACGGTAATACCTAATCCACTGTGTTCATTGTCAGGCTTTGCAACAATTGGAAACTTAAGTTTACCAACATCATTTTTATCAGTTGCAGTAGGAACAATATATCCACTATCAGCATGTTCCTTATAGAATTTTGCCTTTGAAACAATAGTTTCTCTAGCTTCAATATTATTGTAAACTTGGTATGGTTTAATCATACCGTTTTCTAAAAACTTTTCTAAAGTTCCTCGATCATAATTTAAGACAGGCATATCATCGAAGTTTTCGATAGATTCCATATCTCTTGTTATAACATTCCAGTATTCTTTTGATTTGTATGCTGGACCCGTAATAAAAGAATCGTCAAGAATCTTTCTTCGAGTGATACACACTTTCTTGAAATCATCCTTGACGATTGCTTCGTTTATAAATTGTTCAAATGTTAATAGAGATTTCATACTCTATATATTACTTTTTATTTGTAGTGTTGACCACCTACCCAAAGTACGAAAGAACGACGAGTTCCTTTAGTAACAGGTTTTACTCTGTGCATTAAGTAAGATGGAAATACAACAACATTTCCTTTTCCACGTGGTGCTTGACGAATCCATTCTCCACCTCCCCATAATTCTAAGTCTCCACCTTCATAATCATCAGCATCTGATAATTGAACAGTGATTGACACTTTTCGTCTTGATGCCATTCCATTTCCAAGATCCTGGTGCCATGTATAATGACCTTCTTGGTCTGCATAATATTCAGTATATTGAATTGCTTCAGGTGCTGAAATTAAATCAAAACCCCAAAGAGCTTCGTTAGCTTCACTAGCCATTGCGGTTAATTTGTCATATAACCAAGACCATTCGTTTGATTGTGGAATCCATTTAATACTAGAGCTTCTAACTGATGTGTCAGTCTCTGTTTTGTCTGCCCCGATAATAGTTGCTTTTTCGAATGGAATATTTGCAACATCATTATAGATTTTTTCTAATTCTGCTGGTGTAAATCCTTTTTCGAACCAATAATACTGTTGAGGATCGTTTTCTGGTTGTACAAAAATGTTTTGAAAGTTCATATTTTATTTATGTTTAGTTATTAAATCTTGTATTGCGTTATCCCAATATTGATGTTCTTGTTGCATATGAGTATCTTCAAATTCTTTACTCGTAACCGATACATCTCCTGGAGTTTTAAGTCCTTTGATTTGATAGATTTTTCGACCTTTCAAATCTTTATTATAGAAATATAAGTAATCATCTCCAAAAAAGACTTTAAATTCATTTGGGATCTGAACATAATTAGCTTTCTTTAAAATCATCATACAACCAAATCCATATACTCTGCAATCTAACTCTTCTAATTCTAAATTATCGTTGTCAGAATTTATTGAGTTAGAATTTAGACCATTAATTATATTGTCATTATGTAATCCAATCATTCCAAAATCCGGTGCTGATTCTTTAAATTTTTCAAAATTATTTAAGAGACAATCAACGTTCAAAGAAATATCATCATTCAATAGACAAATGTATTCATTCCTTGCCAAAGTAGCTCCAATATTCCATGCTGGATTAACATAGATGTTGTTTTTTACTTTGACCACCGTAATTCTAGGATCACTTGTAGAATAGTTTGAATTTAGATTATCTATTATGATTAATTCTACATCCTTCCGGTCAGATTTAATAATAGATTCTATTGTCCCTTTGATTTTATCAGATTTCCAAAGAGTTGGTATTATAAAAGTTATCATAGTTCGTAAATTTCGTTGACATATCCTTCTTGATCGCCAAATCTACTTTCTACAGATAAAGGATCATTTGGAGATTCGTTATAAGCCCAATCTTCTTTTCCTAACTCTTCAAATCTTGCTTTGATTTGCTCATTATAATGGTACATAATTGTTCTAACTCGACGCTGAATATCTGCTCGACCTAAATTATGAGAGTTTGTAGTATTACCATCATCATAAATAAATTGAAGGTAACCTAATCGTGGTATTCTCATCATCTTGGTTTTCAAGAATGTTCTAACGATTAATTCATAATCATCTGCGATCGTGAGGTCTCTACAGTGTCCGCCTATTTCAAAATAAGTTTCTCTTCTCCATGCTCGAACATGGTTAGGAACTCCAACAATATGTCTAATTGTTTTTGGATTAATATTAGAAGAGACAGCAACTTCAAAGTCCTTGCCTAATACATTTTCAGTTACATAATGTCCATAACTAAATGCAAATCCTGGTCCATATTTTAATGAATTCCAGTTTTGATCGATTTCAGCAGAATCTGTATAAAAGAATCCTACGTCTTTATGTTTTTGAGAAGCATTATATAAATCTTCGGTACATGTTGGAACTAAATAATCATCATGGTCCAATTCAGCTAAGATATAACCTCTAGTAAGAGTTGCGCATCTCCATTTTACTTCACCAATATTGCCTCCACTTTTTGGATTAAAATCAAATACTTTAACTCGTGGATCTAATGAAGCTATTTTCTGAGCAATTTTAAGAGTTGCTCCTCCATCGCTAGAATCATTTACCATAACCCATTCCCAGTTAGTATAAGTCTGTTTTGTCAATGATTCATAAGTCATCCATAGTTTCTCTCCAGTATTATAGATTGGAGTAAAATAAGAAATCAATTTAGAAATATCATTCTCTAACATGGCTCCCATTGCGCATTGATATGCTTTTTCTCCAGCCAATGGATCTTTAGAATCAACGTTGATCCACATTTTTCTTAATTCATACGGACCATTCCATAGATTTGTTAATTCTGCTGGATTTTCATATGCACTTATAATTGCAATCGGTTTAATTCTAGCAATATCATTGTAGATATTTGAATCGTCTTTAATGTATTCAACATCAAGCTCGCTTGATTCCCAATTTGCTGGATTATTTGACTCTAGAATAGGTGTACCTTCTCCAATATAGAGAATCTTTGGTACCTTTGCTTTAGACGGTTTTTGTAAATAGTTATAGTGAGACAGAATTTTGTCAATGAATAAGAATCCGTCTGGATTTGATTCATATACTTTTTCTATGAATTTACCATCAGCATCGTATCCACCTTTAAAATCAAAATCATTAAAAACTGATCGGTGTAAAATGAATTGAGCCAAATCAATTGACCTAACTTTCATATTTTCAGGCTTTGCATATCTAACATCGAGACCTGTAAAATCTTTACCAGCAACATGTTGATTAAATACAATTCCAACATGATTTCCAGCCTCGCAGAATCCTACAAGAGCTTCAAAATTATCAAATAATTTCTCATGTAAAATATTGTCATCATCTAGAGAATAGATCCAGCCCTCTTGAATATTATCAATAATGATTTTATTCATTTGAGGATATAAGTAATCTCCACCTTGAGAAAACTCAAAATAAAGTTTAGCATTGTACTCTTCTTGTAATCTACCAAGAATTTCAGCATCAATATCTTTTAATCGAGTTGAATCGAAGATAACATGCCATTGCACTTGTAATTTACCATCTTTCGTTGGAAGTGATTCTCCAACTTTGATGATATTATTTAGTCTACTACATCTAGTTATGATGTGTAACACCCTGTTTTTATCATTCATATTTATTAAATTACATCAAAAAAGAACATGTGAAAGAATCTTGCATTTTCAATAGCATCACCGAAGTATTTGCTAGGAGCATGAATTTGTTTAGCATCGAATAGAACTAAACGGTTGTACACGTTGCCAACCTCATCAATTTTGTCAAAATGAGTTCCATCATAGAAATTCATTTCAGCATTTTTGCCTTTAAATGAAGCAACATATGCTTCTTCATCTAGGGCAGGATCATCAAATCTCTTTCTTCCAGTAATTTTACTAGAATAAGTTGATGTACCTGTATCGAATGGAGCATCCTTAGTTAAGAATACCATTCCTGCATAATTTTGTGTATCGACATGAAATACTAATGGGTCGTTTGCTACACAATATTGGAATACACCATTTGCATATCTTTCATAATTCCAATTAGTAATCTCTCGACCAATGATTTTCTCTAATTTCTCTTTAGTACCTTCTAAAATAAATCTTTCAGCGCTTCTTTTGCCCTTGTGATAATTAGAAGGATTAAAATCTAGAGATTTCATTGCAAAATCTCTGACAAAATCCGGATTAGCATAGAAGTTATCAACTACAATTAGACCTTTATTCTCATTTGCGAATCCAGAATGGAATGCAATATAATTGTCGATATTTCCACAGTTGTATTTTAAATCTCCAAAATGAACCGTAATATCCTGACCTGATCTAAAAATGAATTCAACTCCAACTTTAGTGTCTTTACCCGGATAATAACCTTGTACATCAGGACGATGTGTTCTTTCGAATGATATTTCTATTTCATTGATACTCAATGAACTAACTGGTTTAAAGTGGTCACCATCCTTGACAACAATCCAACCTTTTGCTTTGTAATAAACACTTTCTTGTTTTTCGACTGAATCGAAATACCAAAATACGTTCTGGTTTGAAGTGTAATGTGATGTAATCATATTTTTTAGTATTATAGTGTAAATATCTAACTTGTTTAACTTCTCTTTTTATCGAAGTTTATATATGTATCTGGATTTACCATGAGCTCTCCGCCGATAGATTTCATACCTTTGATAATCTCATCTTTTGAAGCTCCTTTATCAACAAGTTCTACAACAACCTGCTCATAGAAATGGTTATGCTTTTCTAGATCCGTAAATTTCCAATTCTTAGGACAACATCCGCAAAAATATTGCTCAGATCTGATATAACCATATTTACAATCATATTCAGGTCCAGCAAATCCGCAAGGCTTTTGAGTTTTGTAATATGAATCCCAATCTAATTTAAAAGGCCAATGCTCATCATGAACAAAGACTCCAAATTTCATGAACGATGATTTAAGTTGAAATCCTTCGGCTTCTTTTTCGATCTCAGCTCGACCCCAATTTGGGTTTCCTTTAACTTCAACAGCTTCTCCATTCTCATCAAAGAATTCAGGTAATGGAAAGATTCCAGTATCATAGAATCTTTGGTTACGTCGAAAAACAGGGTTGTTTGTGTATTCTTTTTTCGAAAGTAACCAATATTGAATATCATCAAATGATTTCTCTTCTAAGAGAACCTCTTCTTTTAACCAATATGAATATCCAAATTGTCGATCGTCAATATCGTTTTGGTATCTTCTTAAAACCATCTGATCTAACTCTGGATTCTGATCAAATAAATCAATTAATCTTTCAATCCAGTTATTTTCTAATTTGCTAATTTTTGTGGGAAGACAAGTCCAATCACCTTCTAAGAAAAGAACATATTCTACATGCTCCGTCATTCTATTTAGGCGATTGATTCCAGCACCAACTCCTAAATTTTTTTCAGAAAGTTCAAGGTGCCAAGTGACATTAGAATACTGATTGAATAATCTTTCAGTCACTTCTAATAATTCATCATTATATGAATTTAAGAATATGTGCCAATCTCCATCAAAATCAGGATTAGCATCTAGAAAAGAGACAATAGTCCTTTCTAGATATTCTGCTCTAAGTTGAGCATCGTGAGACATTGTTGCTATACAGAATTTCATATTATAATATTATACTACATTCTATATATACAAAAAAGCCGGAACGAATCCGGCTTAAATATTATTGAATTTCTTTTATAGGTCTGTTGTGTGTAATCAAACCATTTGCAATAAATGTATCTTCAGTTTCAACGTTCATATCATATACAATTTTACGTTCATCTCCTTCTGTTGTAGTGATAGAAGTTATCTCAATACTATTTCCTTGTTTATCAACTAAGAAATCGCCTACTAAAACTTCTTTTGCTTTTTTAAATAGCCAAGTATCTTCTCTTTTAATAAAATGAGCATGATCTCCAGTAGATTCAAGTAGACCATTGTTAAAGTTATAGATTCCTTTAGAAAGAACTGGAACAATTCCAGTTACTCTAACAGGATTTTCTGTTAAATTTAAATCTGTTGTTGACCAACCAATAATAGTATCATCATCAGGTGCATCACTGATTTTCATACCTTTTAAAATATCACCAACTCTAATTTTTTCAATTAACTTAGTTGTTCCATCTGCCATTTCAACAGTAGTTCCTTTAACCAAACAGTTAGGGTCACATATACCTCCATTCTGATAACCACCATAATCAAGTCTTTGAAGGCACATATCAGTTTGAGCGTAATTATAATCATACATGTAATTACCAATACAATCAATGCCTGAATAATATTCATATGCGTACAATGTATACGAATTACAATTTGATGGTGGTGCTGAGTAACCAAATGCGGCACCAATTCGATATGTGCCTTCCCATCCAGCAGTCGGTACATAATAAGATATATTTGCATTATAAGACCACACTTCGAACGGATCAGTTCTCATCCAATAACTAAAGGTGTAACCAGTATCTCCATATGCATCAATTGTAACCCATGGATTATTATTAGACGTGACAGCATATGATTGTGGTGGATAATGACTACTTGTGTAACCTGAATTCCATGGTGAAGTAACAGCAACGTATCCTGATCCATCATAAACATTTAGTGTCCAACATCTGCTATCAATCCAACTATATGTTGCAAATGCCATATTTCCAGTCGATGCATATCCAGCAAATAAACTTCTTATGTTTGACGCGGTGTTATAACCTCCAAGTCCACACGCAACTAATTCTCTTAATTGCGAAAGTGTGTATCCGTCATAATATGCTATTTTACTCATGGTTGGTTAATAGTATTTTTTTGAATCCATCTTTGTTGATACTTGTAACCATCTAAATATTTAGATTTTTGAAATAAATGAGATGGTACAACATCATAAGTTTCAGGAACTACTTGAGGTTCTAATTCTATAATAGAGTCTTGCACTGTAAATCCATTGTCTTCTAGAATTAATTTTATGCTACATGGTACCTCTTCAGATTCGTTAACAATAATCGTCTTATACATACGAGAATTGTTACATGCCCACCATGTAAAGATTCCATCTTCATTTAAGAATTTATCAACTTGATTTGCAAATCCAAAGATACCATTGTAATCTTCTGGATATGCATCAAATCCTACATTATAATATATGAAGTCAAAATCATCAGGAAATCCATCTGCTCGAGTTGAATCTTCCCAACGATCATCAATAATATGCGTTGTTCCTTCATTGACAAATCCAGCAACTTCCATTCTGTCTCTTTGATCTTTATTTGCTTCAATAATCCAATGTTCTGCTGGTTCTAAATCTCTAATTAGAGAGTTCATCATACCAATTCCATGTCCAACTACTAATACTTTTTTACCAGCAATACTGCTTGAAAATCTAGTTATAGTGTCTTCGATAATAGGCATATCAAATGGGTTCATAGTCCAAAGGTAAAAATTCTGATGTGAAAACAGAATATTTAAATTTGGGTCATAAACATAACATTTTGATTGTTTGTCTTTATCCAAAGGTGCAACATTATATTGAACGATATAGTCGATTCTTGCTTGCATATTATTTATTTTCTAAGTTTTTAACTTTTTCTGATAATTCTTTAATAGCTTCAATTAAGACTCCAATTAAATCATTATAGCTTACCTTTTTATATCCATCTACTCCGTCAACTACAATATCAGGTAGGACTTGTTCGATTTCTTGTGCAATTACACCAGTTCTTAATCTATCTGTCAGAGCATTCTTAAGTTTAAATTGAACACCTCTAAGAGATTCAACTGTTTGTAATGCATTATCTATAGTTTCAATATCTTCTTTTAATCTAGAGTCAGAACTAATAGTAACATCAGTAAATGTTGGACTAGAGTTTGTATTAACATACTGGTTCATTGCATTTGCATAACCATTATTAGTAATATAAGATGTCCAGTTCGTAACAGTTAAGAGTTCTCTCCAACCTCCAAATCCGCCATTGGTTACTCTTCGTACTCCAAATGAGTCATTATGAAAATCATGTTGAAGTTGGAATCCATAGTTAGATGACCATGAGTTACCCATCGCATGCATACAAGTTTGCCAATCTCCAGAGTGTGCTCCATTTGTACTTGGCGGCATGAAGAAGAAACCAGATGCTTGATTATATTGATTTGAATCATTCATTTGTGCACTCTTCTTGTCTCCGTCACCATATACAAATCGACTAATACCTACACCACTAACACTACTTGCATCGTATGTTGCAGGACCTGGAGGGCCTGGAGGGCCAGGAGTTGTTGATACTGGTCCAGTATAACCTTGTGCACCTTGAGGTCCTGGAGATCCTCCGCCTCCTGGAGGACCAGCAGGTCCTTGATTTCCTTGATTTCCATTTGTACCATTTGTTGCTGGTGGTCCAGTAGGTCCTTGACGTCCTTGTGGACCGGCAGGTCCAGCTACTGTTGAACCTGGTCCTGTAGGACCTTGAGCACCTTGAGGACCGGCAACAGATGAAGGTGTTCCATTTGTTCCATTACTACCTGCAGTTCCTTGAGGACCTGTTGGTCCTTGAACACCTTGTGGGCCTGCAGCACCATTACTTCCGTTTGTTCCAGCGGCTCCTTGAATACCATTTGCTCCTGCTATTCCATCAATTCCAGATGGACCTTGACGACCTTGAGCACCTGTTGCACCTTGAGAACCGGTTCCAACAGGACCTTGATTACCTTGAGGTCCAGCGACTGATGATCCGGGACCTGTTGGTCCTTGGTTTCCTTGTGCTCCAAAGGTTCCTTGAATACCTGTTGGTCCTTGGTTTCCTTGTGCTCCAGTTGGACCAGTAGGTCCTTGACGACCTTGTGCACCAAGAGCTCCTTGTGTACCAATAATACCTTGAAGTCCTTGAAGACCAGTTGGTCCTTGGTTTCCTTGTGCTCCAGTAATTCCTTGAAGACCAGTTGGTCCTTGGTTTCCTTGTGCTCCAGTAATTCCTTGAAGACCAGTTGGTCCTTGAATTCCTTGAAGGCCTGTAGCTCCTTGAGCTCCTGTTGAACCTTGAGCTCCTGTTGAACCTTGTATACCTTGGATCGACATGTCAGTTGTAAAAGACCATGCTCCTCCAGTTCTTAAATATAATTTACCATAATCAGGATCTGACTGCGGTAGAGAACCTCCAACTAAACCAAATTGTCCGTTTGGACAAGTGTTATCAGCTAAAAGTAATGCTAAACTATTATATGTTTGATAGATTATAAATCCTTGTCCTGTAGTACCTTGATAACCTTGAGCTCCTAATGCTCCTTGAGCACCAGTTGAACCTTGAGAACCTAAAGTTCCTTGAATACCAGTTGGTCCTTGGTTTCCTTGTTGTCCAACTGTTCCTTGAATACCTGTTGGACCTTGGTTTCCTTGAGCACCTGTTATACCGGTTGGTCCTTGGTTTCCTTGTGGTCCTTGACGACCTTGAGTTCCAGTTGTTCCAACTGTTCCTTGAATACCAGTTGGTCCTTGGTTTCCTTGTTGTCCAACTGTTCCTTGAATACCTGTTGGACCTTGGTTTCCTTGAGCACCTGTAGAACCGATAACTCCTTGGAATCCAGTAGGACCTTGAGTTCCTTGAGCACCTGTAATTCCTTGAGAACCTGTTGCACCTTGAGAACCTTGTGCTCCTTTATCTCCAGCTCGAGTAAATGAAACAACTGTATCATCTCCAGCGACAAAGGATCCATTAGAAGAAACTAATGTTACCTTAATGTCGTAATATGTTGTTAAATTAGTTACTAAAGTAATTTGATAATCTGCAAAAATAGAATTGTTTCCATTTTTAGAAATTCGTAAAGATCCTTCTGGAATATTTGTACTAGCTCCCATTGCAGCTAGCCAGTTTGCTTGATTTATTGATAAAATATCTTGAGTACTAATATATAGGTCTGCGGATGTTGAAGCAGATGCTCCATTAAAATTAATTCTACCAATACCAGGATCTGCTAAAGGTGCACTAAATAAACTAACTCTCCATAACGCAGAGTCTCCACCAAAGTTACCTAGAGTACCTTGTCCACCTGTAGTTCCGGCAGTTCCTTGTAATCCAGTTGGTCCTTGATTTCCTTGAGAACCTGTAGTTCCTTGTAATCCAGTTGGACCTTGATTTCCTTGAGAACCTGTAGTTCCTTGTAATCCAGTTGGTCCTTGATTTCCTTGTGCTCCAACAGTTCCTTGTAATCCAGTTGGACCTTGATTTCCTTGAAATCCAGTAGGTCCTTGGTTTCCTTGCGGTCCTTGACGACCTTGAGCACCTTGTGTTCCAAAAGTTCCTTGAATACCTGTTGGTCCTTGATTTCCTTGAGCTCCAACAGTTCCTTGAATACCTGTTGGTCCTTGGTTTCCTTGAAATCCAGTAGGTCCTTGGTTTCCTTGTGCTCCAGTAGAACCAATGATTCCTTGAGGACCTTGTCGACCTTGTGATCCTTGAGCACCTGCAGGAATAGCACTAATTCTAGTGTCTAACGATGTTATTGTAGTTTCTAGGCTTTGTACCTGTTTAATTTTAATTACTGACACGGTTCTTTTGTATAATTAGTTTATGAATATCTATACTATATATTAGAGTAAGAAAACTGTTACTTACACGTATTAGTTAACCAATCATATTGGTAGTCTAATTTTATATCTTTTTTGTATAAGTTTTTAATTAGAGCGTTGTATGTGTTAACTATTGGTTCGTTATTAATTGTGTATCTGCTAATTATTTTTTGATTTTTAGCATCATACTCTTCTTTATTTTCATCATGATGTCTAAGCACCCAATTTAATAAATTAGAACCAACCTCGACATTAAAATCTGGATAATAATAACCAGCATCTTGTATCATATCTGCATTATGTATCAATGGAAAATTGAAATGCAGGCAATCTAAGTAAGCGTAGTTCAATGGATTTTCCCATTGATGAGATATTACAATATCTGTAGCTTCAGCAAGGTAGTGATTAACAGGGTACCTTGGTGTAAACTTAATTTTAGGTGGTTTGGAATTTACAATATCTAAATGTTTAATCATTGACTTAAAGTAGTCATTCTTAAGAAGTCTTTCTCCACTTGCAATTTGAATTGAATCGAATTCTGCGCCAGCACGAAATGACTGTTCAGCAATCAAGATTGGAATCATTGCATATTTTACAGTATTTAAATTAGGTTCAAATACTGAAATCTTTTTCTCTATTGATGGACGTACAGAATAATCTGGTAAGTTTTTACCTAATTTAACTCTAACATCTCTGTCCATTTCTAAAAACATTGGATCCCATACAAAAGGAACTGGAATTGCTGGACAACGGAAAATAGTTTGATAGTAATGATGATTTTGATAACCTTGTTGAGGTACATACCATACTTGATCGGCGCCAAGATCCCATGTAGAGACCATTCCTTTTCCATCTCCAAAAATAGAACGTTCCATATCAATTACATAATTGTTTCCGCACATGTATTTGATAACTTTCTTATTTTTACCAGTTGCTCTAAATTGGTCCATATTTTCTTTTGGAAAACTGGTTCCAAGTGTTATAAGAATATCAACATCTTTCCAAACATCCCAATATTTTTTAACTGGAAATTCATTTGGATCCCATGAAACCTTTGTTAAATCGTTAACTTTATCACTTGTATCTAATATAAGAACCTGATGTTTTCCGATTGCTTTTAAACATTTTGCTAAAAATATTGCATTTTGCTTGATTCCATTTACCCAAACACTCTCATTCTCAGACTGCAATCCTAATGTAATTCCAATAACCATAATTCGACTTTTATTTTATAGTCTATTTATCAACATAAAAAAAGGGAGTCCGAAGACTCCCTTTAAATTATTAATTAATATGTTAAGAAATTAATTAAGATTTTGTGTATCTAATAACCAATATATCACTTGCATCAACCGCGTAACCAATACCAGCCCAACGAACTGAAGTACCTGTTATTAAAATTGGTTCAGCCAAAGCTACACCATTTATAAACAATGTACATGCATCTGTTGAAATTGGTTGAGACGCAAGAGTTAAGTTGATTGGATCTCCAGCGTTAACTGTTACGAATCCAGTCATTACATAAGCTTCTGTAACAATATCAGCATCTGCGATATAGTTAGTATCAATTGAAGCGATTGTAGCTTCAACTGTAGAAACTCTTGTAGCTAATGAAGTATCAGCATTTCCTCTAGCTGTAAGTTCAGCACCTAAAGCAGTTTCTAATGAATCAACAGAACCATCAGCTCTTAAAACGAATGATGCAAAAGCATTATCATTTGTTGTATCAACCGCATTAATAATACTTACGATTTCAGCAAATGTATCAGCTGATGCAGTTGCAGCGTTTAAGATAGCATCAATTCTAGCCTTTTCAGTAGATACTAAAGCAGCTAATGAAGTATCACCAGAAGTTCTTGCAGTAATTTCGCTAGATAAAGCAGTTTCTAATGAATCAACTGAACCATTAACAGCAGTTACAGCAGCAGCGCGAGTAGACTCTTCTGTAGAAACTCTTGTGGTTAAAGAAGTATCAGCAGTTGCTCTAGTAGCCTCTTCTGTAGAAACTCTTGTAGTTAAAGAAGTAACATCACTGTTAGTAGCAGTAATTTCTGCAGCTAACGCAACTTCTAATGAATCAACTGAAGCATTAACAGCAGTATCAGCGGCTCCACGAGTAGCTTCTTCTGTTGAAATTCTAGTTGTTAATGAAGTAATGTTTGCGGAAGTACCAGCAGCAGCCAATACAACTTCAATAGAGTCAACTGAAGCTTGTAAAGCAGCATCAGCAGCAGCTAATACAGTATCAACTGAACCTCTAGTTGTAATTTCAGAACTTAATGCAGTTTCAATAGAATCAATAGATGCATTAGCTCTTGTGTTGTAACTAGTGTACTGTGTAAATTGATCTACGTTAATAGATTCAATAGTAGCAACTCTACCATCAATTGAAGTTTTAGTTGCTAAAGTAGCAGCTAAAGTTTCTAATGAATCGATAGAAGCATTTTGTGCAACATCAACAGATTCAGAAGTAGAAACTCTTGCATCAATTGAAGTTTTAGTTGCTAAAGTAGCAGCTAAAGTTTCTAATGAATCGATAGAAGCACTTTGAGTAACATCAAGAGATTCAACAGTAGAAATTCTAGTGTTGATAGAAGTTACGTTTGAAGAAGTTGCAACTGATAATACAATTGCCTCTAATGAATCAACTGATGCAATGATTGCTGTATCAGCATTTCCTCTAGTTGTAATTTCAGAACTTAATGCAGTTTCTAATGAATCAATAGATGATACGGCTGCAGAGTTTGCAGCAACACCAGTTGCGATTGCAGTAGATTGAACTACGTTTACTGATTCAACAGCAGCGGCTCTTGTATCAACTGAAGTCAGTTTTGAATCAACTGAAGTTTTAGTTGCTAAAGTACCTGCTAAAGTTTCTAATGAATCAATAGAAGAATCTTGGGCTGTGTTTGTTGTAGCGATAGCACTTAGTACAGTTTCGATAGAATCTACCGAGTTTACTAAGCCCGTGCTACTTCCGCCTAGAGCGGTTTCCATCGAATCAATTGATGCGTTTACTGCAGTAACTGCGTTTTCAATTGAATCGACTGATGCTTCAGCTGTTGTAAATCTAGCTTTAACATCGGAAGCATTTGGAATCTGATCACTGGTAACGGTTGCCCAGTTAACCGTTTTTAAGAAATCAGAAATTTGTTTTGACCTTAATTGCGACATGTCTTTTTATAATTTTTTGGTCCCAAAGAGTTATTTCCATGGTTGTTTTATATATTAGGGATGGACTCCCCTTTTAGAACTATTTTGATTATTTTAACGTTCTATTTGATAATTTAAATCAATAGTGTCAGTTGTTTCTAAATCAAATCCTGCAATATTACTATTCCAATACATTTGATCACCCGACTGGATTTCAGAATACATTAATGGAACAATACCACCATCTCTAGAGAAATAACATGGCCATTGCATTTTTAATCCATTTCCAACATCGATAATAACACCGTTAACGTTTACTTCCATATAGGAAGTTGATGCTAAATTATTAGATACTGTAATCCCAGTAGGTTGTCCAATACCAGAGGTATTATTAGGTGTTTTATTTCTTTCGGTGAAAGGTATAACATTAGGAGCGGTATCACCTGGATTAACAACAACATTTGACAGTGCTGTTATACTTGCTAGAATTGCTGTAATTTGACCAGTTAATATAGTTTCAATACTCGATAGATTATTTTGTACGCCACTAACAGATCCTTGTACTGTTGAAATTGTTGTTTCAATCGAATCTACTGAATTTACTAGACCAGTGCTGCTTCCACCTAATGCAATTTCCATAGAATCTATCGATGCATTTACTGTAGCAACTTTAGTATTTACCGAAGTAACATCATTTTTAATATCAGAAACCGAAGTATAAGATTCTAATTGATAAGATACATTTTTACCAATAACCCATTCTAAATTAGTAATAACCGGACTGGATGTAGTTGCCTCATATTGTAAATCTAATTTAATAGCATCTGCAAAATCAGAGTTTGAACTATTAGCATCTAAATTTATTCTACTCCAGCCTGTAATTTTATAAACAGCATACTGTGTTGGTGAATCAGCATTAATCAATGTAATAATTCCAGTTTCTCCTGCTGTTTGAATTCTTTTAGTTAAAAAGTTTTCTAGAGAAGAGAGCCTAATATGATTAGTGTTGATGTTATTTAAAATAACCGAAGTTGTATTAGCAGGTAATGAATTGTTAAAAGATATATTGCCGTGTTCAGTTGGGTTTTGTCCCGTGATAGAACTAATATTAAATAAAGATACTAATGCATCTCCAGTAACTCCATCAGAGAGTGGCGGAACATTACTCGTAACAACTTCAGCAATTTGAAATTGTTGAAATTCATATCTTTTTGTATTTGGGAAATAATTCTTTTCGTCAATAAAAACAATCTCAGCATATAAAGGTTCCAGATCTAAATTACTAGAATAGAATTTAGAAATTGTAAATTCAATTTCACCTTTAGTCTCTTCAGCATACGATGCTGTAATAGGTTCGCCGTAACCAGTTGGATAATTGTAAGTTAATAATCTTTTTCCAGCCGGATTAAATAAAGAAATTCTAAGAGATCCTGTTTTTCTAATGTCAAGGTGAGAACCTACAAAATCTTTGTAGAATGTTAATTTTATATTTGTAGATAGTCCTTGACCGACTAAAACAACCTGTTCTAAATAAACGAGAATATCGTCTTGTACAGCGTATGCCATTTTTGAAATAATTATTTTTATCTGTTTATATATTTTAGTTAAATTCCTGTTTTAAGGAAATTGAACAATTTAAACTTTGAAATGGGAAATAAGCAAGAATCTAATGGAAATTGCTTTTTAATATCGGCTCGTACAAAAATAGAAGATGGTTCAGAGATTCCGGTATTAGTAACAAATTCACCTACATTTTCTAGAATATAAGGTTCTTTGTCTCTAATAAGGATTAATTTAAAATCTTTCCATTCCTTTTGTGATGAACTAGGTTTATGGAATTCATAAATAGAATACGTTTTATCGTAGTCACATAGAATCATGTAACCTTTAGAGTAGACAGATCTTCTGTCTGGTATCTGAGTAAAGTTTATAAACTTCTCGACATCTCTCCATCTTCCACGAATATCTTTATAAATCTTTTCAAAAAAGATAGTAGCGTCTTCAGAAATACTAGCGATGGTTTCTAAATCAGTGTCATTTGACTTTTCGTAAAGAAGAGACATTGTATCTATATCGATACCTTTTAAAATCTTAAGATTATTATCAATCTCGTCGATTTTATATTTGAATTTATAGAGGAAATCTAAATGAGCTTCAATTTCATCTAGGACTGGAAATAACTCGTAACCATTGATAAGCGATTGGTACTTCTTTCCAGCAGAAAGAAGTTTATACTTTTTAAGTTCGTAGTCAATTGGCTGAGAATTCAGCCAATCTTTATTTAATATCTCCATGACTTATTTATCATGGAGATATTTGTTAATTCTTTTTCTTGATTTCTACTGGGATAGAATCTTTTTCAGGATCTTGGTTGTATTCGGTCTTAGAAGTTGTTAAACCCCACTGGAGTATAAACCAACTAGCTTCCATTTCAGCCATTTTCTTAGTAAGACCTAATTCTTTAGAAATTCGATTAGCGCAATAATCGCTAAATTTCTTTTGTTCTTCAGGCGTGGTTTGATAATTCATGTACCAATTTGGTAAATTTACTACATCATCGTAGGTTTTTCCAAATGGTTCTAACTGCTTATTAATTAGTTCAATAAACAATTTCTTTTGTCTTTCTCTACTCATAGTTCAATAAGTTCATTTAATAGTCCACGATCTGTTAAAGCAATAAATTCGTTTGATGACATAGATACTTGAATCCAACCTTTAGCAGGAACGTTCTGGTATATGATAGAATCATGTTCATCTTCGTCTAAAGACCAAACAATATCAAGAATCCTTTTTAAGTACTCTACCTTTTCAGATTCAATGTAAATATGTACATTCATTTTTTATTTATTTCTTTTAACAATTGTATCAATTATGCCGTACGCTAATGCATCTTCAGCGTTTAACCAAAAATCTCTTGTAGCATCTTTCATAACCACATCTGCTGGTTTTCCACAATATTCTCCTAAAAGATCAAAAAGAATCTTATTTACTTTTTGCCATTCTTTCCAATCAATTTCAGCATCTTGAATATTTCCACTAAAACCGCCAGAAGATTGATGTAGCATTGTTGTTGAATGTCTTAATGATGCTCTTTTACCTTTAGTACCAGCTCCTAAAAGAACGGATCCCATAGATGCTGCCATACCAGTGTTTACTGTTTTAATATCACAATTGATATAATCCATAACATCAACCATTGAAAGACCTGACTTAACAGATCCACCTCCTGAATCGATATGCATTGTAATATCATCCTGACCTGTTGAATCTAAGAACATCAGCTGAGCTTGTACGATGGTTGACATATTGTCATTTACTTCACCGGCAACCCATAATACTCGATCCATCATCAACCTAGAGAAAATGTCCATTTGAACGGCTCTAAGTTCTCTTTCCTCCAAAATATATGGGGTTAAAGATCCTTTAATTTGTTTTTGGTAGTAATCTAAATTTAATGAAGATACGTTATGTTCGGATTTTGCGTATCTGCTAAACTCAGATTTTTTGTCGAATAGATTCATATTTTTTCTAGTGTTTCTTTAATAATTTTACAAGTTTCATATTCCTCGATCTTTAAGAAATATTGATGCGCTTTACCTAATGATTTTTTCCAGCTATCTTTATCTAGAGTTACATTATATTTAGCGCCATACTCGTCTTCGAATTGACAAAGAAGATTATGTTTAATTTTACCATCTAACGTGTTAATCACATGAGAGACGATATGTCTATTTAGAGCATCTTCTCCTTCTTCTTGGATATAGGTGCTGATTGGATAATTAGCCTGCACTTTGCTCAGTATTATCTTGATTAATGGTACTTGCATTTTTTACATTTAAGTATTTTGATAAAATTTCAAGATAGTTTTTACCTTTAGCATTTTCATTTTCTGAGATTGCATCAACTTCACTAATGAAGGATAAACCAGCTTCTGTATATTTAATACCATTATCTTCTAATGTAAATAGAGGTTGTTTAATATCCATAATGTATTGATTATCAGATAAACCATTTGTGAGAATCTGATCAGACAATTCAAAATGTCTTTCATAATAATGAATGTTGTCAGCAAAATGAGTATATGTCCCAAGTTCTAAAGTTGGATAGGTTTCTTTTAACCAAAGCAACATATGCTGGTGTACTACTGCAAAAAACGGTGCATCAAATGTAAGTCCATAGAAAATATCATTAGAACGCATCTGAACTTTCATATGTAACCTATTATCTCGAATAAAGAAATTTAAGTACATCGTACAAACAAAATCTTTGTTACCTTCAAATTGAAATTTAGGCTGATTTAAGAATGCAATTGCTTGACGAGTATTATTGTCAACTTTTAAACTGTCAAGACACCATTTAAGTTGCGATCCAAAAAGTAGAGAACCGTAATTTGAATTAATGGTATTTGTATTTGGGTTTGTTATGCCTTTCCAGAAATTAGAAAACTTGTTGATGTAGTCAATATCATTATCTTTTTTAAGATACCATGCTACTTCACCTGCAAAGTATTTCCAGTTAAAAGCACGGTCTTTAAAAGATGCGAATGGCTGAGTAGAATCTACATCAAACTGTCCGTATATAAGTTCACGTACTTTTAAATTTCTTGGTTGTGATTCAGAACCGGAATCATTGATTTTGTTAATGATTCCGGTAAATTGATTTGAAAAATTGCTCATTAATTATTTTATAAAGGTTATACACTTATTGGATATAAAGTTTATTCAATTCCTTGTCGAAGGTAATCGTATAATAGAACTCGTCTGAAGGAGTTATAGTTTTATCGATAATAGCATCAGCTAATAAATCTTCTACATGACTTTGAATTGCTCTTTTTAAAGGTCTAGCACCATAAGCAACATCATATCCTTCTTTTACTAAAAATAGTTTTGCTGTTTTTGTAAATTTGATTTGAATTCCCTGATCGAATAATCTCTCGCAAACGTCAGTCAATTCAATATCAACAATCTTAAGAATAGAATCTTCTGATAATTGTTCAAATAGAACCATATCATCTAAACGGTTTAAGAATTCAGGTGGGAACTTGTTCTTAAGTTCTTTACGAATAACTGATTCCATTTTAGCTTTTTGTGTAGCTTCAGATACATCAGTTTGAAAACCAATTCCGATACCAAATTCAGAGAATTTACGAGCACCAATATTTGAAGTCATAATGATAATAGTGTTAGTAAAATCAATAGTTCTACCTAGTGAGTCTGTTAACCTACCATCATCTAATACCTGAAGTAGAGTGTTAAAAATATCTGGATGTGCTTTTTCAATCTCGTCAAATAGAACCACTGAATAAGGTTTACGACGAACTTGCTCAGTTAATTGACCGCCTTCTTCATAACCAACATATCCTGGAGGAGCTCCAACTAGACGAGAAACAGTAAACTTCTCTTGGTATTCGCTACAGTCAACTCGGATCAAATTATCTTCGGAACCAAAGTAATATTCAGAAAGTGCTTTAACAGTTTCAGTTTTACCGACTCCAGTAGGACCGATAAACATGAATGACCCTAAAGGTTTTTTAGCTGAGGAAACTCCTGCTCTAGATCGTTTAATAACCTTACATAAAGAATCGACCGCTTGATCCTGACCAATAATTAACTTCTTGAGTTCTTTATTCATATTCAGTATCATTTTACTCTCGTCACCGTTTAATCTGGCAACCGGTATTCCAGTAATTTCTGCAATTGTATTAGCAACATCCTGGTCAGTTACATTACGTTTTTTATCTCGTAAGCTCTTTTCCCAATCTTTTATTTTTTGGTCAATTTCTTTTTTCTTAGAAAGTTCTAAGTCTCTGTACTTTGCAGCCTCTTCATAATCTTGTTTTGCAACAGCTTCGTGCTTTTGCTTACCGAATTCTTCAGCATCAGTCTCCATCTTTTTTACATGAGAAGGAACCTTAATTTCTAGCAAATGAATTTTAGAACCAACTTCGTCCATCACATCAATAGCCTTGTCTGGAAGTTCACGTTGAGTGATATATCTTTCAGACATTTTAACGCAAGCTTCAATAGCTTCTGACGTATAAGTTACTGCATGGTGGTCTTCGTACTTGTCTTTAATTCTATTTAAGATTTCGATTGTCTCATCAATTGTTGGTGGATCGATAAAAACTTCTTGAAAACGACGAGTTAAGGCTCCATCCTGTTCAATATGTTCTCGATACTCATCAGATGTTGTAGCGCCAATACAGTGAACTTGTCCTCTTGCAAGGGCAGGTTTTAAGATATTAGAAGCATCTAGAGAACCACTAGATCCTCCAGCACCGATAATTGTATGAATCTCATCAACAAAGACAATCACATCTTGATTAGCTTTAAGCTCATCAACAATTGCCTTCATTCTCTCTTCAAATTCTCCACGGTATTTTGTACCAGCTACAATATTTGCCAGGTTAAGAGATACAATTCTTTTATTAAAGAGAGTTCTTGCAACTTTCTTCTCGACAATACGTTGAGCAATAGCTTCAACGATTGCAGTTTTACCAACTCCTGGATCTCCCAAGATAATTGGATTGTTTTTCTTTCTACGTGAAAGAATTTGGCAAACTCTATGGACTTCTTTTTCTCTACCAATAATTGCGTCTAATTTGCCTTCAGCCGCCATTTGAGTTAAGTCTTCACCAAATTGGTCTAGGAAAGGAGTTTTACCCTTTCCACCCTTTTTAGATGAGGTTGGTCCGTTGTTTAAATCGTCTATATGGTCCATATTAAAAATTTTGCTTGTTTTCTGTTCGGTACTTAGAATTATGTATTAAAATCTTTTCAACTGCCTCGTCAGCAGTATCAACAATTCTGAATAACTCAAAATCTGATTCTGACATTTTACCATCGGCAAGAACCGTAGATTTTAACCAGTCTATAAGACCGGTCCAATATGATTTTCCAACTAGAATAATTGGAAATTTAGGAGCATGTCCGGTTTGAGCAAGTGTAAGAGCTTCAAATAGTTCATCGAGTGTACCTAGTCCTCCTGGAAAGACGATAAATCCTTGTGAATATTTTATAAGTGAAACTTTACGAGTGAAGAAGTAACGGCAGGTAATACCACGGTTGATATAGTCGTTCATCTTTGCCTCAAATGGAAGTTCTATTCCCAAACCAACCGAAAGACCAGTTTTTCTACTAGCTCCGTAGTTTGCGGCTTCCATTATTCCAGGACCTCCGCCAGTTATAACTCCAAATCCTTTAGCGGTCAACTGTTCTCCAACTTTAATTGCTTCTTGATAGTACTTATTACCAGTTGAAGTTCTTGCAGAACCGAAAACGGCGATACAAGGACGGTCCAAGTCCGACATCTCATCAAATAGTCGTGTAAACTCTCCTTGGATTCGGAGAATTTGCCATGCGTCGATTGCTTTTTGCGGCATCATTAATCGTTTTCTGGGGTTGATACTCTGTTCGGACTAACTTGCATTAATCGTTGAACACAATTACTACAAAGAACTGAAGCCGAGTCAACACTCGAAAAAACCCATTGATCACATACACCATCTTCTGGAGCTGCTTGAGGATATTTACTTAGTTCAGGTTTTGAGTTCATACATATCATTGCATGACCCATTTTACCAGTTTTAACTCCCAAGATCGACGTTTCCATCATCTTAGTTTTCCAACCAGTAGTAGCTGCTTTTTTACTCGCCATCTTGTTCTACTTTTGTGAATTGATAATTGTTCTTAATGAAATGGTTTAACGCTTGTCCAGCGCTGGTAGAGTTGATGAACTTTTTGTAGTCATCGGCCCCAACTTCATGATAGGAATAGACTGTGCCACTTTTAAAAGTTACAATGAGCTCTTTAGTGTCTGCATAGTAGCTAGTCCTGTCAATTGTCGAAGACTCTATTTGTGTATGTTGAACTTTAATCATAATATTTATAATTTTAAAGGTATTGGGGGAAATTTCAATGGGGGATTTTTCCGTTACTTATCTTATAGAGAAATTTTTAAACTTGTTTCAGTATATAAGTCTTTAAGTACCTAAAGAAATTTTATACCACAGGGCCTCCTATCCACCTTGGGCCCATCCTCCAAACCGTCTAAGTACTAGAAGAGAATACCAAATCCAAATCCAGTAGGACCCTCGTGCGACCCCGATTCCCGTGAGCTACTGGACCTCCCCGACGACTCCTTCTAGCGGATTTCTCTGAACGACTCCAACTCGACCACCACACTACTAATCTAAGTTCTTATAGTAGTTATAGTACTAATAGAAATAAAATCTCTTTAAGTAACGGTGTCTAGTTGTGTTGGAGTCTCGATCGACTAGAAGTGACCCCCACTCAATGGCCCTTGGAGACCCATGGAGACTAGAAGTTCTCGGGCCCTCGCTTTAGGGTAGAGGTGACTTTTCCGGACCGGGAAAAAAACCGACCTGGGGGATGGTCAAAGCGCTGAGAGGGCCCTTAGAGTAGTCCAAGTTACGATGGGGACGGGCCCCATTCGATCGGGTCTTCTGGAGTCTTATATAGGTTTCTATAACGGTTCTTATTAGTCTTTCTGAGTTCTTATAGGTTTTTATTGGTTTCTTGGCCCTCGGAGGTTAGAAGGGCCCTTTGAGGACTCGGAGTCGCGCGCTTAGGTAGAAAGGTGTCCTCGGACGGACCGTGATAATGTGTGTGCTTCTGTGAAACACAAATGCAATAGGTGTTAATTATAGTAGTACATTATTTAAAGTCATGACCCTTCACCTGAAGGACACCGACACCACGTGAAATCGGGCAAATTGGTTTATGTGGCTCTGGGACCCTGGGATCCTGGTACCTAGGATCGGCGCATGGCTCTAGGACCCTGACTCCTAGAACTCCCGTTAAATTGCGCTTAGGCATGCTGAGGGCTCTGAAGACCCTGAGTACCCTGAGACCTAGAGGTACGGACTCCAACCCACTCTACCTCCTTATACCCCCTTCTCTATATAGCCTAGATCACCTATAACGGACACCTACTACTCTTCCATGCCTACCTTACCTATATAGGTTCCTTCTTTATAGGTTAAGGGTTATTGGGTGCGGGTGCCGGAAGGTTGGAGTGACCTACATGAAGATGGTGACTGGTGAGCACAGTGGGGCTAGCAACACCTAGTGGAGTATATTCACCCTAGGTGTCACCTGGGAGTGTTGCCGGAGTGACTTCTGGAGTGTCACCCTGGAAGTGTTACCGGAGTGACTTCTGGGGGTGATTATTCATCATCTCCACCATTCTCGTAGCATCTTTCACACATTCCGTTAATTGCATTACCGGAACCAATAGAACCACAGTTACGTCCACAAATTCGGCATTTAACTGTGCTATACATGCTTTTTAAGATTTTAAGCATAATTTATATTTTAAGCGTTAACTAATTCGGTTTCGTTAGAGATAAATGCATAATCAGCCCAAGTCTTAGCTCCAGCTAATGCATAGTTAGTTTGACTATATAGGTTAGTATTAGACCAGTCTTGGTTAATATCACCTACTTTCATGGTTAAGAACATCTCCGTGTCCATAAGAACGATTTTATTACCTTTACGAGCAAATACAGTTAACCAATTATCTGAACCTTCTGCTTTAAATTGGATTGTCTGTAGGGCACCTTTTTTAAAGTTCTTAAATACACTTAATGCTGATTTCCATTGGGCACCTGATTCCCATTTACATTGAATACCTAAGTCATCTACTACGGTTAAGAAACCAGCTTGAACTTTAACGATTGCTCTAAACTGTCCGTTACGTGATTGGATGAAATCTACTTGGTTAATTCTTTCGGTGTTAAAAATTGTCTTTGTCATGTGGATGTTATTTAATTTGT